GGGCCCAGACTTCCTGGCACCCCAGACCTGGCACGGAGAGATCACGAAGGCAGGAACCTGAACATGATCGACACCCCCGAACTCAACAAACTGTCCAAGATCGACGATGAGGGCGACAACCAGATCATCGGCGAGTTCCTGGAATGGGCCGGAGAGAACGGCTACCACTTCACCAAGACCGTGACCTACACCGACACCCGTGAAAGCCTGATCCACGCGGGCCGCTTCTACGACGTTCCCGTGGAGGTAGAGCAGCCCGTCGAGATCAAAGAGGTCATCGCGCACTATTTCGGGATCGATCTGGACAAGGTGCGGGCGGAGAAGGAAGCCGTCTATGCGTCGCTCCGTGCGGCCTCCGTGTGCCAGCGTGGTGCCACCGGCTGATCTGCCGTCCAGCGTGGGCCCCTGCCGACTGGTAGGGGCTTTCTGCTTGCCCTGCCTAGCCTCATCATGCTAGGGTAGATATAAAGGGCGCACTGAACCGAGGAGAGTCCCATGGCCAAGAAAGAGCCCCTCAAGAAAGCCACCCTGCTCCCTGGAGGCGGCCGACGCTGGGCCTGGGACGGCACAGGCGGCATACGGCACACGGTCGACTACGACGGCAAGTCAGGATCGACGGTATGGACCGTCTGGCACGGGGACCTGCCTATGCGCTGTGAGCAGCCCTGGTTCTTGGTGAGATCCCTCGGAGAAGTCCAGGAGAACATCAAGTACTTCCGTAACGCCGACCTGGACAAGATCCACGCCAACAGGGCGATGCTCGCCTGCGGCCTACACCCTGACCAGCACTCGCCCATGAGCTACTGCAACTGCGGCCCCTGCCAGGGCATCCCAGCCTTCTGAGAGGACCCCATGAACACCCCCAAGAAGCCCGGCGGTATCACCGTCACCAAGGAAGCCGTCTACAAGCTGCTCCCCGACGCCGACTCCCTGGCCCTGGCCTGGATCAAGGCGTGGGCCGACAAGGTGCCCTCGGGCACTGAGACGGTCGTGGCCAAGATGAAGTGCGCCCTGGCCGACGGCCCGTGCGGGTGCCCCGAGGACGCCTACACGTTCAAGTGCACGGGCCCCTACCTGCCGGTACCCCTGGAGATCCTCATGGACTGGATTCTCCCCTCGGACGGTTACCCGTGCCTTGTTCCCGGTGTGAAGGGTGGCATGCTCCCTGCGCCTCAGGCAGTTGTGGCGGATGGTCACGTGCGCGAGGTCCCGTTCGCGGGGCCGGGTATGGCCCTGTACGTCAAGAAGATCTGAGGAGACGCCGTGCCCGAACTGCCCGAACTGCCCGAACTGCCCGAACTGCCCGAACTGCCTCCGCCCGGCAGCACCGTTCATTACATGGTGCTCTACCGCTTTCCGGGAGACGACACCTGGGAGGGCACTATTCCCTCCCCCGATCTCGCTTGGGTGAAGGGGCGCCGGGCCGCCTTCCGGAAGAGGTGGCCCGGTGTTGAGGCGCACATCGTCCAGCGCACCACCGACGTGACGACTGCCTTTGTGGAGGACACTCCGTGAACACTCCGACCGGCAATAGGCCCGAGAACCAACACCCCGCTCGCGGGAGTTCCCTCGGGGCATGGGTGCAGCCCGGCTTCAGTAGGCGGAAGATCGACTCTGAACAGAGTACGGAGATCCGGGAAAAGTTCAGGGCCGCCCGTGAGGAGAACCCGGATATACCCAAAGCCGTCTTCGCCCGGACTGTCGCCCCCGACTACGGGGTATCCGCCGCCACCATCGTCAAAATCATTACCAACGTCTAAGGAGACTCCATGAACAGGCAGATCATCCCCCTGGTCTTCCGCGTGGAAGTCGAGACCAGCGACACCAGCTCCGCCGCCATAGCCGCGATCATCGACGACATCGACGACCAGGTATCCGGCCAGCTCCGCGAACTCCGGATCAAGGACGGCACCGCCGCCCGCAGCGTCGACTACCAGGCGGTCTCGATGCACGGCCAGGAGAGGGGCGACTGATCATGGACGGCACTACACCGGAAAACCCTGTTCCCTCCGGAAAGGCTGCTCTTGCCGCAGCCCGTGAGCTGCTGGAGAGGGCTCAAAAGGCTCTAGCGGCTGCCGAGGTGGGCGGGACGCATGGTTGGGGCCCGTTCGCAGACATCGTGATCATGGACGAGGTAGCCGAGTTCAAGACGTATCCGGCGCCGATCAAGGCAGCGAAGGGGGAGTAATGGGCTGGGGAGGACCAGGCGGCCTCACAGGAGTCGCCGCTGTAGCGGAAGGCCAGGAACTCCAGGCGTATCTGGACGGCTGGATCGAGCAGGGGATCTTCCGGGAAGGCAAGATCATCTGGGATCCCCAGGAAGGCTGCCACTGGGTAGAGGTCAGCCTCACTTACGGGCTCTCCCGGGAGTGGTCGGCTGATCAATTCCGCGCCTACATCCAGGGCGTGAAGGACGCGACCCGGCATCACGGCAGGGAGGAACGGCAGTGACGGGGCGTTCGAAGCACCTGGAGATAGCCCACGGGATCCGCTGGCAGATCCAGAGCGGCGACTACGAGCCCGGGGAACTCCTGCCTACCCTGGAAGAGCTGGATCAGGAGTGGGAGGTCACCAGCCCCACCATGCTCCGCGCTCTGGGGGTTCTGGAGCGGGATGACACGCTCCGGCGGGGTGAGAACGGCTGGACCGTGGTGGGGGATCCCGGGATTGGCGGCAGTGCTCGGGGGTAGGCTGTTTGGTGGACCCTTCGGGGTTCGTGACGGAGACAGGGACGGCCGGACGTGTGGAAGCGTCTGGCCGTTTCGTTGTGTCTGGGGGTTGTGGCGCCTCAATCAACGTGCTAGGGTAGATATATCAGCACAGGGAAACACCAAACCGAGGAGAATCCCATGTCGTACGCCACGATCGCCCGATTCGCCGCCATGTTCGCCCTCATGGGCACGGGGCACTGGATCATCGCCCTGCTGGTCTGGGGAGTCGGCTACGGCGCCCAGAAGGCCCTGTACACCCACCTGATGAACAAGATCTGAGGAGACCTGCCGTGGCTACGCCCTCTTACAAGATCACCTGGACTGTCGGTCTGCTCTTCCGAGGCACCGTTCGCCGGGCCTTCCTGCGGGACGGTGTCAGGTTCACCGAGGACAAAGGGCCCCTGGACTCCCAGTTCATTATCTGGCCGACTTCCAGAGCGCAGTACGACGCTCTGATGGCCTGGACGCGCCGCGTATCCGAAACCGCCTGAGACGTCAGGAGATACCCCATGCCTACGAACACCGAACGGCTGGCCCGGATCATCGGAGAGGCCGCGCCCTTGATTGCCGTGGCCTTGAGCGACGTCGAGATTCCCCAGGAGCTGATGTTTTCGTACTCCGAGTACGCCGTGATCGTTCGCCCGATAAATACGGACGCCTCGGCCCGGCGCTTCAACAAGGCGTCTTTTGCCGTGGTGGATGCCGCGTTCCAGGGCGCTGGGTGGGAGCGCCGTATCTCGTTCACTGGGGGCAATCCGAGGGCGGAGGTGCACGCGTTCGTCCCGGGGTGGTTGCCACGCCTGTAGGGGTGTGCTAGGGTAGATATATCAGCTCAGGGGAACACCGAACCGAGGAGAATCCCATGGAAGCCGTTAACAAGATCGCCACGCACCTGCTGTTCGTCGACAACGACCCCGAGATGCTGGACCACGGCAAGCAGCGCGTAGCCGAGCAGTTCGCCCGGAAGGCTGGTCTTGAGGGCCTGGGTATCGAATACCCTGAGCTGGTGGCCCGCGCTCGCGTTCACGTCCGTGAGAACCTGATGGGCTGATCGTCTGCTGTACCGAGGGGGCCGGGAAACCGGCCCTTTCGGCGTTTCCCGGGGGTGTTGTATGCCTCCACCTCATGTGCTAGGGTAGATATATCAGCAGGGAACACCACACCAGGGGAGATCTCGAAATGACTGTCAAGAACTTCTGGATGAACGCAACCACCGCCGACGCCGAAGCCTTCTACTACGTCATCCCCGCCCAGGGCCGCGAATGGCAGATCACCCGAGCCCAGGCCGCCCAGTTCACCTTCGACCCCGAGTTCCCCTTCGGATGGCGCGTAGAGCGCCGCATCGTCGAATCCGAAGTAACCGCCTGCCCCTGGTGCGGCGCACGCCCCGTGATCTTCGAACGCGACGTTGACGGCTGGGCCTCCACCGGAACGTGCGGCAGCAGGCAGTGTAATGGTCTCCGACGCTGTGACGGCTGCGGCAAGGACAACTGCCACATCCTCGGCAGCGTGCGCGGTCACCTCTGCGATACCTGCAACGAGACGGCCCGGAAGAACGGCCTGGAAGCTGCCCCCGACCGCTACGCCCTCGTAGCCTCCACCTGGTAGGCCCTGAGCACACAAAGAAGCCCCGACTCCTCCAGGAAGTCGGGGCTTCTTTGTATGGCCTACTCCGAGCGGCTTGCGCGGCTCTGCCCCCACTCGATGACCTCGGGGGATGCCGGAAGGGATCCGACCTTCATCACGGGCGGCACGAACGGGTACAGCTCACCGCGCACGTTCTGCCTTACCCGCTGCTGCATGGCCAGAAGGCCGCCCCGCGCCAACGGGTTCATCTTCTGGCCGTGCATCCGCTCCCACACCGTCACGGTCCGCTTGAACAGGGCGGCCCACCGGCCGGTGCTGATGTGGGCGGCGCACGCCTTGCACGCGGCCCAGTCTTCCCCGGACATGTGCTGGTCCTGCCCGGGGAGGGGGAAGTCCTTGACGGGCAGGATGAACGAGTCTTCGTCGTCCAGGTTGCAGAAGTCGCACCGGTACAGCGGCTTCACTTCATCCTGGTCTACCGGCACCGGGGCGTGTCCTCCGGCGTCCTGGAAGCCGTGTACCCATTCCTGCCGGGTGCCGTCGTCGTTTTCGAGCAGGGAGAGGATGCGGCGGCATACTGCGCACACTTTCGCGCGTCCGGGTCGGGTGTCGCCCATGGTGGTCTCCTCGGGGTGGGGTGGCGCTCTGTCCAGAATAACAGGGTAGATAAATCTTCGCTTGCGCGGTTCGAACGCCAGGTCTACGGTGAAAACATAAGACTCCGGGTCAAACCGGACGACATATCAAGGACACCCATGACGGAAGGCCCGCATACGCCTCACCTTGCCTGCGTACGGGCCTTCCCGCCTGCTCCGGCTGGCTGTCGGTAGCCGTCCAGAGCGTGGAAGGCATCCAGCTGGGTAGACGGTCTGCACTGCTCCCTGGGACCCCTCTGACTTCTCGGGGGACAGCAAAGAAGGGGATCGGGCTGTCGTCTCCGGCCCGATCCCCTTCATGCGGCGCCGACGGGGCGCAGCCTGTGCGGCTACGCCCCGTGTCGGGTGATCAGTTGTCGTACGGGCCGCCGATGTCGACGACGGAGCCGTTGCTGTTGACGCGCTTCCTGTAGGCCTGTTCGGCGCGCATTTTCTCGGCCTCGAAGATCTCCAGGAGCCCGTCCAGGGTGGCTTCCGGGTTCTCCGCGATGTAGCGACGGGTGACGTTGACGGCGTAGGTGCGAGCCATGATCCAGGATTCTTCGAAGGCTCGCTGGCCGGTGATCTTGCCGGTCTCGTCGCGGCCGTTGTGGCTGTCCATGGGAGTCTCCTCGGTTCGGTGTCTCTCTTCGATATATCTACCCTAGCAGGCGCTGTGAGGGCTCTGCAACCCTCAGTCCTCCTGGATGATCTCTCCGGGTTCGAGCCGGTACATGAAGCCCTTGGAGACGGCGTAGACGAGTCCGTCCCGGAACTCCCGTACCCGTCCTGTGATGACCTGTCCTTCGTACAGGAACTGGACGTTGTGGCCGACCTGGGCGAGGCAGAACAGTACGGTCTCCGTCTCCTTGAGGGCGGTCCACGTTTCGGGGGTGAAGACGCCGTCCCGGTTGTCCTTGCCGTACTCGTCGGTCATGTAGAAGTCGAGGGCTTCGGCGAGCAGTGTGAGCTGTTCGGGAGTGAACACGGGAGTCTCCTCTTTTCGGTGTCTCTGATGTATCTACCCTAGCACACTTTGAGGGAAAAGGAGACCCCCGGACAAGCCAACCTGATTCCCAGTCCCGCAACAAACCCTACACACGCCCCAGAACCGACAGAACGGCCCCCAGGAGCGCCTAGAACCCCCTGTAAGGTCCCGAGACCTCAGAAAGATCCCGAAAGCCCTGTAGATCGCCGCACAGGGCCGTTAAGGTGAAGCGGTGCCCTCGGAGGCGCAAACCGCTCAACGCCGTCACACGAACTAGGGCGTTGCGGGGCCTTCCGAGGGCACTCTCACGCCCGGGGAGCGGTGGGGGTGATCTGCACGCTCGCTCCGCAGTCGCAGCGGTGTTCCCCGTGCCACATCGAGCCGTCGCAGTCCGGCACCCATTCCAGCGTCACCGGGATGGCCTCCATAGTCACGAGGTCGTGCCAGTCGCCCCAACTGGCGGGAGGCTGCTTGCCGCAGGCGGCATGGACCAGCTGGGCTTGCCCCTCCTCGATCTCCAGCCGGTACCGGTTGTCTCCCGGAGGGCACGTGCAGCCGGTCTCCTCGTACTCCGGTTCGTCGGAGTCGTCGGTAGGCTCAAAGAAGTTCAGAGCGGTCACGGGTGATCTCCGGATCGATCTCGTCGGCGGCCTCATTGCAGTCGCCCATGTGGTCATCGGTGTAGTCGCGGAGTCGCTCCGAGTTGCGGATCTTCTCTGCCAGCTCGTGGGCGAACGCGTCGATACGAGCACTCGCTTTCTCGGAACGCTCGGGGGAGTGGGGGCCTCCAGCCATCAGGGCCGCATATAGGTCTGCCCTGGCGCTCACTCTTCCAGCCCTTCCATGCGGGCCTTCAGCTCGGCGAGTTCCCGCTGATCCTTCCTCGCCTGTTCGGCCAGGGCGAGGTGAGCCTCCATCAGGGCACTGCGGTTCGCTGCCCGCCGCAGCAGCTCCTTGAGCATGTTGCCGGAGCCGGGGGCGGCCCGCCACAGGATGTAGTTCCGCATCTCCTCGAACGGGTATGCGACCTCGCAGGTGATTTCCTGCTCACAGAGCCCGTGATCGCCTTCCTCGTGCGCCCACTCCCTCTCGTGCTTGGCGCAGGGCTCCCCGCCGTCCTCGCACGGGAATTCATCGCAAGGGGTCGGCTTCGGTGTGCTGGCAGTGTCGAGGTGCACGGTCGCTGCGTCCCGGAGCGCCTGGAGCGCACCGGTCGTGAGGCCGATGTCTGCGGCCCAGATCTGGGTGTCCAGGTAGGTGATCTCTGGGAGGTGCAGTAGGACGCCGTCATCTGCGGCAGTGATCCGGGGCAAGTTCGTACCGTCGGCCTGCGCATTGTCGGCGGCGTCCGGCCGGTCACAGTTGCCGCAGGGTACGTAACGGCAGCCCGAGCACGGGTCGGGGTTGCTGATCTCCAGGGGCTCCAGCACGCTCACGCCGCAGTGCGGGTACGAGCACGTCTTCCGCAGATCCCACGCCTCCACCTCAGACGCGGTCACCCGCAGCCAATCCAGGCTGGAATGCGGGCTCTCGGGGGCGTGCTTCAGGCAGCGGAGCATCGTGTCAAAGACCCGGGATCGGTAGCCGACGAGCCGTCCCCCGTCCCCCGTCAGGAGAGACGGCGTGTAGATCTTCCCGCCTTCTCCTTGGACCGTCCGGCCCTGCCGGAGATAGAAGACGTCGGCGTAGCCGAGGGGTCCTCCCTGGCAGGTCATCAGCGGAGGGCAAACTTTGTCCGCCCCGGGCTTGTTCAGGCAGAGGCAGAGGTGTCCGTGCTTCGGGCCGTGGCTGACACCCGTTTCGCATTCATCCCCAGGGGCGTGCTGCGGGTGCTGGCAGTTCGGGCAGGTGTTCTTCATGCCTGGTTTCCTCTGGCGTCGTCGCGGACGGCGTCAATGATGACCTTCCGCAGTGCGGGCGTTATCTGCGGGTGGAAAGCGAAGAGAATCCGTACGCCGATCTCGCCACCCTCGGTGGGGATGTCGATGGTTTCAGCATGCGGTGCCAGCCCGTCGGCGCCGAGGTTGACGGCCCAGTCGGATACGTCGGCTGCGCTTGTGAGTAGGTTGTCGATGTTGCGCTGCGCCGCATCGAAGTCTTCGCGGGGGAGGTGGCTCCAAGCACGGCTCATCTCCAGCGGCTCACCGGTCTCCGGTTCCAGGTCAACGACCCTGGAAGGGATCGGCGTGCAGTCCATACGCTCTCCGATTCCCATGAAGTCGGGGTCTTCGAGGGACAGGGCGTGCTGTCGGGCGGCTTCGGCGCGTAGGTCATCGTCGGTGTACGGCTGTTCAGTCATCGTTTATCTCCTGGTGGTATGAGGGCGGCCGTCCCGTGCTGGACGAGACGGCCGCATGAGGATCGGTCAGATCAGTCCGGCGATCAGGTCCAGTGCGGAATCCGCAGCGGCCCGCCGTTCGACGGGGGTCATGCCGTCGGCTACTGCCAGCATCTTCGTAGCGGTGGCTGTCTCGGTGACCTGGTCGACCCCGCTGAGGGCGAGCCGCCTGAACTCCTGGGAGGCAAGCCCGGGGGCGTCAACGTCCAGCAGGGAGTCGGGAAGACCTCCGCCCAGCGCGTCAGCTGTGGCGATACAGGCCAGGGATACCAGCCGGGCGGTTGTCGTCGGGTCTTCAGCGATCTGGTCCAGCAGCGGCGGCTGACAGGCGGTACAGCCGTCGATTGCGGCGCCTACGAGGGTGTCGAGCAGCTGGCTGTCGGTGGGTCGCCCTCCGAAGTCCGGCCGGTGGTCTCCTTCGAGGCCTTGGGCGTGGTTGTGGTCGGGGCGTTCCCGGCGGGGCTTGTTCACTTTTTGCCGACCCATTCGGTTTCTCCGTGTTTCTGGGGGTTGTTGGGGCGGTCTGACGCTATCGGCTGGGTCTGACACACCAGAAACCCGCCGCGTGCTGCGACGGGTCCGGGGTAGAAGGGATGTCAGCGCGAGGTCTTGTAGCGGGCGGCGTCCTGCTGCATGCCCTGCCAGACGGTTTCGAACATTTGGGCGAGGATCAGATCGCGGGCGCCGAGGTTGCGATTGTTCTGCGTAGTCGCCTGCACGTAACGCACCTTAGCTGCACGTTTCCGACGCATTATGGAGTCGGCGATGGCTTCGTCGGTGGCCTTGCGGAGGCGCCAGTTGCCGATGGTCTGGAGGACGATCCGGAAGCCCCAGTTGAAGAGGCGGGCGGCGTCTGCCTCGGTCATGAGGCCTTGTTCGACCTTTTCGGCGAGCATGCGACGGGCAGCGGCTTCGGTGTTTTCGATGACGCGCATGACGATCCCCTCAGGTGGTCTAGCGGATGTATCTACTCTAACAGGGTTCGAGCCGTATGGCTATTACACCCCGTCAGTTCCCCGTACGGAACCGAAAGAACGGAATCTGTCCCTCAGGAACGCAAAAGGGGCACCGCCGAAGCCGTGCCCCACCCCCACCCACCCAGCTACCTCAGTCCCACCCTTCATCGTTGCGCTGCGTCCGGGACGTGGACTCCGGCCGCTCCCACAGCAGCCGGTTCAGCTCCCACTCCTCCCGCCACGCGTTCTCTTCGCTCCAGTCGGATATCTCCGGATCGTCGTCCGGGTGTCTGCGCTTCACTGCCGCTCCCTACTTGATGTAGCGCTTGCCGTCAGCAAGCCTGATGATCGTGTCCCCGGGCTTGGCGTAGACCACTTCGCCCCGCAGGCCCCAGCCCACGAGTTCGTAGGCACCTCCCGCACGCCAGCCGCCAATCCACTCGGCGATCTCGTCGGCGTTCTCCCGGGTCAGCGTCCGTTCTTCCATGCTTCCTCCAGACAGGTAGGGAGCCGTCCAAGGTCTGGAGGGCTCCCTACGGTTTATCCGAATACGGTGACGGCGCTGGCCATTCCTCCGAGAAAGGCCAGGGCGAGCAGTCCCGCGATCAGGAACAGTGCGACGGGTATGGCGAGTGCGATCAGGGCGATGCGGCCGATGGTGCGGGCTCTCATGTCTTCTTCTTCGGGTCGATGAGGTTGGTGAGGATGTCGGTCATGACGACGGCGGTCCGGTAGGGCCCGTAGGGGTCGTTCATCTGGCGTGTGTGGGCCCGCTGCTTTTCGGCGAGTTGGTGGGCGTGCCGGTCGAGGATCTCCTCGGCGATGTCGGCAAACGTGATCTCGTCGTCCGGCCAGAGTTCGTCGATGATGTTGCTGGAGGTGTACGACAGGATGTGCAGCAGGAGTTCATGGAGGGGCGTCTCTTCGGGCGTTGCCATGGTCAGTGTGCTCCAGGAGCTAGGACGTTCAGGGCTCTGTTGAGGGTTTTCCGGGCGGTGGGGGAGAGCGGGGTGTACACGATTTTCGGGGGTTTCCGGGTGGTCATCAGAGTACCTCCTAACGTGTATCTACCCTAGCATAGAAGGGGGCGGGAGCCTAGTAGCCTCCCGCCCCTTCGCTTAGCAGCCCTGGCAGTGCGTCCAGTCACCCCGCTGCACCCGAGGACAGTGGGCGTCGCAGTGGGTACGGATGCGTTCCCCGTCGTAGTCCTCGGTCACCCGGCAGTCGGGGCACCTCGGAGGCGTGGGCCGTTCAAGCTGTTCGGCATGCTTCTGCTGGGTTTCGGCTGAATAGCCCGAAGGGCATCCCGGGCGGCAGAGGGATCCGGCGGGGGCGTGGCAGTCTTCACAGTCGTCTTCGAAGTCGGCGCCTTCGAAGACCTCTCCAGGTCGGCTCATGCGATCTCCTTAGTAGAATGTATCTACCCTAGCACAAAGGGCGAGAGGCTGTCGGCCCCTCGCCCTTTGTGCAGGTTACCTACGCGGCTGCCAGGTCCAGCGTCTCCTGCTTGGAGGCCTTAATGTCCTTGACGAAGCTACGGAACATCGCCAGAACCTGCTTGCCGCACTGCTGGACGGCGTCCATGACCTTCTCGGGGTCCTTACCGGCCCACGCGGCGATGTAAGGGGCCGCGTACGAGGCGGAATCCATCCCATACAGCGCGCAGACCATGTAGGAGAAACTCTCGGCGACCGTCTCCATCACGTCGCGGTGCGCCTGGTACTCCTGCATGTCGCTCACGTGGTCCGCCAGGATGTGGCCGAGTTCGTGCGCAAGCGTCTTGGTCTGCTGGGCAGGCGACACCCTGTCACTGACTCGCACAGTCATCGTCTTGGGGTCCGTGTAGCCGTTCGCGGTGCCTGTGTTGCCGTGCTCGATCGTGTAACCGAGCTTCTCGATCTGCCCGGCGATGTCATCCCACATGTCGGCAGGTGCCGCGCCCCGGAGGTGCTTGACGACGGACGGGCGCCCCACGGACGGCGTGATGAACATCGCCTCGTGGGCGGGGTCCTGCCACATCGGCTCGGTCTGCGAGACGTCAAACTCGGCCTGAAGGCGGAAGCCGACGATTTTCTTCTCATCCGGCCGCCGTTCGTCCTTGACCGCGATGGGGGAGGACACGCGCAGGGCCTTGGAACCCTTGCGAATCCACCGGCCGCGCGCGGCCCACGCCTTGGCGGTGACTACGGCAGTCGCGTCCGGGCACTGCGTAAGGAGCAGCAACATGTTGTTGAAGCTGAACCGCGACAGCTCCGTGCCGTCCTTGGCGACCATGGCCTTGAGCAGCTTGGGCCACGCGTCGGAGGTAACCAGGCCGTTGACGGTTTCGGCAAGCTGGGCGTGGATCTCGGTTGCGATCTGCTTTGCGGCTGCCGGGCTCTTCTTGGCGGCGTAGCGACGGCTGCTGGTCTTGGTAGCCATGGTGGGAGTCTCCTCGGGTTGGTGTCCCTTGCTGATATATCTACAGTAGCACACTACTAGGGTAGATACGCAAGGGGGATTCACAGCCCAATCGGGAATCCGCACAGTCGCGGTGTGTGGGCGCGGTATAGTTCACACATCAGCACTGCGAAGCAGTGGAAAGGGGACACCCATGTCAGAGACCGCAGCACCTGCTGCAAAGGGCCGCAACCGGTGGACGCGGCGGACCTACCTGTTGTCCATGGCCATTACGGTTGTTCCGCTCATGGCGGCCTATACGAGCTTCTTCCGTTCACCGGAGTCCAGCGAGTCCGACCGCATCCTGGGAGGCTGCTCCTGGCTCGCGGTGTGGGTGTTTTCCTTCCTCGCCACGTACGCCGTGTACCGCATCAAGATCAACATGCGGTACAACCAGCGCCCGTTCACCCCGAAGGATCAGAAGTACTGCAAGTTGGCGGCGGCCGTCACGATGGAGGGCGCGACTGCTCTCGTAATCGTCCCTCTTGCGCTGCCCCGCCCCCATCAGCACGCCATCGGTTTGACCGATGTGATCTCCGCGCAGGTGCTGTGCTGCCTCATCCTGTCCAGCGTGCTGTTCCTGCTGGCCGAGGTCCACGCGAAGGGCGCCAAGCTGTTCGATGAGCTGGAGCAGGGCGTATGACCGAAACAACCTCTGAGACCGAGCCTGACATCCGTATCCGTCTGGATTTTCTGCTCCTTGAGCGGAAGATGACTCTCACTCAGCTTGCCGCAGAGGTCGGGATGCACATCAACGCCTTGTCCCGGCTGAAGAACGGGGACGTCTCGTTCATCAGGATCGAGACGCTGCGGAAGCTCTGCAAGGCGCTGGACTGCCAGCCGGGGGACCTACTCAGCTACACCGACCACCTGTAGTTCAGACAGCAAAAACGGCCGGTACGGGATCTCTCCCATACCGGCCGCTTGCGTCCCGCTAGTCCTCGATCACGGTGAACGAGGTACGACGCACCCAGAGGACCGACTGACCACGGTTCCCGAACTTTCTCGGCACGTCCTCCGGCCACAGCGTGTACGCCACGCCGTCCGGATAGACCTCCGTGAGGTCGTAGTCTCCCGACGGAGGTGCCGGGTGCTGCTGCGGGTCGTCGTGCTCTACGACCACGTACACCCGGTCCATGTACATCACCCGCACTCCCATCGGTACGGGGGCAGGCTTAGGGGGCGCGTGTAGCGGCTTCCCCTGCGCCGTCCGCACCTTCAGGATCAGCTCTCCGATCCGGCCCTCTACCTGGGCGACGTCATCCGACGTGTGGAAGTGGGTGTCTTTCTTCATCCGGCCGAGACGGTTGCCGGTGTAGTCGATGAACCCCTGAAGGTTGAACGGGGTGAGGCCGTCCCGGCTGGTCAGCGCTTCGAACGGAGATGGGCACGAACAGCCGCTGTCGCTGGCGTAGAACAGTTCCCCGGTGGTGATGTCCTGCCAGACGGTCGTCATATCGAACTGATACGGATCGTCGTCCCAGGAGAGGTTTCCGATGATCTTCAGGCCGAACTTCTCCGGACTATGGAACAGGTCGGGGCGGTTCATGGACGGCTACCTTTCAGATCGCGGTGGGGCGGGCGGTGACGAAGGTTCCCAGGTGGTTGGTGTAGATCAGCCCGTCCCGCTTGACGAGTCGGAAGGCTCGGGCGATGGACACAGGACTGACATCGAAGGCCTCTGCCAGGGCGGTGTGGGAGGGGAGGCGTTCGCCTGCAACGTAGGTTCCGTTGGCTATGCGCCGCCTGAATTCGTTAGCGATCTCTACGTACCGTGCCATGTATCTACCCTATCACGAGAAAGCCGCCCCAGGGATCCCCTGAGGCGGCTTTCAGAACCTGACGATCAGCCGGTTACGCCCCCGTCAGGCCACTTGCTGTCATCCGACCCGCTATCCCCGGACATCGAACCCACGGCGCCGCCCGAGGGCCGTCAGGGACGTCTTACCGGGGTCTCCGGCGGCGTCGCTGCCGGTGAGGTGCAGCACCTCGCGCCGGAAGCGGTTGTAGGCGTCGTCGGTCTTGGTACCCCAGGAGCCGTCCACGTACTGGGCGTCGAGGAACCCTTCGGCGTGCAGGGCGTTTTCGACGATCTTGACGTCAGCGGGGAACGTCTTGTGGCCGGTCGCGGCGGGAAGATCCTTCTTGCGGGCCGCGATGATGTTGGACAGGTCGACGACCGGCTTCGGCTTCGGCTTCGGCTTCGGAGCGGGCGTCGGCTTCGGAGTCGGCTTCGGGACGACCGGAGCGGACCAGCGGTACGACGTCACGGCCTTGCCGCCGCGCGGGTCCTTCGGGTCAGCGGTGGGCGGGCACACGCCGTCCGCGAACCTCGGGGCGAAGTAGCCGATCACACGGGGCGAGCGGCGCGGGGTGCTGTGAGACCAGACCCCGTTGCCCTGCCCGGCGTCCGTCGAACCAGCCTTGACGGAGTTGCCGCCCTTGGTGAAGACGTTGTCTGCGTCGAACCCGACGACGACCTCAGTGTGCCCGTTGCCGAGGTTGACCCAGGCGCCGATGGACGGGTACTCCGACCACTGGCCGTGGGACTTGGCCCAGTTGGTGAAGACGATCACGTTGTCGACCTTGGGGACGATCCCCGATAAGCCGACCTCGTTGTACATGCACCAGTCCCAGATGACACACCAGGGAACCTTGTTCTCCCCAAACGCCCGGCCCCAGGGGTTGTCGTTGTTCCAGCCGACGGCCGACTGCCACGTCTCGTAGACCTTCTCCGGGACGCTCATGACGTGGTTCAGCAGGGTCAGCCACTGCGGCGTGCTCGTGCTCGGCTTCGGCGCCGGGGCAGGCGCGGGAGTCGGCTTCGGCGCGGCGGGGGAGGGAACCGCCAGCTTCGCCCAGGCCGCCGCATCCCCGGCGAACAGGTTCCTGTCCAGGCCGCCGCTGATGGCGTACTGGTGGATCGTCCACGACGTCCAGCCCGCGATGCTCGGCTTACCGGCCGCGTGGTTCGGGTCGGCGATCCACAGCGGGTAGGACCGCAGCGTGTTGACGTCCGCCTGCGCGGATGCCGCGATCAGGGCGTTGAGGTAGCTGGTGTAGGAGTACACCAGGGCCTTGACGCCCGTCTTCGCCTTGATCCGGGCGAGGAACTTGAGGGCGTAGGACATCCGCTGCGCCTGACTGCCCTCGGAGGCCTCTAAGTCGAGGGCGAGTAGGTCGCCGGGCTTGGCCTGCGCCTTGGACAGGAAGAAGTCGGCTTCCTTGACCGGGTCCTGCGTCGGGTGCCCGAAGTGATAGTGCCCGACCTTCTTTCCGGCCTTGCGGGCGATGGTCACGAATGCGTCGTGGTCGGCATCCGCCGTGTGTTCCCCTTCGGAAGCCTTGACGATGACGAATGCAGCGGTCGCGGCTACGAGGGCAGCGGAGACCGTGGGTATTCCGTTGTTGTTTGAGACGTCGATGCCAGTGAGAGACATGTGGATGTCCTTTCGCGCGAATTGGACAAGTGCCAGTCTCTCACGGGGGAAATAGCCCATGGGATTTGAATTGGGCATGAAAAAAGGGCCAACCCGTAGGCTGGCCCCTTTGAAGAGCGTCAGAGGACGTTGATAGTCCCGTCTGCCTTCATCGACGCGTTCCAGGAAGTGACGGAGGGGTTGAGCTGGCTTGCGGTCCCGCCCCAGGAAGGATTTCCGGACCACCCGCTTCCAGGATCTTCTATGTACTGCCAGGCGGACATGGTGGCGGGGTTCGCCAACGTGATCATGCAGCGGTCCGGGAACAGACTGCTCGATCCGATGGTCACGTAGGCGGTCGGGTTCTCTCCCGTCTCTCCCACGGTGGCGAGGGCGCCGATGTTCTGCTTGTTGTCGTTCAGGCTGTTCCAACGTCCGGCGCAGGCGGCTACGGAGTCGGTACCGGGGTCGGTGGTCGGGTAGTCGGTCGACTCGGAGGTGCCTACGGTCGTGCTGTTGTCTCCGCCCTGGCTACGGGTGGCGATGAAGATTCCGCCGGTTATGACGGCGCAGAGAACCGCAGCTGCTACGAGTTTCGGCGGGGTCCAGAACCGGGGCTTTCGCGGGAGGTTCGGAGGATAGGGCGGAGGGGTCGGGGTAGTCATGATCGCCTTTCGCTAGCGGGATTCGTTGCGACGGAGCAGAACGGACTGGGGGATTGATTCAGAGCCGAGCCATTGCATTACCTGGATCGCGAATTCCAGCTCATCCAGGTGCAGGGTGATTCGGCTCGGCCCCCATTCCGCGATGGACTGGAGTTCTTCCGGGGAAAGTCCCCATGCTTCGGTGATGAACGCGATGAGTCGGCTGCATTCGTCCCGGGGAAAGGCCAGATCCGGATGGGTCTTTTCCTGTGTGCGCAGGTCGTCGAAGTGGATGGTGAGGGCCCAGCGGTCGGGTTCGGGTTCGGGCTGGCTCATGGGGACTCCTCGGCGGTCGGGATGAAGTGACGTGGCCAGGCGGCTTTTCCGCCTTCCGGCCGTTCCGGGGTGGGCGGGTAGATGTCGGGGCGCGGGGTGCGGTACAGAGTCCCTTTCCACCAGGTCCAGATGCGCCCGTTCACATCCACAATGTCCGGGTGTTCCAAGCGTTCCAGTTCGGCCAGCTTGGCGCGGGCGGTCTGCCAGTCCGAGAGCAGTTGGTGCACCCGGGGGATAGCGGAGTGGGTCATGAGGAGGCCCTTCGTGTGAGGGTAGATAAGCCATCGTTGTGACGACTTATCTACCCTATCAGCTAGTCAGCGATTTTTCCGTGAAACGTCAGCCCCCGGACCCGCTCGGCCCCTCCGTCAGGTCCCACAGGTGCTGTACCGCCTGCTGAGCACGCCTCACGCACTGCTCCTTCTCGACGTAGACGTGCCCGCCGGGACGGATGTCTACGTTCTTGATCGTGTGGACGTGAACGCCCAGGAAGAACACCTGAATGTCGGTGTCCAGCTCCTGGGGGTTGTCGACCTCACGGAACTCGATGTAGTCGCGGGTCTCCATGTCACGCCACCTTCCTGATGTGAGTGAAGATCACGGTCCCGGCAGCGTGCCGGTCAAAACCGCGCTCCCCGCCGTGATAGGTGAACTCGTAGACCCCCGCCGGGATGCGCACGATCTCGGCATCCTCATCAAGGTTCTTGACGTCCCCGCCGCGAGCCACCCAGTCCCCGAAATCGGCGATCGAGTAGGACCAGATGGCACCGTCCACGCCCGCCAGCCGAGTCCAGCCCTCCGGGGTACGAGGCCCGTCCAGTTCCTCATCCCAGCCGCAGTTCGCGAGGACGTACTCACCCTCACCGGTCTGGAAGAGGTCCGGCCAGGCGTCCCCGACGAAGCCGAACGCGCAACCCTGCTTGGCGAACTCTTCGACAACCTGGGATACCCCGAGGTCACTGGTGTAGTCGGCGAACTTGCGGTGGGTGTCGTCGTAGCCGTCGTAGACGGGCCGCAGGTCGTCGTTGATGATGATCTTCCCGGAGGGCACGTTCAGCCGAATCGTGGTGGTGATCCCGTCGGAGAACTCGCACGGCTTGTCGACGTACACGGCATCGTCGGTGACTCGGGTCTGTACGTAGTCGCCGCAGTAGGCGCAGTTGAACAGGTGGCCCACGACCGTCCCGAAGGTCGCTGTTGTCGCGATACCGGCCGTTTCGGCTTGTTCGGCCAGATCGGGGTCGATGGTGTACTCGGTGAACAGGACCTTTACGGTGCCGTCGCCGTTGTAGCCGGTGACTCGGTGGCCGTTGGCGTGGATGGGGAGGGTTCGAATCGTCATGTATCTACCCTAGCACATCTACCACGACCAGAAAAGCCCGAAGCCCCCACGCCCTACGGGGGGTTAAGGGCGATGGAGGCTTCGGGAGGGGGTCCGGTCATCAGGGGAGACCTCCCCAGGTTCCCTTTACACCGGCCGGACAGTATCTACCGTACTACTGTTTGAGCAGCGGGGGTAGCACCCCGGCCTCCCGCAGCTTCTTCCGGAGCGTCTTCATGCGCCCCATGCTCGGGATGAAGATGTGCCAGGTCTCGGGGTCGTCGCCCCCGGTGCAGCGGTGGGCCTGGGCCAGACTGCGCGGGGTCCCCGGTGTGGACGCCTCGCGCATCTCTGTTGCATCGAGTATCGCGGTTACCTTGTCGTATTTCAGCAGGCCGTGGACTGCGCAGACGCTTGGATCGTCTGTGGTCTCGTCGTTCAAGCGCTGGTAGGTCATGTATCTACCCTAACTCATTGGCTCATAAACGTCCCAGTACCCCGAGAGAACTTGCGCCCGACAGATTCTCTTCCCTACGGTGGTCTTGCACAGAGATTCTCCCTCTCTGGGTGCTTGGCTTCAACGGACTGCAAACGACGAGAGGCCCGCACGACTGCAACCCTGTTGGCGCAGGAGTCGTACGGGCCTCTCGCTGTGTCCCGAGTCAGGTCAAACCCTGGTCGTGGATCCGGATCAGCCGCTCCGTGACCTGGTCGGCGACTCTCCTGGCCCTGTCCGCATCGCCCCCGAACGTCTCCTGGATGACCTTGGCGGACCGGTGGCTCATCCAGGTGTCGACGGGTACGAGACGGTGAATCAGGGCCGCCAGCTCGCTCTGAGAGAGCTGGATACGGATCTCGGGTTCGGTGACGCTGCGCGGAAGCCATTCGGGGTCTGATGTCATGTATCTACCCTATCACAGCACCCCTCGCATCGCGTTGTCCTGCTCTTCAGGCTGGTCGTACTCGTAGACGACGTTCGACTCCTTTGACCAATCTCCTTGTTCCCGGATCAGGTCCCACGACTTCCCCGCACGTCGGGCTACCGTGACACCGGAGGACCGAAGCGTATGGGCGCGATAGGGCCGGTTCTTCAAGGACTTCAATCCGGCCTCCGCAGCAGCCTTCTTGACGACCCGGCGTACCCAGTCAGGGTTGATGCGCCGATCCAGCACGCGCCCCGCTCGGGACACCGGACGGAACAGAGGCCCCTCGGCGATGCCCTGGACTTTCAGGACGTTCAGCCAGGCGTTCAGCAGCCCTACAGGGTCCGACAACGGGTCTTCCCCGGGCGGGATGATGCGCGTCCGTCCACGGCCGGACTGATCGGTCTTGGAGCGGGTAACGTACAGCTTCAAGTCGCCCCACTCGGTGGGCATCACATCCCCAAGATCCAACCGGATGATGTTGCTGCGCCGAAAAAATCCGGACAGCCCGATAGCGAGGATGGCCCGGTCCCGGACGCCGGAGAGAGTGTCGGCGGGGAGGGTGGCCACCATGCGCCGGAACTCTTCCACGGTGACCGTGGCGGACTTGGTGGGCCTCCAGCCCTCATCCAACCGAGTCACTTTGTACTGCCGGAGCAGTGCCCAGGCGTCTTCGGAGAAGGGCTGTTTCCGGTAGCCCGCTAGGTGGTGGATGCGGCGGACAGCTCCGATACCCTGCCCAATGCGAGAGGGGCCGTGCCGCTCAGCAATCCGGTATGCGACCCATTCGACAAGGTCTGCTTCAGAAGCTGGAAGCGGGTTTCGTTGCTGAGTTGCACACCACTCGGCAAAGCGATTCCACTCCCGGGTGTACACCGTCCGCGTCTCCTCGGGGATGGTCTGCATGAGGAGAGCCCGTGTGGCGTCAGATAGCTCGTCGTAGAAGTCCTGCCGTGGGTGGCGAACGATCGGGAGAAGCGATCCTGACGAAGAATCGAACGGACGTGCGTCAGGCAGATGTTCCATTCGGGGTAGCTCCCTGAGGTCGGGTAACACAGCTTACGCCATGCGACTCGTCAGTAACCCAAATTCCGGGGGAGTCACCCATCTGACAGCTAGCCTCACCCGCTAGCACTTCGTTGACTAACGCAACTACTAACTACCTACTAGTAACTTTCAAACTAGTACTTGCGCACGCGGGTAGTTGCAGACAGCAAACGGCCCCTCCCGGAATCGGGAGGGGCCGTTCTGTTCTCGCCGGGCCGGTCTAGCCTTCAGTGTTCCGACGCGCCTGGCTCGCTTGCCAGTCTTCGTACTCCGCCTGACGTCGGGTGTCTTCGCAGTGCCTTTCGGTCTGCGGGGACCAGGGGCGTGCGGGGATGGCGTATTGGGTGTCCCAGTCGCCTCCGTGCAGCAGAATACTCCGCTGCATGCGTAGATCGGCTTCGGTGAACTGCCGCGCCGGGGGCTTTTTCGGAGGGGCGGTCTGCCCCGGGAACTTGAGTCGGTTCACTCGCGGGTCCATGTCTGCTTGCCTCAGCTGCACGCGGGGCACTTGATGTCCCCGATCCAGCCGGTGCCTCCGCAGTGCTCACAGTTGCTCTTACATAGCGGCTTGGGTGCGGGTGCTTCGGTGGTCTCCATGCCGGAGAAGTCTAGCAATTCCCCGGTGTCGTGAGGGCCTTGAGGGGTTCTTCGCCCCTGATCGTGCTGTGTGCCCTTGCCGAAAACCCCCAGGGGACGAAGCTGCACCCACTACACTCCATAACTACCCGATTACCGAGTGTAGGAGTAGAAGATGCGTATTGTCCGACGTCTCGACCAGACCCCCGCGTGCGGCGAGAACAACAGCTGCCCGGCCGTCTTCGTCCTCGAAGACGGGAGCATCGCGGTCATCGGTGCGGTCGCTTCCGATGAGGTGAAGGCGTCGATCCCCGAGGGGAGCGGTGTCGGTGAGGGTGAAGTCCTCTCGGTGATCCCGCGCGAGGTGCTGATCGAAGCTGGCTGGACCGAGCTGGTCCGGGAATCGGCGGGTAGCTGGTAACCCCCAGTTGCACCAAAAAGACCCCTCCTGCCGGATGGCCAGGAGGGGTCTTTTGTCACACGCTAGCAGGCATCGGGGAGAACAGACGGCAGTTCAGGCACAACCGTCCTTCCACCAGGCACTCCGGCGTGCATGGTCCGTTGTGCTTGCGCGGCGGCTTGGTGGTGTAGGCCGTGGTGTTGGTTGACCTACAGCTACGACACTGGTGCGGGGTGGCGGGAGTACTCATGGTGGATAGTCTCCTCTACACCGTGGGCGGCAAGTACCGGGAGATATTGGCGGCCTGCGGTACGAACTCGGCGTTGTTGGGGAACCTCTCGTGCCACTTCGGGGGGATCGGGCCCTGGTACCACAGGTTGTGTGTGATGACCGTGCGGCCGTCGAAGAACTTGATCTCGAAGCGGCGTCCGCCGTGGCCCTGGGATCCCCTGTTGGTGGTATCGGGTGAGATCAGGTAGTGCACGTGGTCCACAACGACTCGCTCATGTGGATCATCACCGTCGCGCACACCTCCGGGGCCCCAGAACCAGTCGGCGTCGTCCGGGGATTCGTCTATCTGCACGGTGATCTGACCGTCCGGCAGCCGGGTCGCGGTCAGATCGTAGTTCGTGTTGGTGCCGTCCTGGTTGCCGTGGTTGTAGCGGCACCTTCCTACCGCCGTACCGTCCTCGTGGTGGGTGAACAGGCCGGTTCCGCGTGAGTTGCCTCGGTGCCCCTTGGGGAGGGTTTCCACGGCGGCGAGGAGGGTCGTCCAGAGGGCGTCTTCTTCCGGCTTCTTGGAGGCGATGAACTCCAGGGCCTGGGTGCCGAGTTCGGTGATGACGCCCTGGTGGGGGCCGGTGCTTTCTACGAGGCCCTGCGCGATGAGGGTGTCCAGAAGCGTCTTGTCCGTGGCGCTGTAGGCCCGGAAGACTCCCTTGCTGTGCTGGGCGGCTTCCATCTTCCAGCGTTCGTTCTGGGTGAGGTTGATGATGGGCACGTGGTCTCCTCAATCTCAAAGATGATGTATCTACCCTAACACTAAGGGGGAGGGTTGTCGACCCTCCCCCTAGCTTTGACCTGGGATTAGTCCTCCAGGCCCGTCGCCCACGCGAACAGAGTGGCCAGGTTGACGGCTGCAACCGGCTCCCCGTCCTTGTGCAGCACCACGTACTGCTCTGTGTACTCGTGCTTGTCGTCGTCCGAGGAGATGTAGGGCCTGCCCCAGAATCCGGCGTTGTCGAACGAGACGCCGTGGGTAGTGGCGGTAAGGTCCTGCTCATCCGGCTCGTGCCAGTCGGAGCGGACGCCCAGCTCGCGGGCGAGGTCGATCAGGTCAGCTCGGGTGTTGATGCGTCGCATGGGATCTCCCTGGGTGGTTGGTATGTATCTACCCTAGCACATCAGTCGGAGACCCGTCGAGACGCAGCCAGCAACCAGATACGGACATCCGCCAGTTGCGCCGCCGACTCCCGATCCTCCTTCAGCACACCCCGTTCCCCGAGACGTTCAGCCACCTCCCGGACGTTCTCCTCAGCCGTCCGCAGCAGAGCGGCCAGCGGGATGCTCCCGAGCGGAACAGTGGACTCCTCAGCCATACGACACCTCCAGTCGATATGGCCCACACGCTAGGGGACACCACTGACAAATGCCGTCCACTGACGCACTCCAGACACAAAAGATCCGCCCCTGTGGACCGTCGTAGCCACGCCCGGCTCAGGTCTTCAGGGGCGGATCTTTGTCATTACCCAGTGCTTGGAGAAGCACCGCGCGAGCCTATCAGTCATCCGCTACAGGCAGGCCGCAGTCCCCGGGGCAGAAGTCGAACATGCTGTGCACCCCTGGAGGGCACTCGACCGGCTTATGCGTGACTTCGCGATCAAGGTAGGGGTCGTGACCCATGGGGAGGTATCCGTTCTGGTGGCGCCAACTGGCCAGCGTATTGGGGTGTTCGGCGAACCACGCGGCCCATATCTCGTCGAAGGTCATTCGGCTAGTCCTCCAGGGCGTCAATGGTGACGGTGCGGTAGAGGTGCACGAGTTTGAACTTCACACTGCCCCCGCTGGATGCCCACTGATCTCGTAGGCGGGCGAGGTGCGCCCGGCCTTCGTCCAGGGAGGTGATCGCGTAGTTTTTCAGGAACCACTCTTGCTTCTTTGCATCCCAGACGGCGATGTCCAGGCCGTTTTCCTTGTAGGTGCCGCTCGGGTCGTCTGCGTTGCTCGGGTGGTACATCTGGATGCCGCCGAGGTCGATGGAGGGGTCTGTCATGGCTGTTCCTTGGGTTAGTCGTTGGGGAGGCCGTTGCAGGGTCCGGCGCCGGGTGTACGGCAGGCGTGGTCCGGGCGGGTGCACTTCTGGGGGTCGTTGCGGTGGATGATGGCGCGGGCTGCGATCTCGGCGAGGTCGGGGAAGTGGTCGGCGCTCACGGCAACGTCTGAGGCGCGGAAGGCCTGTTCGATCAGGTTGGCGAGTTCCCGCGTGGTGTAGCTGTCGCTGCCGATGGAGTTGTATCCGTCGGTGTCGCGGTAGATGTAGGACATGCTGACGGTTGGTTCGGGTCGTGCGGATTCGGGGGCAAGGTCGCAGTCTCCCCAGGCGTAGGTGTGCTGTTCGGAGCAGCTGCGTTTGCAGCCGCGTTCGTACCAGTCGGTGGGCATTCGATCCTCCAAGATCAACTTGCAAGTTGTATCTACCCTATCAGAAATTCTGTAGGAAGTCGACAAAGAGATACGCCCTAGCCCCTGCCTGAAACAGAGTGGACTAGGGCGCGGCGCGAAGATTTGTCACAGACGATCGAAACTAGAGTTACTCGCCGGTAGCTCGGGTGCCCGGCTTCCGCAGTTCGTAGAGATCGTCCTTGAAGCGGATGGTGTAGGCGGACTTGTCGTCGTTCTCGACGAGACGGGCGCTCTTGTTCTCCTCGGCCAGCAGCAATTCCCAGGCGTCATCGGGATTGCAGCAGTCCATCTCTCCGGTGATCGGGTTGTACTTGCGGCAGTCGGTGTATTCATCCCGGATGTTGATCACGTACTGGCGCCGGTTGCGCCCGATGGTCGTCGGCATGAGTACTCCCAGGTTAGAGCGGTCGTAAGGGCTATGTATCTATCCTAACAGGAAGCCCGACGATCGCAAGATCATCGGGCTTCCTGTCACATCTGTCTCACACGGTGTCCATGTCAGACCGTCATACGGCGTTCCGGCTGGACGGACGGGTCTGCCCGTCCAGCACCTGCGCGAAGCCCTTCTCTTCCGCCTCCTGGAGATCCTTCTCGAACGAGTAGCCGAGAGCCCACGCCTCGTCACACTTGTCGTCGAACAGCAACTTCGCGATCTGACCGGCGATGTGGACCTGCGAGAGGGTCCCGCTGATCCAGTTGAACAGCCAGACCTTGCCGTCCTGGTACGTGTGCAGCGTGTCCGTTTCGTAGCCGAGCATGCAGAACATGCCGAAGAACTGCTCGAACTGGTCCCGCTCTCCCCGGAAGGCTTCGATCAGGGACAGCGACTCCGGGAAGTGCTTGTCTGCGGGCCAGGCAACCATGGAGCCTCCGGCGCTCATGCCCATCTTCCACTTACCGGAGGTGTTTGCCGTCCTGGGCAGGCGGTCATACGGCCACGCGGTGGGGTTCGCGACGCTGGCCGGGATTTGCGGGTTCCGGTGTGCCATGACGTGTCCTGTCTCTTGGGTGGTGGGTTGAAACGCTACCGGGACGGTCTGACATGCAGACCGTCCCGGCGGGTTTTACTGCTGTCCCAGGGCCTTGCGGACCGCATCGACGACCGGAGCCCCCGCGAGGTCCCCCACGGCCTTCAGGGCGGCTTCCTGGGCCTTCTTGACGGCCTTCTGGACCTCGCCGTGCAGCTCCTTGCGGACGGCCTCGGCGATGACCTGATCGATCGACCGGTCACTGTTGCTGTAGGAGTTCCGGTTGGGCGTCCACGCCTTCTTCGCCTCATCCATGATGATGTCCCGCAGCGTGGAAGCCTCCCCAGTCGCCTCCCCCCAGCTGTTCGTCTTCCGGATCGGGTTCTGGAGAGCCGCCTCGATGATCGGGTCCAGCTTCTCCCGGATCAGCGCGGTACGGATCTCGGTGACCCGGGCCTTGAGACCGGTGTACTCCGGGGACTTGAACACCGCCTCCGCGATGCGCTTGGCGACCTTGTCACCGACGGTCTCCACACCGTCCGGGTACGGCTCGCCGTCCTCATCGACGGAGATGACGTCCGCGACGACCGTAGCCAGCGTGACTTCCGGGACAATTACCTGGATTTCCACAGTGCTTCCTTTTCAAGATGGGGCAGGGGACGGCCGGTTGATCGCCCCCTGAGGGTTGATCAGGCGGCCAGCGCGTACTTCGCGACCAGCGCGGCCTTTGCGGCGACGTAAGCCCCCTTACGGGGCTTGTAGGTGTTCAGCAGGGCCTGTACCTGGAGGGCAGTGAAGTGATAAACCACGTGCGACTTGGCCTCCCGCCGCGCCGGGTCCCCTGCCCGCCCCGACAGACGGGCCATACGGCCGCCCTTCCCGTCCACCGTGTTCCGGGTGCGCGTGATCTTCGCAGGCTTCATGCCGGTGCGCTTGGCGACACCTCGCAGGGCAATCACCATGCCCTTGGCCGTCTCGGGGTCGATGTCGGCTGCGATCATGTGCGTGGCGAGCGAACGGCCGCGCTTGAGGGAGGCGTTGAAGCGTGTGGCGGCGCTGCGCTGGCGGATGGTGCAACGGTTCTGACGGGTGTTGGCGAGCATTTTGGGTCTCCCTCGTGGTGTCCCTTGGGCTGATGTATCTACCCTAGCGCACCTTCAGGGTAGATACAATCCGACACCGAGGAAACTGCTAATCCCAAGACCTGTCGTCCCACTGCACCGTGAGGTACAGCCCCCGGTCGTCCCCGTAGCCCTTGATCTCTGTGCGTACCTTCTGACCGATCGGGCAGACCTGCCCACCCGGCAGATTGACGTACACCAGGCGGGCCCCGTTGTTGAGGTCAACAGTCCGGTCGAACGGTTCCCGCAACCAGCCCGTGATGCTCCGGCACCCAGTACGCCCGACAGGCCAGTTCGAGTGCACGTTCCAGGTCCACCCGTGGATGCGGAGTTCGCACACCGCATCCCCCTTACCGATCCGGAGCGTGGCATCGGGGGATGCCGGGCAGGCGTACCGGCCGTGCCCGAAGTCGGGTCCCTGGGACACCATCACATCCCACGACATACCGCACGCACACGTCACCTGTGGGTCTTTCTTGAGCACAGCCCACAGGAAGTCTTCATGAATCGTGTCGTAGGCGTTGGCGAGGTAGAACCGGGCGTCGTCCCGGCAGCCGGGGGAGGCCCCGGTCATCGCGGCGTCAACCCAAGCCAACGGGACGTCAGCTTCCTTCATTGTTCGTCTCCTCAGGCTCAAATCCCAGCCAGCGGGCCGCATACCGCAGGTGCTCCCGCTCTTCCTCGGTGTACAGATCCGATGTCCCGGTCGTCCACAGTGCCAGGGCGACCCGTTGGACGCTGGCCCGGTAGTAGGTGCTGATCCGGCGCCCGGCAACCTGCGGGGTCAGCCCGGCCTTCCGTAGACCCGCGTCCAGCTTCTGGTGGGCCTCTTCAAAGTCATCCATCAGACGTACTTCCAGTTGCGTCGGGTGATGATGTGGCCAATGGTTGTCCGGGACACTTTGTACTTATCGGCCAACTCCCGCTCAAGTACCCCGCCTTCGGCGTATTCCCTACGTATCGCCCATACGTCCTGCCTGCTGAGCTTTGCGGTCATACCGTCACCACCCGATAAGTCGGACGGAGCCAGAGAACAGACTCGACGTCCCAACCGTAGAGCGACAGGCTCCTGTCGTCCGGAATGCGTGTGACTCCTTGCCCATGGCCCGTCAGATAGAGCGCGTCGTAGCCGTCGTCTGCCATCTGCTCCCAGTTGAAAATCGCCCAGAACCCCCCGAGAAAGTCCGGCTCAGCGTCTACCCGGTAGGTCCCGAGGATCGTTGCAGCATCCGAAAGGCTGTCGATGACCAGGCCCTTGAAGTCGGGGGCAGGGGCGATCTCCAGGAAGCGCGTGTAGTCGTTTTGACCGAAATCCTCGGACTGGTAGTACTCGGTCCAGGCTGTAGAGATGATCTCCCCGGTGTAATCCACGTCGGTGATGGTGGAGGTCCACATGCCCCCGGCCAGCGGCTTGGGGTCGTATGTGGTGTTGATGACCGGCCGGAACTTCTGGGGATGTGTCAGCGCCGGGTCGTGCTCCATCCCGTGGGCGTAGGCCTGTCTGGGCAGATCGCTGGCGGTAATGGTCGGCAGGGTCACTTCGCGGTCTCCGAGTCCTTGTAGGGGTGCCAGGTGGATACAACTCGCCAGGGCAGTACATCTGCCACGATCCGGGGCCAGTCCAGCTGCTGCCGTGTGAGGGGGGTGGTGGGGTGCTTTGCCCAGTTGGGGGAGTAGCGGTTTTCGGAGAGCAGGGCTTCCCGAAGGCATTCGCCGCAGACGTCCGATGTGGTTACCCGTCGTGCGTCGGGTACCTGATCGGGGTGCACTTCTCCGTGCCGCCAGTAGGCCTCTTCCAGGAGGCGTTCCCAGTCAACGGCTGCGGCTACGCGTTCCAGGATGGCTGCTGCGGCTTCTTCCATCCGGTCGTGGTCTTCGGTGGGCATGCGTTCGTACGTATCGGTGAGTCCGTTGCGTACCTGGTTTCCCAGGACATCCTGGGTGAGGACGCGCCATACGGCAAGGCTGTTGGGCATCGGGATCCCCCCTTGGTGATGGTATATCTATCCTATCACAAAGAGCCTGAAAACGCGGAAGGGGTGTCGAGCCTCAACAGCCCAACACCCCTTCCGCGAAACCGGCCCTACAGGATCTCAGGGATCGGCTCACCCTGCGGGTGGACCATCCGAGACAGCGGCTTTCCACGCCGGTGGGCGTTCCAGGCCCGCACGATGTAGCCGATCGCCCGCACATCCTTGACCCGGATGCCCTGGTCACGGTCGCTGCGGACACGCTCCCGCAACGTCAGCACCGGATCGTTCTCTTCCAGCTTCGCGCCCGTCTCGATGGCACCGAAAAACCAGGGGGTGTCCTCCGCGCTGACTTGGTGCAGCAGGAAATGCGACGTGCCCAGCACCGACGGAGACAGCGGCTTGAAGGAACGATGCACCCGCTCCCCGATCTCCGCCGAACGCCGGATCTCCGGGTGCTTCTCCATCGTCTCCGACAGCTCACCGAACGACACGGCCTCCCGGAACGACCGGTCTCCCCGCTCCCACAGCGCCACGCGGCGCGCAATCGCGGCAAGAGCCTTGGAGTTCGTCTCACCTCGCAAGGTCAGGTTGTCGGTGTGGGTGCGCTTGCGGCCCGCGTCCATCGTCTCCTGGGCCTTCAGGGGCAGGTTGAAGATGACCAGCATCTTGACGGGGATACCGGCCCTGACGATGGCCCACAGGCGGTGCTGGCCGTTCAGGAGGGTGCCGTCGACAGCGATCTGGATGGCTTCGCCGTTCAGCAGCCACCGGCCTTCCTGCATGTCCCGGGTGTACAGCTGGACAGCGGCCTCGCTGAGCCTGCGGTTGCTGACGTTCTTCTTGAGCCACTCCGCCGCCTGTTCGGGGGTGACGTCGATGATCTCTGTGGTGATCTCGGGAACAACCAGCGCCTTCTTTGCGCGGGGGCGGGGTGTGCGGGTGGATCCGGTGGTGGCCTCTGAGAAGGTCGGCGCGGGGACCTTCGCGGCGGTCTTTTGCGGTGCATCGACGGCTGTCTTACGGGCGGCTGCCATAGCTGGCACACCTTCCTGCTGGGGTTGGGATGTATCTACCCTAGATCATACGGAGCGACGTGGGCAACCATCGCTCGATTCTGGTCGTAAGCCTTCCACGAGTAGGCGTCGGCGGTTACCCCGAAATTCGTAACCTGCCGGGTAACCGGCCCCCTCTTTGTTAGGCTGTCTAACGGTTTGAAGATCATCTTTTACCAAACGAATGGACGTTACTCGACGATTACCCTACTGGTTGCCCCAAAAGTTACTTCTAGAAAACCCTATCTGACCTGCACATATTCATGATCGTTACCTGGTTACCCGTGTTTGTGTGCCTGCATACGCGCGCACGCTACGCGCACGGAACGACGGCACCTCATCTTTCTGGAAGGGGTAACCGGGCTTCGGGATAGAGAAGGGGCTCGTGTACATGATCAATATGTGCTAGGGTAGATACGTACTGAAGGGGACACCGAACCCGAGGGGACCTCATGAACGAGCAGCGCGAACAGACCGCAGACAAGACGGTCATCGACTCGTACCCGACCGAAGAGGCGGCGTGGGCTCAGGCGCACAAGTTCGCCGCGACGCTCAAGTCCCGTGGCCTGGCAGCCAAGATGGGCGTCACCGTTAAGAAGGCGTCTGGAGTCTGGCTGATCGTCCTGGTCAAGCGAGGCTAGGCCCCTGGGGTTGTATCTGCCCCAGGAACCTGTTAGTGTAGATACATCGAAACGGACAACACCGAACCGAGGAGACCGTCCATGAGCACCCAGAAGCCCGCCGCCACCATCGTCCCTGTTGCCGCGATCCGCGCCGGATACAAGGTCGCGTTCGCCGTGGGCGTCAACGGCAAGGAGATCCTGTCCCGTGGCGAGGTCTTCTCGTTCCGCCGCGTCGGCAAGAACCGCGCGGAGATCGTTCTCCTCCATGCCAAGACCGGCTCGCTCTTCACGAACATTTTGAAGGGTGACAGCCCCGTGGAGGTGCACGCTGAGGCCCTGGTGGCAGACCCCACGGACGCGCTCTCCGTCGCCCTCATGGTGCACGTGCAGGAGCTGCTGAAGGGCCAGGCTTCCGACTTTTACACGATCATGCCCATCGAGGACTGATCGTCCCTCACACTCCCGGCCGTCCGTGTCCATGCCGGACGGCCGGGGGCACCACCTCGCACACCCTCCTGATGGAGAAAGGGCGGGAGAGCACCAGCTCTCCCGCCTTTCGCGCTAGCGTAGACACCCCAAAACTGGACACCACCCAAGGAGACCAAAATGGCCCAGTACCCGTTTGCCGTCGTGTTCACGACCGAGACCGACCTGTTCAGGTACGTCGTGACCGCCAACGACCGCGTGCAGGCCCAGGCCCGCGCCCGCAAGAAGCACTACGCGGCGCAGGGGGAGGACGCTCCGGGGGATGTGGGCCGGACTCTGAATCTCGACCCGAAGCGGGTGGACGGCAAGTTCCTCCCGCGTATCGACGGAACGGTGATGTCCCAGGTACCGCGCGATACCAAGGCGGAGGCGGTCGACGCTGCGCTGGAGTTCCTCAACACCCGGAGGTCAAACGCATGATGACGGAGCTGGAACGAGCGGTGGTCCGCTACCTGAGGCACAACCAGGTGACGTACACGAAGAGCTGTCGGTGTCCGGCGGACAGCTGGGCGCCGTGTGGTGGGCAGTATGAGGGCCGCTACAGCCCGGCTTGCCCGCAGCACAGCAAGCGTCAGCCGCTGGAGACGTCGCATCATCCGGCGGGGTGCCCGGTGAGGTCGGTGGATCCGCTGGTCACAGCAGTGGAAGGCATCTGACGGTGTTAGGGATATTAGGGGCGTTAGGCGGGTGGGATCCGGGTCTTCCTCGCAGCCATTTACGCCTTCTGCTGTAGCCCGTACGACGAAGAACACCCACCCGGACAAGGGAGCACGACCATGAACTGCCCCAAGTGCGCGTCCACCAACGTCACATCGGCTGCGGGCAAGTCTGGAATCTGGAAGTGCCTGTCCCCGGACTGCGGTATCGAGTTCAACCGTGATGCGCAGGCCAGGCGCCTCGGTGTCATCCGGTAGAAGTGGCACTAGCAGAAAGCCCCGGAGGGTTTCCGAACTCCGGGGCTTTCTGCTAGGGTAGATACATCAAGTCGGGACACCGTCCAAGGAGACCCCATGCCCAAGATCGTCGTCAGTGCTGAAGTCGAAAGCCGGACCACCCGTTGCGCCGACCCCAGCGACCCCTGGGACGCCGGTGACACCGAAGGCCGGGTGAGCAACGTAGAGGCGTTTCTTGACCGCCACGACGGCCGCTATTACGGAGAGTCCGTCGCCCGCGATCTGGACGTGAAGATCGGCGACACCGTGTTTGCGGTCGTTGCCGACTACGAGAGCGGCAGCACCTTCGGCCGCAGCGGAGGACACGCGACCGTTCTCGACGTCTTCACCACTCTGCCGGAAGCGGAAGCCCTGCTGGAAGCCGCCCAGGCGCCTCCGGCAAGCGACGACTACAGCGACAAGTACTGTTTCACGCACAACGGCGTGGGCTACCACCGAAGCTGGGTCGGCCACTTCGAGAGCCTCAACGAGCTGGCGATCTGGGACATACAGGTCAAGCAGAACCCCCACGACCCGATCAAGCGCGGTCCCGGCCGCTACAGCCTCAAGCGAGGGCACTGATTCATGCCGCAAGTGATCGACCGTCAGCCGGACAACCCCCGTCCCGTGTGCGAAAGGTGCGCTGTCTGGATCTGCACCGAATGCTGGGAATACCGGCGACGTGGGGCAGTACTGACCGAGCCGCCGATCTGCCGACGCTGCGGGGGAATCCAGGGGCAGTTCATCGCCCTGCGGCATCGGTCCGGTAAGTCGTGTACGCCGTAACGGTTTTCTCTCGCCCTGCTTTCTGCTAGGGTAGATACATTACATCGCAACCCCAACTGACTATGGAGGACACACCTATGAGCGCTCCGATCACCCTCAGCAAGGACGACGGCGCCGCCGATCTCGACGGAGTCACCCACATGGCCATCGGCGTCTCCTGGGACACCACCGCCGGGAGCAGCGGTGGCGTGGCGGGCTTCCTGCGCAACAAGGTCGGCACCGACCTCGACCTGATCGCCATCGCCATGCAGGGGCCGGACCCGGTGCGTCTCGCGGGCCTGGACTCCCTGGACCCCATGACCAACGGGTCCCTGGTGCACAGCGGCGACAACCAGACGGGCAAGGGCGAGGGGGACGACGAGATCGTCACGGTTGACTTCGCCCGGATCCCGCCGAACGTCACGGCGATCGTCTTCGTCGCTGCCGCCTACAAGAAGGGCAGTTCCTTCCAGAAGGCCCGAAACATCAGCTTCAAGGTGTACGACGCCACCGGCGGCAGCAGTACGCAGGTGGCCGACATCTGGCCGTCCCTCCTCAGCGCGGACAACGGCTGCGCGGTCGCCAAGGCGTTTCGCGATGGCAACGGCTGGAAGCTCCAGGTCGTCAACGAGACGGGGAAGATCAAGCAGGGTGACGAGTACGCTCTGATGCGCTTCGCCATCAACAAGTGACCGTCTACCACGACTTCGTGCCCGCCAAGGATGGCAACCCGGTCATGGACCGCTGTCCGGCCGAGGGCTGTGAAGCCACCGAAGGTCTGTGGATCATGGAGTGTGCTCCCGGGTACACCTGGACCTTCGTCAACGACTGCGGTCACTGGGGCTTCATCCACAAGAAGCCCGACGCGTGATTCCATAACCCCCGGGGCTTCCGAGCCTCGGGGGTTTATGCTAGGGTAGATACATCGAGCAGGACACCGACTAAGGAGACCTCATGGCATCGCTGGATACCCCCGCCACCCTCCCCCTCACCCGTAACCACCTCGTGGAAGTTATCCGGTACACGGACGGCGTGGACGTCGGTGAGATCGTCTGGGAGTACGACGGGATGCACGGCTTCGGCTTCACCGTCGTCGGCAACGAAATCGCCGCGTTCGGCCGGTTCCTCCAGGCGATCACCCGAGTGTTCGACAATGACCGGCTGACGCAGATCTTCGTGGACCGGGTCATCATCGGCTACCCCTTCAGCCAGGGCAACCCCACCAAGCTCGTGTTCTTCCCGGTTCAGCTCATCGACTGACCGACTCGCACGACCCCCGGCGCCACCCCTCACTTCCGAGGGGTGGCGCCTAGTACGTTCCACCTGCAAGAGATAGGCTAGATCCATGTCCGAAAAGCTAGATGCCGCCCTCGAATGGCTGGAGGACGGGTACGTCCTTGCCAAGCTGCACGGCCTGACCCGCCGGGGCGTCTGCACCTGCGGTAAGCCCTGCGGCAAGCGCGCGGGCAAGCATCCAGTGTTCAAGGACCCGCACGGCGAGCACGCCATCCGTACCCCCGAACAGGCCGAGGCCGCGTTCTCCAGCGGTTTGTACAACTTGGGGCTAGTTACCGGCAGTCCTACCGGCATCGTCGTACTGGACGTGGACACGGACGAAGGCAAGGTGGGCCGGGAGTCTCTGGAGAAGCTGGCAGCCGCGCACGGCTGGGACGATCTGACCGCGACCCGGCAGCACCGGACCGGAGGCGGCGGGACGCAATTTCTCTTCAGCTACAAGGGACCGGTCCTCAAGACCACGCTGTCGGTGCTCGGACCAGACCTGGACTTCAAGGCCGGGGACGGCGGGGCGTTCATCGTGCTCCCTCCGTCGCGCAGTGCGAAGGGCCTGTACGAGGTGCTGTCGGACGACCCCATCCAGAAAGCCCCCAGCTGGCTCCTGAAGCTCTGCGAGAGGCAGACCGACCCGACGGGCCGGGAGGGCACTGTTCAAGCCTCCAGCGTGGCGTGGACGGCCCCTCCGGACGGTGCCACGGCTCAACGGTGGGACTACTACGCGGAGCGGGTCATCTGGGAAGCACGGGAGAAACTCCGGGACCTCCAGACCGCCAAGAGCGGCTGGACGATGGGGATCTTCTCCGCCTGCTGCACGATCTTCGAAATAGCGAATTCGCCCTGGAATACGGTCGGTGTCCGGGAAGCGGAGCGGCTGATCCGGCAGGTACTGCCTGTCGTGACCGACGGCAGCGACTTCAATCCGTGGGATGTAGTCGAGCAGGCAAAGCGCAGAACAGCAGGCAAGGGGCGCCCTGCCCCCTGACCTTGGAAGGCTTGGGAGGGTGTAATGGATCTGACGGTTGGGCAGATGGCGCACGTGGTGCACGAGGCGAACCGGGCGTTACAGCGGATTGTCGGGGATGCCGTGGTATCCCCGACGTGGTGGGAGGCCCCACTGCATCAGCGGGACGGGCTCATGCACGGCGTGCGGAGGGCTCTTGCGGGCGCTACGCCGGAAGAGCTGCACGAGGAATGGGTGCAGTGGCGCACGGACCGGGGATGGCGGTACGGGCTGATCAAAGATGACTTTGCCAAGACCCATCCGTGTCTGGTCCCGTATGACCAGCTGCCTGCCGAACAGCGGGTGAAGGATCATCTGTTGTTGGCGATCGTGACCACGCTGGCGGCGCACTTGTCTCCGGTGGAATCGGCCTAGTTGCACACCCCTAGTTCATTGTGCTAGGGTAGATATATCGCAACGAGGAACACCGAACCGAGGAGACCCTCATGCCCGTAACACCCCTGCTGCAACTCGATGTCGACGGCGTGCTTTCGCCGGATAAAGCCTGGTCAAAGCCCCAGGGCTACAACGCGTTCCAGGTCTGGCGTACCGAGCTGGGTATCACCCAGAGGAAGCCCCAGCGCATGTGGCTGAACAAGAACCATGGGACGTGGCTCAAGGCACTCGACGTCGACATGATCTGGGCAACCGCCTGGGAGGGTGCTGCGAACTGGGAGATCGGCCCGCGCATCGGCCTGGATCCCATGGACCACATCACCTTCAGCAATCGCAGCTATCTGCGAAACCCCGACGGGTCTCACTGGAAGTTGGACGACGTGATGCTGAACGCGGACGGGCGGCCGTTCGTATGGGTGGATGACGGTATCTCGGGTGCGGACACCGTCAGGGTCGCACTGGAGTACCCGGCGCCTGCTCTCCTGTACCGCGTCGATCCCCGGTGGGGGCTCACCATTGACGACATGACCAGCATCTGGCAGTGGATCGATGTCGTGTCGTAACGGGGTACGCACGTTCTGTAGCAGGGAAGCCTGTCAGCTCCGGCTGGCGGGCTTTCTTGCGCGTAAGATCTCTTTTTCACTAGGGTAGATAAAATTATCTAGCGAGGGATGCAACATGGATCTGTCCAGTCTTGAGTCGGACCCGGTGAGCGCGGTCAATCCCAATGAGCTGCTGAACAGGCTGCGGGAGGCCTGTCAGCAGACGATGACGGACTTGGACGACCCGGAGACTGCGGAAGAGGTTGCTAGCAACGAGGCGGTCATGGCGACGCTTTTCTTGCAGCTGGACGACTGGCTGTCCCGGAGGGGGTTCCTGCCCGCCGCGTGGCAGGACACAACCGAGTAGGTGTGCTAGGGTAGAACTATCCGCGTGAGGCAGGTTGGCGGTCGAATCGCAACACTCTACCGAACATACGAGTGATAGCTCACAGATTCGACTCAAATCACCCATAAACAAGCCTGACCCCGGTGTAATACCGGGGTCAAGTTGTGTTCCGAACAAGGAGAGTTCCCCATGCACATGATCACGGGCACCGCACTGTCTCTTTCCATGGCAGGAGGCCTGGTCCTCGCCGCTGCACCAGACTCCCAGGCAGCCCCGTCGCTACGCGTCCAAGCAGAGTCGATAGCCGAAAAACAGATCGGCGACCCCTACCGCTGGGGCGCCACCGGCCCTAACGCCTTCGACTGCTCCGGCCTCGTGAAGTACGCGTTCAGCAAGGTCGGAAAAACGATTCCCCGCACAGCCCAGCAGCAGTACAACGCCTCCCGCCACGAGTCCTGGCGCTCCCGCACGAAGGGCGACATCGTTGCCTTCGGCACGTCGGCCCGCCGCATCACGCACATCGGGATCTACGTGGGGTACTGGAAGGGCAAGAGCTGGATGATCAACGCGAACACAGGCGCCTACCGGGGCCGCAAGGTCGTCATCGCCCCCATCCTCGAATACCTCGGCGGCGGCCGTCACGCGTACTACGGACGCATCGGCTAAGCAGTATCTGGTGCAGTAGACCAGGGCGGGATACCTACGGGTACCCCGCCCTTCGTCTTTTCAGGTACTAGGGTCTGCGCTAGTGTAGATACGTGACTGACTCTCCTCTTCTCTCCGAGCGTGAGCGGGTCGTGCTCCGCCTCACCGCCGAAGGCCTCACCGCTGAGCAGATCGGGACCTTCCTGGACCTGACCCCCACCACGGTGCACGTACACCTGTTCCGGGTCCGTCAGAAGCTCGGCGCCCAGACCAACCCGCATGCAGTCCTCATAGCAGCCTGGCATCACGCGCATCTTCTGGCAGGTGCAGTTGCCAAGCACGGCACCGCGAAGGCTGTAGACGCGCACGACGAATATGAGACTCCGCTGTGTGGGCCGTGTGCGGAGCATGCTGAGATCCCGGTGCGCAAGCCGTCCTCGCCCTACCGTCGTCTCACACCGGTGGGTGAGCGGTTGAAGCGGGGGGAGGATGTGGCCTGCGGGACCATTCAGGCGGCGCGGCGGCATCTCCGGAACAAGGAGCGGCTCGACGATCTCACCTGCGGGTGCCAGGAGGCGTATCAGGAGTGGTGGCGGGAGTACCGGCGCTTGCGCCCCTCCGCATGAGCGACCCCCGGACAGGCTGGCATAGGCCCTTGTCCGGGGGTTTTGCGTTTCCTTCGAGTCGTATGCTAGGGTAGATATATCAGCCGGGCACACCAGAACCGAGGAGACCGCCATGTCTGTACGCCTGATCGCCATCGACCCCTGGGACTGCGGGTGCACCGAATGCATCATCGGCGAGTACAAGCCCCTGATGAGCGCGACGGACGACGACATCGCGGATCTGCTGGCGGGGCGCCTGCGGGACAACACCTATGACGGGTCGCTGGATGTCTCGATGAACTACCGGACCAGCAAGGACGACAACTCCCGGCTGACGTTGGAAATCGAGAGCGTCACGGTGACGTACACGGACTACGACGGCTCCGAGAGGACGTGGAGCCCCGACCCGTACCGCGCGGGCCTGGCGTAGTAGTTCGACCAGGGAGGCGGGTTGCATGCTCGCCTCCCTGCTGCTAGGGTAGATATAACGCAGACACCGAAACCGAGGAGACCGCGATGGACGCCACCGAGATGTACGCCTTCCAGTACAACGAGGAAAACGGCTACCTGCCGGAGGAGGTCTACATCCCCACCGACGAAGACGACCTGTCCGACCCCGAGCAGCGCGAGATCATCGAGATGGTCATGGACGGCTACCGCCTGACCAACGAGGCCCGCCGTGCCCAGCGTGACCGGGACCGCATCGCGTGCCTGACGCAGCTCCTTGCCGAGAACGGAATCGAGATCCCGGAATGACCGAGCGGATCACCTGGTCCGGCGACTGGTCCAAGAACGTGGGGACGGTGAACGGGGTCCACCTGTTCACCATCTACCGCAACCACGGCCACAACCCCGCCGGTTTCCCCTTCCACTTTGAGCACCGCTTCGGCGGATTCTCCCAGGTCAAGAGGTGCTACGCGGCGGAGCCGGTCGCCAAGGAACGCTGCGAGACCGTGCTGATGAACATCATGACGAAGCTGGGGTTCGTCCCGGCGCCCGACCCGACTGAGGAGACCCCATGAACAGTGTGCGTGCCGATGAGGTGCACCTGCGAGACCGAATCACGATCAAGGATTCGGACGGAGAGTGGGTCACCGGCAAGGTCATCGAACTCGCCCTGTTCGGGGAGCAGTACGAAACCATCAGCATCACGATCCTGACCGACTTCCCCAGGCTGGTGCGCGATCACTTCGTGCCTGATCACCTCATCACGTGCGAGCGCGGCACGGAGGACCCGGCCACCGTGAGGACTCGGGAACACGCCCGGGAGCAGGCCCGGAATGCCCTGCTGAAGAACTCTGCGCACGTCCCCATCGACCCCACTCACGACCCTCACTGAGAACGGAATCGAGACCCCGTGACCTCCATCAGCTACGAGGACGTCCTCACCGAAGCGAACCGCGTCGGCTCTTCCAGGGCGTCTGATGCCGGACTCATGGCGCAACTCTGTGCGAACGTCCTCCAGACCTTGGTGGGGGCCGTCTCCCCGAAGCTCGTGTGGGAGGGCGCGCAGAAACAGGGCCTGACCTCGCAAGACTTGATGCGCATGGCGCGCGACGAACCCCGCGCAGTCCACAACCTGATGTGGATCTAAGGAGACCTCATGACCACCCCGGAGCAGCCGTCCCGTTTCCACGCCTCCCCCGCCGACATTGACGCGTTCCTCCGCGAGAACTTCGCCGAGGACGTCCTCCTGAACTTCTACCGGGCCGTCGGGGATGAGGTGCTGGACGAAGTACGGATCAGCGCCCAGGCGTTCAAGAACCTCAAGGCGCAGGGGCAGGCCAAGCACGTCTACCTGGCAGCTATCGACGACACCATGGACTACGTCTGGGATGACCGGTTCTTCCCGGCCAAGCTGCCGCAGATGACGCACCACAACCGGCCGTTCAACCCGCCCCGAACCGCGCAGGACTGGGGGCGCGGGTTCCTTCCTTGCACAAAGTGCGGCGGTCCTCCTGAGGACCACATCGGATGGGACCGGCGTCACCTGTACACCACGGTCTCCCAGGGCCCCGCCCCGGCCCCGGAGCCGGACCCCTCCCCGTGCTACCGCAAGAAGGTGCACGAGCCCCACAAGTGGCTGAAAGGCCGCAAGGCTGTCCCGTGCCCCGGCATCCCCAAGGAGTCTTCGTGACCACCGAACAGCACCCCATGGCTGCCCTTCTCCAGTACATCGACGGCGCCCACCTGGACCCCGAGTACGTGGAAACCCTGATCGACCAGATCGCCTCCAAGGCCGTTGAGGGTGCCAGGACCCGCATGGTGAGGGCCGTGTGGGCGCAGATGTGGCCGATCGCGCAGAAAGACCGCCAGGGGCTCAGCCAGGCCTATGTCGGCGGCTGGGACGACGCCACCGCGACCGCCGTGGACAACATCAAAAGCGCCTGGCTCCACACCTGCGCCGAGTGCAAGCAGCCCATCGGCTACACCGGATCCCGGTGGGCGCACGAAACCCATCCTGACGACAACCACGACGCCCGCCCCGTCCGATAGGAGCCCCTGATGGCTTTCACCGACTCTGCTGCCGTATCCGATCTGTCTCTCGCGGACCGCATCGCCATCCGTGACGACGATGGCAAGACGTGGGTCACCGCCCGCGTGACCAACCTCGCCTATCTCGACGAAACCGCGATGACAGACACCCGCATCACGTTGCAGCTGGACGACGGGTCCATCCGCCAGTTCGACCGCAAGCCCACCGACCTGATCCTGTACAACTTTGAGAAGTAGATACGGCCTACTTCGGACTAAACTCCGTGGTATGCGGTAAGCACTGAACACGATAGACTGTCACTACCCACCCAGCCTCCTCGCGAGGCTGGGTTTCTTTTTGCCCAGAGGAGATCCGCTGTGACCATGGAAGAAGCAATGCGTAGGGTCACCGGGGTCATCCTCCACCCTGTCTTCGAAAAAGCCCGCCCCGATATCGTCGTGGCGCCCGGCCCCAACCGGACTGTATCCGTGAGCGGCCCGCAAAACCATCTGGACGGCATTTCACGGGCCTTACAGCGCACCGGCTTAGCGATACACCGTCCGGCCCCTGCAACGCTCTTAGTGGTCTTCTGAGGGCTGTGCATTGCCGTCCACGACTCCGACCCCCGCCGCCGAACAGAAAATCCTGCTACGCGCCCGGGAGGTCGCTTTGATCCGCAATACACCACGGCCGGGGGATATCGGCTTAACGTCCATAGAGGGCTATGTCGGGTTCCTTATCCGATTAGGCCAGTGGCTCAATGGAGACGGCTTTTCCCACTACGAGCACGCTTTCATCGTCCTCGAAGACGGCATGCTGATAGAGGCCATGCCGGGCGGTGCGCAGATCGTCCCGCTATCCGAATACGACGACCGCGACGTGCTGTATGTGAGCCCCGCTGGTCTCACCGATGCGGACCGGAAACGGATATGCGATGCGGCACGGAATTTCGAGCACACGCCGTACAGCTTTCTCGACTACGCGGCGATAGCAGCCCACCGGTTACGGCTGCCCTTACCGGGGCTCCGGGATTACGTGGCAGCAACGGACCATCTCATTTGCAGTCAGTTGGTTGACCGGGCGTACGAAGACGCCGGGATCAAGATCTTTTCCGATTCGAGATGGGATGGCTGGGTGACCCCAGGAGCGCTGTACAAGCGGCTGAAGTGACGGCTGTACGCTGACACACGAACGCCCCCTCCTGCTTCGATCGGGAGGGGGCGTTCGTTGCGGTCTCGGGGTCAGCGAGTCCAGGGGGTCGGCTGACCCTTGGCTTCGCAGAGCCGGGCGTATGCCGTGGTCCTTGGCAGACCCAGTTCGTCCATGACCCGGGGGATGTCCACTGCCTCCCCTCCTTCGCGTGCCAGTAGCTCCTTGACCTGCTGGACTTCCTGCATCTTGCGGATACGGCGGGGACCGCGCGGCTGAGGGATCACCGTAGAAGTGCTGACGGGTGTGGGCTGGTGGCGCTTGTCCGCAATGAACTGGAGGATCTCTGGTGTCATCTCGAACCACTCGGTGCCCGGGATACGACAGACGGCAAATTTGCGGTGCAACGCGCGCTCCAGAGATTCCCCGCCTTCGAGCAACAGCAGCACGGCGTCGTCCCGGAGGGAAAGCGTTCGCAGGCGGCGCCGGAGACTACCCGTGTAGCCGATCTTGATGCGGCCTCCGTTGGGGGCGAAATAGACCACATCAGGGTGCTTGTCATCCACGGGCGTCGGGACTGCGGTCGACCTCCCGATCAACTGCGCGTCGTTCCTGGTTGCTGACCCATCTTCAGCGTCCCGTTCCTCGTGTGCCAGTGCAGTGGCCAGCATGTTCGGAAGGACGGATGCGGCCACCTCCAGCTGGTGCCGGGTACACAGCAGGACCGGCGTCCGAATCGTGGGCGGTTTGGTGCAGGCCGGGGCGGTGCAGGTTTCAGAGTTCATGCACGTGTCCTTCGATTTGAGTTTGAGTGGGAGTTTGCTGTCAGGTTCCGCTCATGGTTTGGGTTTCAGTCGCTGGGTTTGCCCGCCGGTGCCACGCGGCACGTGCCTCCTTGAGCCGGGCGTACGCAGTGGACCGAGTGAGTTCGAGTTCGTTCTGAACCACCGGGATGTTCACTAGGTCAAACCCGAGCAGATCCATCAGTTCGAGAACAGCTGTGACCTGCGCGGTCTTCGTCGTGGCCCGGTCGGTCAAACTCACAGGCGTGGGCGCAGTTTGCTCCACAGGGGGTTCGGGTTTGAGTTTACCTGGCCCCTGAGCAGCAGCCTGCTCCGATTCGAGTTTGCCGGGCTCCTCAGGAAGTTCGGCAGGGAGTTCGAGTTCGTCAGAGAGTTCACCGGAGAGTTCGCCCGGAAGTTCGCTGGGCATCTCAGGGAGTTCGGCGGGGGCGAGTTCGGGTTCAGCCGGGGGTTCGGCGGGCTCCGTAGGAAGTTCGGGTTCGTTGGGGAGTTCGGCCGGTACGCGTTCAAGCACGGGACTGGGCGCCGCCGTCAGTTCCGGAACCCCCTCCGCAGGCGCCAGCTCTCCCATCCGCAGCCGTACCCGCTGAATCTGCGTCGTCTTCCGGCGCCACCCTCGCCCGTGCTTGTCCCTCAGCTCCGCCCTAGCCATGAGGCGCGCGCTCTCCAGCCGCAGCCCTGTCCGGTACGACGTGACCTCCCACAGGACCATTCGCCGCCACAGCCGGGCTGTAGAGAATGGGGCCAGGAGCCACCGGGACTTTCTCACCCGTTCCATGCGGCGCCCGGTGACGGCCCCGATAAGCGCCCGGTACACGTGTGCGGCGATTTCTGAGCAGACCACCCACAGCAGCGGGAGGGCGCCGTGGCCGATCTGAGGTGCGAGACTGTTTCCGGCTGCGGAGACATTCAGGTACATCGTCACCGCTGTGAGCGTCCACGGAACTGCCCGCACCCACCCGAGGGGCATATCGGCCCGAATTAGCAGGAGGTGGGCCAGGGAGAATACGGGGATGGCTATGTCGACGGCTACGGGGAGAATCCAGAAGGGACGGAATCCCCATTCCTGTGCCTGCTGTCCGACCGTATCGAAGGATGCGAGTAGGCCGAGTGCGCCGACCCCGAACGCGCCTATGATCACCGCTACGAGAAGGTATCGTTCGAATCGCAGCAGGTCGGGGATTTTGTTGTCGGGGGGCTGATCCGGCGTCATTTCGCATGTCCTTTCGAGGTAGATCAAGTGGTGGTAGTCTAGCACTTTTGTGCTGGTCAGAGACGGATATAGCCGCCCATCACTGGACGGCTATAGACCTGATTTCACCGGTCAGGAACGGGGCTTTTTCCGTGGAATGTCCGGAAGCCACCAGTCCAATACCGCGTCAAGGAAATCCGACCGGGACGGGAACCCGTACCCCTCCCAGATGACGTCAATGACAGCCAGCTCCTGCCGAGAAGGCCGGAAAGGCTGCTGGGCAGTCTGTTTGATCCGGCCCCGAGCCGATCGCCGTCCTTCTACCTCCCCGAACAGACTGCCTGAATCGTCTTCATCGTCTTCATCCGGTTGGAGCCGTGCGAGGGCCCTTTCCCGGATTTCGAAGAAGGCCCCAGCGTTGTTTGCAGCGTTCACAGCCCGCCGGACCACCACGGCATTAGTGGGAGTCCGGCTCGTCTCCTGGGTCTTGGCCGCCTGGTACGTGTCGAACCTGTCCCGTACGTCCAAGGAGATGTTGACCGCGCACTGCATGGTCAGTTTCCCTGTCGGTCCAAGGTCCGGAAACGTGAGAGCGATCGGGTCGGGCCGGATGCTCTCCACCGGGGCAGGCTGTGCAGGCACCAGGACGGGTTCAGGGGCCTCCGGCTCGACAACGGGAGCCGGTTCCTCGGCGACAACCGGCAGAGGCGCTACAGGGGCCTCTGGAGCCTTTGCAACCCGGGGCTTCTCCCGCTGCGGTCGCCGGGCGAAAGCCGCCGCCAGATCCGGATCATCCGGAAGCCCGCCAAGCCGCTCGGTCATGCCGCGTCCACCTCGTCATCCAGGGCGAACCACGTCTGCACGACCTCCATCGCAAGGGACTGGTAGTCCCCGGCGAGCGCCCGGATAGACGGCAGCAGCTTGGGGTCCACCTCCTTGGAATTCCGCAGCTCCTGCGGCACCTTGCCAAGCTCACGGCACTTCACGGCCGCGGCCTCCACATGGCGGATGGCCTGATCGAACACCGGGGCGGTGCCCTGGAGATCCCTCTCCAGCTGCTCCTTGATGTTCTTCTGCACCTTCGTGGCCGACGTGTTCGTGGAGAACAGGACGACGCCCAGCAGCCGCAGAAGCGGGTTCAAGTCCAGTGCGGTGACGAAACGCCGGGCCACGACCCGCAGCCCCTTACGGGACGAAGGATCCGACTTGGACGGAATCAGCACCATGTCGCCGGACGTGAGCGCCTGTAGCTGGAGAACATCCGACCCGGGGGCTACGTCGAGGATGATGCAGTCGAACTCCTCGCGCAGCGGGTCGATCGCAGCCGCGTACATACCCATCCACGCGGTGCGATCCTCAGACTCGCCCTGGGACATGGCGATACGCCGCTGTACATACAGCTCCTCGACCACGTTCTCCAGCTCGGTACCGCCCGGGACGACGTACAAGTTCGGGCGTGCGGGGCCGGTCGGGGCCAGAGGCTTGCCTTCCAGGATGGCGGCGGCTTGAGCGGAACCGTTGTCGTCGAGCTGAGTTTTGGTGATGCCGAGGTCTTCACAGTTGTTGCCCTGTTCGTCCATCTCGATGAGCAGGGTCTTTTTGCCGATGGCTGCCAGCGCCACAGCGAGGGCGGCTGCCGTGGACGATTTGCCGACGCCTCCCTTGCCGTTGACGATGACGATGATCTTTCGGAGCAGGTCGCCGTTGTCGATGAGCTGGAGTCGGCGGCGGAGTGCCTTCTTCACCGTGTCGAGCTGGACCAGCGTGATGCTGGCTTGGATGGCTGGCATGGGGGTGCCTTCCTGTGACGGGTTGGGGTCGGGCCAGTCCCAGAGGTTACACAGGATGAGGGGAGATACAACGGTGACGGGTCGTTATGTACTCGTATGGGAGGCCCTGGACGCACGAAAGGCCCGGCACGTGGCCGGGCCTTCGGTGTTTGGTGCGGAGTGCGCGCTTAGCACGCTAGAGGACATGACCATTAGCACGTCGTCTAGCACGGGTATTAGCAAAGCGGTGCGGGGCTACGGCTTGAGGGGCTCCCAGCAGCCGCACTTGAAACGACAGTGGGTGTGCTGGCGGGTAGTCGGGTCCCAGTGACTGGTGAGGACGTGCCCGCACCCCCGGCGCTCACACACCGGCGGGTCATCGACCGGATACCGGTCCGTGTTGTACGCGATGGACCTTGGGTCCCGGTTGTCGCCCCACTCCCGCATGAGCCGTTCCCGCGTAACGATCCGGGTGATCCCCATGGCACCTATGAGCGCCTCGCATTGCGGGCAAGGTTCATCGGTGATGTAGATGGTGGCGCCCTTGAGGGCTTCCCGGCCTACTGCCGCGACAGCCTGGAGAACGGCGTTGTGCTCGGCGTGAATGGCAGAACAGCGCCAGCCCGGGGCGTTGTAGTCCCCGCCCGGCGGGACGTCCTCCTTGGACCGCAGGCCGCGCTCACAGCCCTTCTCCTCGAAGGAGCAGTGGGGTTTCCCGGAGCCGGTGCCGTTGTAGCCGGTGCCGACTATGTTCGGCGGGGACCCGGCCGTGATGACCGCGCCGACGTGGCGACGGGTGCAGATGGCCATCTCAGCTTCGCCATGGGCGTGTTTCAGGTTGACCTTGTCCCGGAGTTCCTTGCGCTGCTGCTCGTATTCCGGGCCGCGTTCGACGGGTCGTTCCATGGTGTTCTCCGTTCCACGAAAAGAGGGCTGCACGGTTTCCCGTACAGCCCCCAGGGGTTGTTACAGCTGCTCTGCCAGCTTGCGCAGCTCCTGCGCGGGACCCGTCTCCAGCTGGTCCACCCACTCGGTCGGCCACTCGACTCCGGCCGCGCCACGGATGTTGCCCGCGATCGCCGCGAGGGAGTCGCTGTCTCCGTTCGAGACGGCTGCACGCTGGAGAACCTGAACCGGCTTGTCCCAGAGACCGACGGTGCACAGCATGGCCCCGGCAAGCGCCTCGGGAGCCGTCCAGCCCTCACCCGTGATCTGGCAGGGGTCGCTGTCTCCGGCCCAGCCGTGGCGGAGCGCGTTCTGTGCCTCCATCAGGTACTTGGCGCACAGGTCGTATCCGGCCCGCAGGTACTCCTTGCTGGAGTGGTACTCGGACTGCTCCCACAGGTCACCGAGCACCCGGGTGGGGTAGCTAGTGCGCAGATGGGCATTCAGGGATTCCTCAATGAGGAAGTCCAGAAGCTCCATTCCCTCCATGCCGTCGTAGGCGCCGAGGGTTGCCGCCACCGTGAGCCCTGCCGCCGCCAGTGCTGCCGGGTGAGCGTGCGTTACGGCAGCTGACAGGTAGGCCAGGTTGATGGGGGACTCGTACAGGTCGTTGGACAGTGCGATCGGTGCGACGCGCATGTTGGCGCCGCATCCCATGGTGTTGATGTCCGTGGCGTCCTGCCAGGTGTAGCCGTCGCGCAGCATGTCGCAGGCTCGCATGCAGGCGTTGCCGGGTGCCCGGCGGTTGTCGGGGTGCTGGGACCAGTAGACGTACTTACTGACCAGCTCGTCCGCGAAGCTCTCCGTGTACGTCCCGAGGTTGCTGGGTCGCATCTGGAGGAGGGCCCGGCCGGTGGCGATGGTCATCTGGGTGTCGTCGGAGATGAGTACCTTGCCGTCGGCGTCGCGGTAGCGCTTCGGGTGAGGGGCGTTGTCAAAGTCGGCGGTCTGCCAGTTCCGGCCGGGAAGGAAGTTCAGGATGTCGTTGGTGCGGTTGAACTCGCGGCTGTAGCCGAGGGCGTCTCCGAGGGCGCCTCCGATAAGCGAGGAAAGGGCCTTGGCATTCAAGGGTGCTCCTGAGGTGGGGTGGTTGGGTTGATGTATCTACCCTAGCACACTTGTGAAATGATGCGCAAGCGTGATCAGTCCGACTGCCGGGCAATCGCCGCGTTGGACCACATCATGACCTCTTCCAGATGCGTCACCGCGAGCGCCTTCTCCCGCCCCTCCGGCAACAAGAAGTTGAGCAGCAGAGCGAACATCAGACACTGATTCCTCACCTCCTCATGCTGGCTCACCCGCTCCGGCGTCTTCGGCGGGTGATACGCGAACCGGTTCCTCAGGTCGTCATCGTTCATCGGTCGTCTCCTTCTCGTAGTTCCGCAGGAACCTGCGGACAGTCTTCGGGGGTCTCCTCAGTCTTCGAAGCAATCGCACCGAACACCGGTACGGATCGCACAGGACTCCTTGTGATTCGCCAGCACATGCACGCAAGGGATCTCTCCCCAGACGAACCAACGCATGTAGTGGCGCCGGGGGTTGCCCTCCTCATCCCTGGGTGAGAGCGCCCCGCACTCGGTCTTGGTGCACCCATCCAGGACGTCAGAACACATTCCACACATCAGATCCCCTCCAGATACGCGTCAAGGGCCTGCTCGCCTCCACTGCGGAGAACGTGCAGACCCTTCTCTATGTCGGTCGGATAGGTGGCGGCGTACGCGGCGTACCAGTCGTCATCGGCGGCCGGGCCCAGGTACCAGAGTGCCGCCGTGAGGATGGCATCCCCAAGGGCTTTCTGGGCAGTGTTCACGTGCCCCCGGTGAGATTCGAACTCACGCTGTACGGCTTTTGAGGCCGTCGTCTCCTGGCCGCTGGACTACGAGGGCGGGCCCTGCAATTAATGCTGCAATGGGTGTTCGTGCTGGTCAGAGTACGGCTGAGGGGGACCGCCGTCAAACAGTCCCCCTCTAGCACCCGAACCCGAGAGGATCCTATCACTACTCCAGTGCGAGACGCCCCCCGTGGACCTCGGTCTGACCGACCATCGCCCGCCGCCCGGCGGCACTGCCGTGCTCCCAGCCGTGGGTACTCCACTGCCCGCCAGTACGGGCGTTCCGGAGCCCGTCAAGCTCTTCGAACATCTGGGCAATCCGGGCGGCGGTGTCGACAAGTACCACCTCGTATCCCCTGCCCGCCTCCTGGACGGCATCCGCCCGCTTGAGCCGGATCCGCTCGGCGGCCTCCGAGTAAAACGCCAGGCAGAACGAACGGCGCCGCGTACGGATCTCAGAGTTGAGGTGCCTCACGAAGTCCTTGGGATCGTTCCCGTCGTTCTTCATCGCTGTGATGAGGCGCTGAATGTGGGCGATGGACGGTTCCTGCCGGGTCTCCGCGATGTACTTGATGCCCGCGTTGACCTCTTGCAGCATCAGGGACGGGAGCAGCACCTTGAGGATCTCCATGGCCGACTCGGTGGCGTAGGCCACGAGTTCCTCTTGTTCGCCCTTCCCGTGCGGGATGCTGCGTACGTACCCTCTGCCTCCGATGGCGTTCAGTACCTCGATGACGCCGTAGCCCCGGGTCGTATTGAGGCCGTAGGACGTCGGGTAGGTGAACGTGTGGATGACGATGTCTTCCCGCTGGTACTGCCCGCTGTGCGGGTCCAGCTTCGCGGTGTCTACCCGGTGCTTGTCTGCGAGCCGGTACACCCGCTCCATGGCGACGTCGCGTTCTTCCTGCGTAGTGCCGGGGTCTTCGGCGAGTCTCAGCAGGCTTTTGATCTTTTCCTGGATGCGCTCGGAGGCGCCTGGGGCGGTGGTCGGGTCGGTCATTTTTCCTCGAAACGTGATGGGGGTTAGGTGCCTCAGCATATCAGGGTAGATAGATCTTGGATTTGGGTTGCGCCGTCTTCTCAGAGCGTGCTAGTGTAGATACATCGAACAGGGACACCAGAACCGAGGAGACCCCCATGGCTGCCACCACCTACGCCCCCAAGACGATCAGCCCCAAGCAGTCCGCCTACATCGCGAGCCTCTTGGAGCTGCGGGAGGTCCCTCGGATCTTCGTCCTCCAGTTCACCGAGGACATGACCGCGTCGGCCGCCTCGGACCTGATCGATTCGCTCAAGGAATGCCCCTGGAAGAACGACAAGCCCCAGGTCAAGAAGGGGGAGCCCGTCGGCGAGGGCTTCTACTGCCACGGAGAGAACTACTACAAGGTTCAGACCTCCAAGACCTCTGGCAAGCGCTACGCGAAGATCTGGAACGGCAAGGGCTGGGACTACGCCTCGGGCGCGCTCTTCAAGCTCACCGACGCCAACAAGCTCACGGAGGCGCAGGCGGTGAAGTTCGGCAAGAAGACCGGACACTGCTGCATCTGCTCCAAACTCCTGACGAACCCCGAGTCCGTTTCGGCCGGAATTGGGCCGATTTGCAAGGGCAACATGGGCTGGTAAGACCCAACTGGGGGCCTTCGGGCCCCTTTCACCTTTTTGAGAGGAAACCCCATGGAAGATATGGTCATCTGGCCGGGCACGCTGGACTACGAGGACTCCGGGGAGGGTGGCCTGTTCGCCTGGATGATCGTCCCCGAGTACATCGGCGACGGTGAGCCCTACGGGACCGCCGCCAACACCTACGGCAACAACTGCCACGTAGACGTGACCGCGTACCTGTCCCGGCCCCGGGTCCTGCTCAAGTCCCCGGACGTGTGCGTGAGTCCCGAGGGGCGCAAGGTGTTCATGCCGTGGAAGCACCGGGACAGCTGGTTCGACCACTCTCAGGCGATCGACAAGCGCCTGAATCTCGACCCGAACATTGACGGGGACCGGAGGCTCCGGATGGCCCTCTTGCAGACCCTCGGTGCCGATGACATCAGCGTTCCGATGCTGGCGTCGGTGTTCCTCGGGTCGACGGGTCAGAGCCTGTACAGCAACCGTCAGGGCGGCTACTTCGCCGCGACAAAGGACGACCTGACCCTGAACGGGAAGACGCTGTACAACGCCTTCCAGCAGGTGTACGGGGTCGATCCGATCATCTTGACATTTTTGGATACGTGACCGTACCGGGGAGGGGGCCATTTGCGGTTCCCCTCCCCTTTCGCTAGGGTAGATACAACGTACTTGAACCGCCCGGAGGTTCCCATGGCCGATCTCAGTATCCCCCGCAGCATGATCAACATGTTCCCCTACGACACACACCCGTGGACCGCCGCCAAATTTGTGTCCGAGCTGGAACGCCGCCACCTGGGGGCTATCGAGTGGCTCGAACAGGCCGAATGGCTGCCAGTTGCCGACGCCCTGCTGGGGGAGGACGGAAAGATGCCCGCCGTCCCCATGTCGAGGAGTTCCGTCCTTAACTACCACCTACAGATGACTGCACAGGAAGTTGCCGTCCACCGCCTGTGGAACCGGCACCGGGTCGTGTTCGACGTCCACCCCGGGCTGACCCGTCATCTGCGGTCGTCCGGCAGCGACAAGTTCCCGCCGATGGTGCTTCAGAGCCTGACCCACATCAACCCTGTGGTGTTCCTCGAAGAGCCGGTGAACATGCGGGACTCGGCAGACAAGCCGGTCCGGCTGGTCGGATGGTACGTAGCAGGCATGAGCGCCCGTAAGGGGTATATCGACACCACGGACTCCCGGGCGCGTGCATTCCATCTCACTGCCGTTTCTGAGGTGCTGAGCCCCGACGGAAAGGAAGTGATCGACTGGGACCACTGCCGGATCACGATGCCGGTCACGGGGGCCGATGCCACGGTGGGCGAACTCATTGAGCAGGCTCTCGACGCGTTCCAGTGGGATCCGACGATTTCCGGGCAGACTCAAGACTTGCAGCGGAAGTTCATCTCGGATCTGCTGTATGTGGCGGTGCCTCACATGCTGTACCTCGTGTCGCAGGGGCTGGAGAGCCAGCCGAAGCCGTTCCACACGCCTGCGGCACCGAGGAAGAACCGTTGGGACCGTAAGCAGGGCGGCGGCAGGGTCACCAGGCAGCTGGTGGGGTTCCGTACGGGGCCTGCGCTGGCGACTATCGACCGGTGGGGGGATGCCGCGTCTGATCCTCGGGAGGCGAAGGGTCCGCAGGGGCTGCGGCGGTCTCCTGTGGCCCATATGAGGCGGGCGCACTTCCACACGTTCCTGGCGGGCCCCCGGGATGCGGCGGAGCGCGAGAAGCGCGTGAAGTGGCTGCCGCCGATCCCGGTCAACGCGGACGGGCCGTCTACGGAGACGGTGGCAGTGAAGATCAAGTAGTACTGGGGGAGGGGACTTGAGTTCCCCTCCCCCTTAGTGTTAGGGTAGATATATCGCAATCGACGGATGGGACACACCATGATCACTCGCACGAACGACTACCCCACCGGCAGCGCGGACGGCATGTCATTCATCTGCAACCGATGGGTGTTCACCGGCCCCAAGGGCTACCGCGTCAAGCCCAACGACGACGGCACGTTCAACGTGTACTCGTACGCGCACATGCAGGAGCGAGTGGTCGGCACGTTCGGTATGAACCTGACGGAGGACGCGGCGCACGCCCTGGCGGCGTCCCTCGCAAAGCACTGAAGCCGGATACGCCGAAGGGGCGGGAGTCTTCTGACTCTCCGCCCCTTCGGCGTATCTGCGGCCTAGTAGTTGCCGTTGCTCAGGATCTCTCCGCGCGAGTCGTAGACCGTGACCAGCCCGTTCTTGCTGTCCTTGCCCCGGCTGGTCTGCCAGTCCGTGAAGGCGCTGGCGATCAGCTTGCCGTCGCTCTGGTGCGGGCCCATCATGCCGCCGCTGTAGTCGGTGTAGATGTCGGCGGTGTCCAGAACGTCGTTCTTCTTGTCGGCGCCCTGGATCTTGGTGACGTGACCGGCGGCGGCCTTCTCGGTGGCCGTACCGTTCTTGGCCACGTACGCCTTGAACTCCTGTACCGGGCTCTGCGCGGCGCCCGCGTCCTCGCCAGCGGTCAGGGTAGGACGGCTGCTGTGAGGGGAGGAGTCGTCGGTCGTGCCCTTGCTGCCGTTGGACGACGCGGCGACCGCGACAACTCCGACCGCGACGAAACCGATGAAGACGTAGAGGCAGCCCTTGCCCTTGCGCTTCTTCTTCGGCTCGGGCTGCGGGGCGTACTGCGGGCCCTGGTTGGGCAACGGCTGCTGCGGGTCCTGCTGAGACATGGGAGTTCCCCCTGAGGTGAGTTGGGGCCATCGCAGCGCGTGCCAGCGAAGGCGGAGAGCAGCATACGGCACTGTCCGTGTCCGATCAATCTACCCTCTCACCGCTTTGCACTTGCAGCGCTAATTGCAGGACTAGTTGTAGGCTGACGTAAACGTGATCGGTAAGCTACCGTAAACGTCACCGGAAACAATCAGGCCAAGTACGCCGGTCCTGTAGCACCTGTAGGGGATCATGAGCCTCATAAACGACTTGGTGAGCATCGAATCCCGACGCGGCACCTATCCCGGCCCCCAGTGCACCGTCGCGCGAATCATGGGCCAGATCAGCGAAGACGACCGCGCCCAGCTGTGCCGCGTCCTCGACAACCCCGACATCCCCGGCTCCGTCATCGCCGGGGCGCTCACCAGCAACGGATACCCGGTGGCCGACAAAACGGTTCTGCGGCACCGCAAGCGCGGCACCGCGTCTGGCTGCCACTGCCCCAAGGGTGATGAGTGAACGGGGGCCTCTCCAGCGACCTGGAGGCGTTACTACGGCTCCCCGCCGGACAAGCAGGACCCTCACGTACCGGTCACACCCCGACCTCCCCCGTCGGCCGCGAATGGCAGCCCGGAGTCGCGTTCAACCCCGACGGCGCCATGACCGTGGTCACCGCCCCAACTGCCACAGGCCCGCAGGATCCTGACGCCTGGAAGGCTGCTGTTGAGGAACTCGGGCTCGCGGTCCCCGAGGGCTGGACCGTGCAGCTCACCGAAGCCAAATACGATCCCGCCGCCTGGACCCGCTCCGCCGAAGGTGCGGACGCCGTCACCCAGGCCGTGTGGCGCCTGAAATTCCGGGTGGCCCCGTCCTCCCTGGCCGGGTACGGCGCTGAGGACGTCGCGACGATGGTTCGGGACGCCATGCGCGTCAAACGCACTCGTAGGGCCCTTGTAGCCCCGTCTCGGGGCCTTGTCGTCGCCTACTCAGACCCCCAGACAGGCAAAGTGGACCGTCGCGGTGGTACTCCGGAACTTGTATCCCGCATCGCGGAAAAGTTTGACCGGCTCCAGGACCACGTCCGCGACCTCAAGGCCCTCGGCCGCCCCGTGGACTCCGCGTACTGGATGGACGCCGGAGACTGCGTCGAAGGACAGCAGAACGTCGCCTCGCAGCTCGCCACGAACGATCTGACCATGACCGAGATGGTCCGGCTGCACCGCCGTCTGACCTTCGATGGACTGACCCGGCTCGCCCGGCAGTTCGACTCCGTGACCGCAGCAGTGTGCGCCTCCAACCACGCCCAGCACCGCATCAACGGCAAAGTCGTCGGGCCTCCCTCAGACGACTGGGGCATCGAGACGATGCAGCAAGTCGCCGACGCGTTCAACTGCAACCCCGACGCGTTCGGCCACGTCAAGTTCGTCCTGCCTGAAGAATGGCAGGAGACGGTGAGTATCGACGTCGCCGGAACGGTCGTCGGCCTCTCCCACGGGCACCAAGTACGAGGTCCCGGCAAGGTCGTGGACTGGTGGCGCGGCCAGACTTTCGGAGAGCAGCCGGTGGCAGCCGCCAAGATCCTCCTGACCGGGCATTTCCACCACTTCCGGGCCGAGGAAGTCGGCTCCGGCAAGCTCTGGCTGCAAGCCCCCGCCCTGGACAACGGCTCTTCCTGGTACGCCAACCGCTCCGGGGACGACTCCCGGGCCGGACTGATGGTCTTTTCCGTAGGTCCGGACGGCTGGTCCGACCTTGTCATCCTCTGAGGGGAGTTCCCGTGTCTCACGACGACGCCGAATCCGACGGTGAAGAGCTGGCGATCCCTCCGGGGATGCTCCCCCTGATCCACATCGAAGAGCCGGAGGTTGCCGCACTGCGGTGGACGCCCACCACGTTCTTCATCGACCTGTTCATGTCCGTCGCGGGCATCATGGAGGCCATCGCCGGTTTCTACGGTGACCAGGCCCGATCCCTCGCCGCCCGCGCCTCCCTCAAGGAGGAACTGAAGGACCGCGCGATCCGGCAGCAGATCAGAGCCGAGGAACGCCGCCGGATGCAGCTCCACACCCTGGAAGACATCGCCTACTTACCCGAGGCCACAGAGTGATAGGGTAGCCGTAGGCGGTCCGGCCGGGTTCCCGGCAAGGTCCGCATACCGCAGTCAGGGCCGAGACGGTCGGTCAGGTCTGCTTCCACGAAACCCCCCCGGTGGTCTTCACCGGGGGGTTTCGTCATTTCCGGCATTCCCCTGCCTCTTGACTTTTCCGTACAATGATCAGACAAGTGCGGATTAGCTGGAGAAAGAGGGCAGGGCGTGGCACGCAACGCATGGGCGGACCGTCTCGCCACCCTCTACGAATTACAGGCAAAACAGGATTCACACCGCAATCCCGCCGTATGGGTAAAAGACATCCTCGGCGAGGACATGTGGTCCATGCAGACCGCCATTTGTGAGAGCGTCCGGGACCACCGATTCACTGCCGTCCAGTCCTGCCACGCCGCCGGGAAAAGTCATCTGGCCTCCCGGCTGGCCGCCTGGTGGATCGCCACCACGCCCATGGAAGAGGTCTTCCTCGTCACCACGGCGCCCACAGCCCGCCAGGTGGCCTCCATCCTCTGGCGCTACATTCAGCGCGCCCACAACCTTGCCAAAGAGCGGGGCTTCACCATCCCCGGGCAGATCCTTTCCTCACCCATCCCGTCGTGGAAGATCAACGGGGAACTTGTCGGTATCGGGCAGAAGCCGCCGGACAAGGAAGACTCTGCCTTCCAGGGTTTCCACGCCGAAAAGATCCTGGTCGTCATCGACGAAGCGTGTGGTGTCGACCGTTCCATCTGGGACGCCGTGGACTCCCTCGTGACCAACGAATCGTCCCGGGTGCTGGCCATCGGAAACCCTACCGACCCGGCTTCCCATTTCCGGCAGGTGTGCTCCCCGGAATCCCCGCTAGGTGAGAAGTGGAACAAGCTGCGGATCGATGCCCTGCGGTCCCCGCTGATGACGGAAGAGGCGTGCTCCCGGTACCCGAAGCTGGTGGAGTACATGAAGGCGGAGGGGATCCCCTTCTCCACCGAGGCGGTGTCCTCCACGCTCCAGAAGACTCTGGTGGGTCCGACGTGGGTGTATGAGTCCATGATCGGATGGGGCAAGGAATCTTCGCTGTTCAATGCGAAGGTCCGGGCGATCTTCCCCGAGACGTCCGCTGAGGGCACCATCCCGCTGGCCTGGGCCGAGGCAGCCATGGCCCGGTGGGAACGCTGGCGCGACGGCACGTACATCATCGACCCCGACACCGAAGAGCCGGTGTGCGTGGAAGAGCCGCGCGCCCAGCAGATCGGTGAGATCGTCATCGGCGCGGACATCTCCGACGGCGGCGAGGACGAGACAGTCGCGGCCGTCCGGCAGGGCGATGTAGTCCGCGAACTGCTGGCTTTCCCCTCCAAGGACCCGCTGACCACTGCGGACGATCTCCAGATCATTGCCGCCAAACACGGGGCGCCGACGAACGCGAAATACATCGTGGACGGTATCGGCGTCGGCTCCGGTGTCGTGGCCAAGCTGCGCCGGGACGGTCAGGATACGTACGCGTTCATCGCCGCCGCCAACTCCGGCCGCAAGGACACCACACAGAAGATGTCGTTCATCAACGACCGTGCGGCGGCCTGGTGGAATCTGCGGGAGCTGCTGAACCCCTCCCGCAAGGGCGGCGCCACGATCGCGTTCCCCCGGGACGAAAAGCTGCTGGCGGAGCTGACCTGCCCGCGCTACGACACACAGCCCGGTACCCCGAAGTACAAGATCGAAAAGAAGGAAGACATCAAGACCCGGCTGGGGCGGTCGACCGACCGGGCCGACGCTGTCATTCACGCGTTCTGGATGCCGTACGGACCGGCTCCTTTCGAGGCGCCGAAGGACCACGACTGGAAGGCCTCCGACGAACGCTATACCGACAACGATTCAGAGGCCGTGGTGGAGACATGGGATACCACCACGGATATGGAACTCTCGGGCTGGTAGGGCGAAAATTCCGAATGTTAGCATAAGCCGGACAGATGCATAGACTAGGGGAGCACCGTGGCGGATGAGAAGTTAGGCGACGACAACCTGCCTCAGGGCGGTGTTCTCGCCGATTACGCCCTGGATTACCCGGACAAACCTCTCGTCAAAACGGCCAGTGGTGCCCCCGAGGTGGCTCTTGAAGCCGAAGAGGGAAGCCTTTACACCTGGTCCGACTCTTTCGCCGCTTCCTGGTCCGGTGTCCCCGGCCGCATCCTTCTCGACGAGAACGAATTCGAAAGTCTTTCGTTTGAGGAGATGCTCGGCCGGGACGGTAAGGCCCGGACCATTCAGCAGGTCCTTACTCTCCCGATCCGGTCGGCGCCGTGGAAGATCCTCCCGGGCCCTGGGGACAGCGGCGAGGCTGCCTTCGTTCAGGACGCGCTGACCAAGCCCGCCAACCTGGGCGGTATGAAGACCCCGATGCGGCTGCTCATCGCACAGGCCCTGTCTGCCCGTACCAACCGCAAGGCGTGCTTCGAGAAAGTCTTCGTGGAGCGGGACGGCAAGATCGTATACGACCGGCTGGCCTTCCGGCCCTCCCCGACCACTGCGATAGCCCGCGACCCGAAGACGGGTGCGTTCCGGGGCTTCCGGCAGCGCCCAGTGTCCGTCGGCGGCGCCGTGTGGCCGAACATCTGGATAGACATCCCCGCCCAGTACAGCTGGGTGCACCTGAACAACCAGCACATCAACGCCGCACGCGGACACTCCGACATGGAGCTGATCTACTGGCTGCACGACAAGAAGCAGAAGGTGCTGTTCCTCTGGGCCTCGTTCCTGGAAGCGAACGCCACCGGCCGGTACGTCGTGCAGGCCGAGGACGAGACCCGGGCCAAGCAGTACGCAAAGGCCCTGCGGTACGTCAAGAACGGCGGCGTCCTCGGTACGTCCTCGGAGATCAAGATCGACACCCTGGAGCTGGGCACCGGGGCGGCCGGGCTGTTCAGGGACTTCATCGACTACCTGGACAACCAGATGGCAGCGTCGGTGTTGGCCGGGTTCACCAACCTCCCCGACAGTCCCGGCGGGTCCTACGCGCTGTCCAAGGACCAGTCGGACTTCTTTCTCCAGTCCCTCACCGGCACCGCGAAGGAGCTGGCCGAGTCCATCACGAACTACGTGATCGCCGACCTGGTCATGTACAACTACGGGCCGAAGGGCGTCTGCCCAAGTTTCGAGTTCGGGCCGCTGTCCGAGGGCGACTTGGAGACGGTCAAGGGGCTGCTGCTCGGCTTCGGTACGACCCCGACGGAACTCCGTGTCCCGCAGGCCTTCATGACCGAGCTGACCAAGATGATGGGCACCTATCTGGACATGCCCATGGAAGAGGTCAACAAGGAGTTCCAGCAGCTGGAGGACCGCATCGACCAGCGGATGGATCTGGAGCTGGAGACCAAGAAGGCCGGTCTGGACGCCCAGAAGCAGATGGCGGCGCAGGGCGGTCCTCAGGCGGGTGCCGCCGTGGGCGCGGCCAATCAGCAGAAGAAGGCTGAGATGGCGAAGGCCGGGGCGAAGATCAATAAGGCGGCGCAGATGGTCCAGCAGAAGGCTGCGGCCGTAAAGGGCAAATAAAAAACCGAACCCCGCCAGGAGCTGTGCTCAACTAGCGGGGTTCGATCACCCAACCACCCAAAATGGATATTACTGGGAGGGTGTATGTCGGAGCAAGCGCAGCAAATGGCCCAAAGCGAATCTTCACAACATGAGGCTGAGATTGCTGCCGTGGTTGCCATTTTGGTGGCCGGGCCTCCGCTCGTCACCGCGATACAGGCTATTTCAGCTGTGTTGAAAACTCCCAAAAAGCTCGCACTCGGTCTACTCGCCCTCATCAAGTACAAACCCGGCAAAAAGACGAAGGCGACCGCAGCCGGACCCGTCGCAGCCGCCATAAAAAAGAACATGCGCTTCCGGGCCGCCTATGTGATCAACGCTGTCCGGCGGCTCGCCGACGCCCCCGACCTTCCCGCAGCACTCGCCCGGGAAAAGCAGCTGTTTGCCGCTCACAAAGAAGCCGCCGCACGCCGCACAGCCGCCGCGAAAGCCTCCGCCGACATGGCTGCAACCAGCAACAGCCGCACCCTGGGCTGGGGCGGAATTCTCGACGATCGCACCACCCCCGACTGCCGCTGGCTCATCGGGAAAAACTATTCCGTCGACAATCCGCCTGAAGGCCTGCACCCCGGAGGACGGCACCCGCGCTGCCGCTGCTACCCGACCCCGGCCTACCCTGGAAAACCCGTCGTCACGGAACTCCCCGCGCACCTCCGAGGAAATTCGCCGCTATAGGTACTAGCCTCCCAGATTGACGAATAAACAGGTAGTTTGGTATCCGGCATGCCAGCTGAAAACTCGCGCGAGGAGACCGAACCATGGCCACAGCTTTAACCGTCATTTCCGCTTCCAATGGCGGTCTGACCACCTTCCCGCCCGTCGCGGCGGACACCACGGGAAACACGTTCACGAACGACGGCCGCACCTGGCTGTTCATCGACGGCGGCGCCGCCGGTGGAACTCTCGTCGTGAAGTCGAACGTCATTCTCCCCACGGGCCTGGTCGTGCCGGACAAGACGTACACCATCGCCGCGACCACCACGTACCTGCTCGACCCGTCCGACTTCCCGTACGTCGTCACCGGCGACACGGTCAAGGTCACGGCGTCCGTCAACACCATCAAGCTCGCCGCGTTCCACTAAACCCGACGTAACCTTTCTGGAGCGCAGGACATGAGTGCAGAGACAGGGGCGTTAGCGACCACCCCGCATCCGTTAGGAAAACCGAACGGACCGGGGCTATTTCACGACAAGTCGTTGAGCCTGCCGCCGTACATCGAAAATATCGCGCATTCCCTCATGACTAAGCGCGGGATGGACAAGTCCAAGGCCATACAGACCGCAATTGGGGTCTGTCAGCGCTGGGCGGCCGGGGGCGGCGACGTCAAGCCTGAAGTACACGCTGCCGCACAGGCTGCTGTCGCTGCCTGGGAAGCCGCCAAGGCCAAGGCCCGCGCGACCCCCAACAAGGGCGACGTGAAGCTGTCCCAGCCGATGACCCTCCTGCGCTCCATCCTGGATGGCTCCAGTGCGGTGGAACTGGCTCAGATCGCGGCGGAGCCCACGGGTCAGCCGGTGAAGGCCAAGACCTCGAAGCAGCCCGCCAAGGCCCCCCAGAAGGGCCAGCAGCAGACCAAGCACCAGCTGCCGCCGGGGGCCGTCGGCTGGAAGCACAACTGGGTTCCCGTCGACAAGAACGGCAACGCGGTCGGTCCGTCGCAGAAGGACAAGTCTGCGTCAGAGATCAAGGACATGGCGGGCCACGACCAGGCCACCAAGGATGCGATCGCCTCGGCGTACCACAACAAGGCAGTGGCGGACGGCAAGAAGGCGGCCACCAAGGCGAAGTCGGCCAAGAAGGCTGCCGCTGCGGCTGCCAAGCGGGCTGCGAAGGCGAAGGCCGCTGCCGCCAAGAAGGCACTCCGGGCCAAGGTGGTTGCCGCCAAGAAGGCGGCGGTGGCCACCAAGAGGACCGCAGCTGCTGCTGCGAAGGCCAAGGCGGCGAAGGACAAGGCGCGTAAGCAGCTGGTCAGTCAGGCCACCAAGCAGGCTATTGCGGACAAGAAGGCGGGCCGGTCTCTGACGCCGTCTCAGCAGAGGCTGCTGGACGCGTACAACGGTCAGCAGGCCGCGACGCTGGACAACCTGCGCAACAACGTATCCCTGTCCCAGCCGATGCAGACTCTCCGCGCCGTGCTGGATGACCCGTCGGCAGTGGATCTGGCGGCCCCCGGCTCCCGGGGTTACATCTACACCCACAACTGGCACCTGAAGGCGGGGGTGAACCTGCCGAACAGGGGACAGCTGCCGAAAAGCCACGGGAAGACCGTGGGTCACAAAGTTGTGGGGAAGGACTTTGCGTCTCCGGAGATCAACAAGGCCAAGGCGGCATTCGCCGCTGGTCACAAGGCCCCGAAGGTGAAGGCGACCGCCCCGAAGGTGCAGGGGGCCGCCCCAAAGGCGCCGGGAGCTGCCCCGCCTGACGGGAAGCCGTCCGAAATCCTCAAGTACACCGCCGCCAAGAAGGCTCACACGGCGGCCTATCACGCTGTCGGCAAGGCGCAGCAGGAGAACACCGTCAAGGCGCATGAGGCCGCCGTCAAGGCGCTTCTGGAGTCCCACCAGGCCAACTTGAAGGTGGGTCTGAACGGCGCGGCGAAATCCTCACTGCAAGGGGCTCAGGTGCACGCGCAGAAGGCACTCTCTCTGGGTGGCAAGCCGACTGCCTCGACCCTGGACGCCCCGTTCACGCCGCATGAGGAAGTGCAGATTCAGACGGCGGTGCACAAGCTCAGCCAGATGTCAGACACCCAGTTCGCGGGACTGGCGAAGACCCACGGGAACGTCTCGAAGACCGCTACTCGCAAGGAGCGGATGCAGGCCGAGGCGGTACGACGTGCGGAGCAACTCCGGGTGGGGCTGGCTCCGACCAGTAACCCCGTGGCGCTGTCCCAGCCGGTGGAGCTGGGGGCGTCTGCGGAGTTCGGCGGGGACTCCGGCGGCCCGGTCCCCACGGTCAGTTCCCAGGACGGTCCCCGGGTCTCTGTAAACACTCTGATGGCCAACGTCCCGAAGCGCGTGCTCACCGATGCCGCGAAGAAGGCGCAGAAGAAGCGGCGCGGGGATGCCCGAAAGGGTGTCAAGAAGTGACTCTAGCTGGGGTTTTCGCTACCATCATGAGTTATACTTATCTCATGATGGTGACGGATGCGCAGCGCGAGGAACGACTGTGGGCCCGGGTGGAACCCGACGGGATCTGCTGGCGGTGGACAGGAGACACCACCAAGTCGGGGTATGCCGTTGTGACTTGGAAGGGCAAGATCTGGCGGGTACACCGTCTGATCTGGGAAAAGCTAGTCGGCCCCTGCCCCGAAGGGCTGGAGCCGGATCACCTCTGCCGGGTGCGGCACTGCGTAAATCCCGACTGCATCGAGTGGGTGACGCCGGAGGAAAACAAACGGCGCATGCACGTGGCACGCGGTACCCAGACTTGGAACGGTGCCAAGACGCACTGCCCCCAAGACCACGAGTACACACCTGAGAACACCGGTCGTGACAAGAAGAACCGGCGCTACTGCAAGACGTGCAACCGGGAGAAGGCCAACAAGCGCCGTATCTCTTGGACGTACGAGGAGTGGGAAGCCAAGAAGGCCAAGGACAGGGCGTATTACTACGCCAAAGTTGCTGCGCGGGCAGATGAGATTGATAAGGCAGGTACGCCGTGACACCCGATTACTCGCAGGAGTACGAGTTAGTGTTCGTGGAGGTGTTACCGCCGGGCTATACGGTAGTTGACCCCTCCGCGATCGACCCCTCCGCAATCGAGCTGTCAAACAACCCGGCCGGTGCGTTAGCATTCCGTTATAAGCACGGATGGCACTTAATAAACCCCCTGATCCCCTCCCGGGGACTCAGCGGCGGCGGTCTCGCCCGGCAGCACGGCCACCTCTCCGGCGGCTACACCACCGGCCACTTCCACAAGGGCGCGGACGGCAAGGTCCACTTCAAGGCCGCCAACCGGTACGCCGACAAGGCCGACTGGGAAAAGGAAGTCAAGGCCGGAGCTGCGGGCGTCGCCGCCAAGCAGGAAGCGGCAAAGGCTGCCGTCCAGAAGGCCGAGGACGCCACCAGCCTCACGGAGAAGCTGGCCGGGGAGAAGGCCCCCAAGGCGGCCCAGGCTGCGGCCCACGCGGCTGCCGCTGCGGCCCACCAGGACGCGGTCAAGCAGTTCCAGGCGATGGGGCAGGACGGTCTCAAGTCCGGGGTGCTGACGCATTCGGCCCACAGTGCGATCCACGCGTCCAAGGCGGACCAGCTGGGCTCGGCCGCCAAGGCGGAGAAGGCCCAGAAGCTGATCCAGCGCAAGGAGCTGGCAACCGGCCTGTCCAAGAAGGCCAACAACCTCAGCTTCTCGTCGCACGGGTCTACGGCGCTCCCGAAGGACAAGGCCGCGCTTCACCAGAAGGCTGCGGCGGCTCACACGGCCGCCCAGAAGGCCCACGAGCTGGCTGGGAACCCCAACACGGCCGAGACCCACGGAATGGCCGCTGCGAAGCACGAGACGCTCGCCGCGCACCAGCTGGAGAAGCACAAGCAGCTGGAGCACGGGGCCGGGGTCAAGTCGAACAAGGCTGTGACTGCCTCCAAGAGCGCCCACATCGCGGGCGAAGAGGGTGACTCCCTGCCCTCTCAGATCGCCGCGCACCAGCACGCTGCACAGGCCCACGGAGAGGCCTCCGCCGCGCACAACAGCCTCGGTAACATCAAGGCTGCGCAGGATCACCTGACCAGCAAGATGGCCCACAACGGTCACGCTGCCCAGCTGAAGGAGAAGCACGCCAAGCACGAGGCGGCGACGGCCGAGCACAACCAGCTGAAGGGCGCCGCCAACGCGGCGTACCAGAAGGCCATCGGCATGCCTGAGGGCACGGTGTTCGAGAAGACCGCCAAGGCAGATGCCCTCAAGGAGGCGTCCGAGAAGACCGGCGCTGCCATACAGCACGGCGCGAAGCACGGCCTGCCCGACGATCAGCTGATAACGGCGAAGCACGAGCAGCTGACCGATTTCGCCAAGCAGTTGACGGGTGAGGTCGAGCAGGAGCACAAGGCCACGGCGAAGCTGAACCAGGCTGCGTTCGACGCCACCGACAAGGCCAAGGCGGCGTCCCTGGATGCCCAGGTCTCCGGCGCGCTCGCGGACCACTGGGCGGCTCACGACGCGCATCAGGCTGCTGCGGAAGCCGGTCAGGCGGCGGGCCACGGGGCGGACATCCAGCAGTTCCACGCGAAGCAGAAGGAAGCCCACCTGGACAAGATCGCCAAGATCCAGGAAGAGCAGGACGCCGCCAAGAAGGCCGCTGCCGAGGCCAAGAAGGCTGCACAGCTCAAGGCGATCGACATGTCGGACGCCGCCAAAGCGGCCAGCCTCGACGCCGAGAACACGCCCCACGGCAAGACCCTGGTCGGCAAGCACCTGGACGCTGCCGCCGCGCACCTGGACGCCGCCGACGCGGCAAAGGACGCCAGTGGCGGGGCAAAGCTGGTCGAGCACCACACGGCCATGGCGAAAGAGCACACCGCAACGGCCAAGAAGGTCAGTGCGGACGTCTCGAAGGCCGACCAGACGGCCGGGGACCACTTCAACAAGGGCGACGACGCCGAAACCACCGGGGACCACAGCGCTGCGGTCCAGCACTACAAGAAGGCCGCCGAGGAAGCCGATAAGGCTGGGAACATCACGCTCAAGGCCAACGCCCTGCACTCCGTCGCCAACATCACGGGGACGAAAGAGGACCACAAGGCGGCCGGTAAGGCTGCACTGAAGGTCCAGATCGCGGAGAACAAGAAGGCCAAGCCCAGCGAGTTCATCCAGAACAAGTACGAAAACATGGCGGAGGAGCACCTCGCTGCCATCGACGCGGGCAGCACCGCTCCGAAGGCCTCCGAGGCGCCCGCGCAGGCGGAGGGCAAGGTTCTCAAGCCGGTAGGCAAGTTGACCGGTACTGGCAAACAGCTCGGTTCCCACGCCAATGAGGTACTGGTCGACGAGGCCGGGAACCAGTGGCTGAAGAAGGCCGACGCCAAGGGGTATTCCCGGGTACTGGACCCGGCGCTCGCCTCCCTTCAGCGCAAGGTCGGCATCGAGACGCCTGTCTTCGTGAAGACGAAGGAGGGGCACCTCCAGGGCATGATCCCTGGTGCGGCGGACGCCTTCCCCGGTGGCAAATTCGACCCGGAGAAGCTGTCCCCTGAGGACGTCACCAAGATGCTCCAGCACCAGGTGCTGGATTTCGCGACGGGCAACCAGGACACCCACTCAGGGCAGTGGCTGCGTAACCCGGACGGGTCTCTCACGCAGATCGACCAGGCCCAGGCGTTCAAGTTCGGTGTCGGCAAGGGGTCGGGCGGCTACGGCAAGGGTGACCCGACGACTACGTACCCGCCGAACCACCCGGATACCGAGGTGTATCCGAAGCTGTGGGCTGCCGCCCAGGCAGGCAAGATCGAAATCCCGGACCCCAGCGGGGACAACGAGTTCGCTAAGACGATCCAGGCGATTCAGGACATGCCGGACGAACAGTTCAAGGCACTGTTCAAGCCGTACGCCACACAGGTAGTCGCCAACGGCGGCAACCCGGGCGGGCACGCCACGGTGGACGAGTTCCTGAACGCCATCACCGAGCACAAGAACAGCATCGGCAGCGACTTCCAGAAGCTGTACAACAAGCTCCCGGAGTCCTCGAAGATCAGTACTGCGGCGCCGGAGGCCCCCGAACCGCACGTACCTACAGGTGCAACGGCAGACACGAAGAAGAACGCGCTGGAAGCCATCCAGACGTACGCGGTGTCCGGGAACGGCCAGCCGCTGACCCCGTGGATGACGCAGATGGCCAAGGAAGCCGGGCTGACCGACGCCGAAATCCACCAGGCGTTCAAGGACGGCCCGAAGGATATAGCGCTCCAGGAGGTCGCGAAGCAGGCCGCCAACGGCACCTTGCTGAACAGCGGCGCGATCACCAAGGCCAAGGACGCCGGTGCGAGCCTCAAGGAAATCCACGAGGTCATACAGGCCGCCAAGAATCCTGCCCCGGCCTCCGGCAACAGCGGACTGTCCAAGAAGGAGCAGGCCCTCAAGGCGCTCGCGGAGCACGAGCAGAGCGATGGAGACATCGCCAAGGGCGGCCAGCTGGAGAAGGCTGCTGTGGCGGCGGGGGCGTCTCAGCAGGAACTGGTGCAGGCGGCGCACCACCCCGAGACGTACCTGAAGTCCCTTGAGGGCAAAACGGGTTCCGCTGCTCCGGCGACGGCCCCGGAGCCGTCGGGTCTGTCCGCGAAGCAGGAGGCCTTGAAAAAGGTTGCCGAATTTTCGAGCAACCCGCCCGAGGACTGGACCGTGATGAAGTTCCAGGAAGTCCAGAAGGCAGCGAAAGCGGCAGGGGCTTCCCCCGCCGAGGTGCAGGAAGCTAAGTACACCCCGGAGAAGTTCCTCAAGAGTCTTCCGGCCGCCGCGCCGTCCGTCGCCGCTCCGTCGGCCCCTGCGGCAGTCGCCCCTGCGGCTCCCAGCGCCCCGGCAGGCCCGAAGGTCGACCCGTTCAAGCCGCAGGCCAAATGGACCAAGGGCGTTGCGGGACTCAAGATGCCGTCCGGCGAAACGCAGGAAACCGACGTCGTCGCCGGTCCGAAGGGGCTCGTCGTCCACAAGACGACCAATGGCCCCGGCTGGACCGTGTCCTCTTCCGACGGCCTCTCCCTGGGCAACAAGTTCAAGACCCAGAAGGAAGCCAAGCTCGCCGCCGAGTGGATGGCGAAGAACCACGGCGCCACCGGGGCGATCACGCTCGACAACCACAAGGCGTGGGGGGCGTCTCACCCGGAGGAGCTGACCAAGTTCAAGCAGGGGGTCGTCAACAGCCAGTGGAACAAGGACGCCCAGGCGACGCTGGACGCGCACAACGGCATGGCCCCTGCTGGAACTGCTGCTCCGGCCGCGATGACCGCTAAGGAGGACGCGCTCAAGAAGCTGGCAGAACACAACCTGCCGGAAAACGGCGACGACTGGGATTACGACAAGAACGCGGACCTGAAGGACTCCGCATCTGCTGCGGGCGCCAGCCCGGCCGAGATCGCCTCTGCGGCAGGAAAGCCGAAGACGTACATCAAGTCCCTGGGGAACGCAGCTGCGGCGACGCCTGCGAGCCCCAGCACTCCGGGCCATGCCACGCTGCCGTCTACACCTGCGGGTCAGACGGGCTGGAAGAAGACGACGCACCCCGTAACGGGCAATGCCGCCTACGTCCACCCGGAATCGGGTATCCACATCAGCAAGAAGCCGTACGGCACGATGTGGCAGCTGTCCACCCCGAGCGGGGCCGTGATCGGTGTCCAGTACTCGTTGAAGGATGCCAAGCACGCGGCGGCGCAGCTCACGAAGCCGTTCACGCCGGGCTACAGCAAGTACCAGGACGAGATCAAGCTGAAGCAGGTCGCTTCCGCGTTCGGCAAGGACTCGAAGGCGTTCAAGGACGCAGAGACGGCGTTCAAGGACAAGCACGGAAGCGTGCCGGAGGTCCAGCCTGCGTCGGCGCCGAAGCCGTACACGCCGGGGTCCCCGCAGGCCGCTACGGTCAAGAAGCAGCCGCCGAACCCGGTCACGGATGCGTTCACGATCACCGGCAGCCAGTCAAAGGACGCGCACAACCTCAAGGCGATCCTCGCGGCCAACGGACCGACCTCGCCGAAGTTCCTGAACGCCAAGGCGGAATGGGAGAAGAAGTACGGGAAGACCTTCGATCCGTCGTTCAAGTCGCCGTACGCCGCCACGGTTCATCCGGCGCATGCGGGCTTCACCCCGTCGAACCCGAAGTCTTACACCACACAGGACTCCCAGGACCCGGCGGAGCTGGCGAAGGTGACCAAAATGCACTGGTCCCAGGACACCCTGGACCAGGGATTCCGGTCGGCTTCGATCACCGCGTCTCTGAACGGGGACTGGAAGCCCAAGCACGAAGACACCGGCGACGGCAGCGGCCCGATGATCTACTCCGGGGGTTCCTACGACGCCATCAACAACCAGTTGCGCGGTGACGCCCAGTCGGACCTGATGCCGATCGGCCCCACGGGCGGCGACTGGGACGACGTCATCGCACACGCGGACAAGCTGTTCGACGAGGTGCCCCCGCTGACGCAGAACGTTGTTCTGTCCCGCAAGGTCGGCTCGGACGGCGGGGCGTTCCCGAAGTCCCCGCCGCCGATGACGCCGGGCGCCGTGTTCACCGACCACGGCTATGTGTCCACGTCCAAGAGCCGGGATGTCTGGTCCGGTCCTGTGCAGATGGAGGTCCGGGTTCCCAAGGGCATGAAGGTGCTGGACCTGAACCACACCACGGGCTCGAACCACCCCAGTGAGCTGGAGGTTCTGCTGCCGCGCGGTGTCCGCTACCGGGTCATCTCGGACGGTCCGGCCCTGCACTATTCAGGCGCGGGGCAGCAGAACCGGCACATTGTGGTGGAAGTACTGCCGCCGCTCCCGAATGACAGCGCGATAAACTAGAACGGACGTTGGAGGACACCATGGCGAACGAGCCCTCGAAAGAGCCCACCCCGGACGGGTGGAAGGCCGGTGACCTTGTGTGGGAGGTTGCCCCGGATGAGGTGACGCCTGTCATGCAGGCGGAGCTGGAGGAGCATCTTGCGAATCAGCGCAAGGAAGCTCAGCGGGACTCCGTGACCGAGAAGGTGCGGGCGCAGATGGCGAAGCGTCGGCAGGCGGCCAGCTAGCCCGGATTCCGGCCGATACCCCGATTCCTTTTGGGAGTCGGGGTATCGGCATGCCTGGGGGTTGCACACCCCTCTAGCATGTGCTAGGGTAGATATATCGAAGGCAGGAACTACTCAAGGAGAACAGCATGACTGTCAGCTTCCGGACCTGGGTCCTCAAGGAGGGCCAGAACCGGTTCAACCTGAAGATGCGCCAGCTGGCCGACCAGATCCTCCGGGACGCCTGCTCCCAGGGCAAGGGCAACAGCTATGAGCACCTCGTAGTGCACATGCTGAACGAGCACAACTGCTCGATGGAAGAGGCGGACCTGCTGTACTGGGCGGGCCTGGAGTGGGCCTCGGCTACAGGCCACAAGGGGCTCATCGAGCACCCCTACGAGCTGTCATGACGGCCAAAACGTAAGCCCCCTGGTCACATTGACCAGGGGGCTTACGTATGTGATCAGCTGGCCCGGTTACGCAGGATCTCCACCTTGTCCCCGGTCAGCTGCCAGCCCTTCAACGACTTCCCGGTAGCCTTGTTCTTGATCACCTTCTCCTCGAACCCGGCAACCTTGGCCTGCGCCACGAACGCCGAAGCCGAATGCACACGGTCCTCGATCTTGTTCCCCATGAAAGCCCTCCAGGCATCAGCCAGAGTGCGCGGGTGAATGAAAATCGCATCACCCTGCATGTCCTCGGTGCGGTAAAACGCCGGGGCCGTCACGAACGACTTGCCCGAAATCTTGATCGGCTCAAACGCCGTCATCCCATGCCCGGCCCAGTCCCCGTACTCGTGCAGAGCCCACGGCAGCACGTCCGTGGTCAGGGCGTTGTCCCAGGAGTTCGCGTACTTCAGATCCTCCTGCACCCACGCCCACACCCGGCCGTAGGTGGCGCCCTTCTTGCCCCACGCCTTCGGATCCCCCAGAAGGTGATCAATGAAGCAGGCCCCTGCGAGAAGGACCGCGTACTTGTCCCCGAGACGTCCCGGGCACGGCTTCGTCTCATCGATCAGAGCCTCGACGTCGTCCAGCCAGCGCAGGATCTCCGCCACGACCGTCCCCGCCATCGCAGCCATCCCGTGGGCGCCCGGGTACTTGCGCATCAGAGACGTCACGTCGGTCCACTGCGACAGATGCTCACGGCCCGGGACCTGCGACTTCCGGTTGGTCGGATCCGTCAGCTCCAGCAGGATGATCCGGTCCATCAGGGCCTTCTGGGACTTCAACCCCAGGTGCTCCCCGGTCAGCAGAATCGTTCCTGTCATGTGGGAGTGCTGTGACGCCTTGAACCCCGACTCGTGCGACCGCATCATCTTCGTGCCGTCCGACGTGGACAGCCGCAGCATCTCAAAAACCACCTTCGGCTCATCCAGGTCGTCTATGTGGACGAACCCCGACCGGGTGGAAGCGATCTTCTGCCGGACATCCGGCACCGTGCCCTGCGACGGACCCGACGTGTTGCCCGTGAGGATCTGCCGGAGCATCGACAGTGCACCCGTCGTCTTGCCCGACCCCGACGGGGCCTCCACAGCCATCACCGGGAAATGAGACGTGTGCTGGATGATCCCGGACTGGACCAGGGACATCACCATCCACGACGCTACAACCGCCAGAGGCGTTTCGTCATGGAACGTCAGCACCTGGGACAGTACGTCCTTGACCTCGGCCAGGCCGTTCTTAGCCATCCCGTAGGCGAACGGGGCATCCCCCGACGTCGACAGCTGAGCAGACGGACGGTACGGGGCCGACAGATCAAACACCGTCTCCCCGGGCCTCAGGATGCCCTCGTGCGACACGAACACGTTCAAGTCGGGGTGGTACCCCAGCTGGTCCACGATCGTCGCCTCAGGCGGCTTCTGGGCGTTGATGTAGCGCAGCAGCCGGACACCCTGGGAGACACCGCCGCCAAGCGCACCGTCCGGGCACATCACCGAGACACCCGCCGACGTCAGCCACAACGTCAGCTTGCGCGGGTCAGACAGGGTCTTCTCATCCAGGATCCGGCGGAGTTCCTTCCCGTCCGCCTGACGCACGATCACGACATCCCACGCCCGGCGTTCCGTCGTGTCATCCGCGATGATCCCGAGTGCCTTGATGTCAAAGTTGCCGTACGGCTCTTCATCAAAGATGTACTTGCCCGGCTCCGTCGGATCCTTCGCACGCGTACGCACGTGGATCACGCCCTCCTGCGAGCAGAGCCAGCCCGTATCAAGATCAGCATCCGTGACAAGGGTGGAAGCAGCAGGCGTGTCGGTTGCCTGCGGGGTGATAGGGGAGATAGTCTCAGACACAGAGAGATGCACCTCTCGCTAGCACCCCCCGACCTGCGACCGGTCGGGGGGTTCTTTCATGTTGATGGTGCAGACCCTAACACGTCGATCACGGCTAACGGGTTACCCCCCGACACGTAACCGCCCGGGTAACCTGACCCCGCATTCTTAGCTTGTCTAACGAGTTCAAGATCATCTTTTACCAAACGAATGGACGTTACTCCAAAGTTACTTCTAGAGTTACCTTTCAAACACCCCCTCTGACCTGCATGGTTACCTGGTTACCTCGTTACTTCCGTATGTGCCTATACGCGCATGCGCGCACATCACGCGCGATGTGGCGCCCTCATATTTCTGGAACGGGTAACCGCGTCTCGGGGGCCTCGGGGAGCCTGCACGTGGATGGCTTCAAAGCGGCTGCAACGAACGCTGCGGGAGGTCTGCGGGGAAGCCTGCGACCAGAACGTAAGATGGCCACCTACACCAGGTGCAACTGGTGTAGGTGGCCATTTGTGCCGCGAGACCATCAAAAAGAGGCTCTGTCATGATACCTGCTGGCATCCAGGTGCTTGAGGACGGAACGATCATCGGGAAACGGGGTGTGCCCGTGCGCACGCATCCGGATACCCGGGGTTATCACTACGTTCGCTTGTACATCGAAGGCCGCCGACAGCGACGGTTCGTCCACCCTCTCGTGTGTGAAGCCTTCCATGGTCCGAAGCCGTTCCCGGAAGCGCAGGTCAGGCACCTGAATGGCATCAAATCGGACAATCGGGCTAACAATCTCAAATGGGGGACCTCCGCAGAGAACGCTGCGGACAAAAAGGTGCATGGAACTGCTTGGGACGTTGCCAGGGGAGAACAGCACTGCCGCGCCAAACTGACTGACCAGCAGGTCTTGAAAATCCGGGAGCGTTACGCCGCAGGCGACATCCTGATGCGAGAACTGGCAGTCATGTACGGGGTGGGTGAAAGCAGGATCAGCACCATCGTCAACCGAAAAGGTTGGACCCACATCTGAAATAGCCCGCATTCCACAGGCCCCCGTTAGCAGCCGTCCAGTGCTGTTACCGGGGGCCTTCCCTTTTCATTCGACTGCTGCTAGGCAATACTAGGATCATTGGCTAGTATTAGGCGCAGTCACGATTTCATGGACAGAGCGAGGTAAAGAGGATGGCGGAACGCGAATTGCTGTTATCCCCTCAGGATGACGGTGCCGCTGTCGAGCTGTCTTCTCGGGTGTACCGCAAGCGGATCCTTCCGAAGGCCACGATCCACTACCGTGGCCGCAAGATCACTTTCGATGACCAGTACCTGCACGACCTCGCCAACTCCTTCCAGCAGGGCGCCTACGATCAGGTGGCCTTCATGATGGCCCCGGACAACAACAGCCACACCCTGGACCCGGAGCGGTTCCGTGGTGAGATCAAGGATGTTGAGGTCGGTGACGATGGCCTGTACGGCATCTTCCAGGTCACCCCTGAGGCTGCCAAGGTGCTGGAGCAGAACCCGAAGTTAGGTGTTTCTGCGCGCATCCTCGAAAACTACTCGCGCTCGGATGGGAAGCAATTCCCCCGGGCGCTTCAACATGTCTTGGGGACCCTCGATCCGGTAATCCCCGGACTGGGTAGCTGGGAAGAGGTTGCCCTGTCCAACGGGATCGATCCGGGCAATGTGATTGACCTGTCTGAACTTTCCTACGAGGAGTTGGAGCCCGTGACCACACGCGCTGAAAACCTACAGCAGGTGGCTGCGGCTACCGACATGACCGTGGAAGATCTCGAAGCGCTCGACATGACTGACGACGAGCTGGCGATTTTCGCGTCAGCGTTCGTCGACACCGAGCCTGCGGCAGAGGCTGCGGCCGAATCCGCCGAGGATGACGAGCTGGTCGAAGAGCCCGGCGAGCAGGGCGATCTTTTCGCTGCGGCGGACGAGGCCACCGACGAGGCTCTCCCTTCCGAGGAGGAGATCGAAGCCGCTGTGGAGGCCCTCTCCGATGAGGAGCTGACCGCCCTGGCGGCCGAACTCGGCATCCCGGCCGACGAGGAGCTGGAAGCCGCCGAAGAGGCGGGCGAGGAAGAGGCCACGGCCGAGGTGGAGACCGCCGAAGAGGCCGAAGAGGTTGCTGAGCCCACCGATGCCGAACTGGCGGAGCGCCTGGGCACTGGTGAGTTCGGCAGCGGCATCGACGAACCCGTTGAGGACCCGGACCTGGGTGACCTGACCGACGAGGCCCTGGCCGAGATGACGGAGATGTGGGAGACCGCTCACGCCGCCGACGACGCCACGGGCGCGGAGGAAGCTGCCGCTGTCGCCGCCGAAGCCGCCGAGACGGCTGAGACTGCTGTGGAGGCCACGGAGGTGGCTGCCGAAGCGGCTGAGACCGTTGCGGAAACCCCGCAGCTGGTCGGCGCCGGATCGGTTTCCCTGTCCAACGAGGCCGCCCCCGAGGTTGTGGCCCTGTCCAACCAGGTGAGCACTCTTCAGCAGCAGCTCGCGGAGCAGCAGTTCGACACCCTCAAGCGGGAGTACGTCCGCCAGGGGGTTCCCTCGGCTCTGGTCGACCTGGCCCGTCCGGTCCTGGTCGCCGGTCGTGCCCTGGAGTTCTCCAACAGCGTGGGCGACACGGTGGATCCGGCGGACATCGTCCGGCAGCTTCTGGACTCCGCCACCGGCTACATCGATCTGGCCCGCGAACGCGGTCACAGCTACTCGCCGGAAGCCGAGGACAAGGCGGCGATGGCAGCCGAAGAGGACAAGCGTCTCGCCTCCCTGTGGGGCGAGCAGTACGGCATCTGACCGGGGCTCCCGGCAGCAACTCTAGAAGGAGAGAAAACCATGGGTATGAGCCCCGTCTTCAAGCACGGTTCGCCGCAGACCTTCCAGGTCCTCAGCTCGGCTGCTGTTCGCGCGGGCCGTCTGGTGGAGTACGTCACCGAGTCCAGCACCACCAAGGTCCAGGAGGCCGGTGTCACCTCCCTCAAGGTGGCCGGTGTCGCGATCGACGACGCGGTGGGCACTTCCACCCCGGGTGCGGACATCACCTACGGCACCGGCGTCACCCGACGCGCCTACGACACCTCCACGATGGTCGACACCATCGGCGTCTCCACGTGCGGCGTCTGGAACCTGGTCGCGGGTGCGGCCGTCGCCGCGTTCGACGTCCTCAAGGCCGGTGCTGCGGGCACCGTCGTCACCTGGGTGTCCGGTACCGATTCACCGGCCGCCATCATCGGCATCGCGCAGGCCGCGATCTCCAACGGTGCCACCGGCCCCGTTTCGCTCCGTCTCGGCGTCTGATCCGTCCGAGTCTGAACAGATCTAGAAAGGACGACTGAGACATGCCTCAGACCACTGTCGGAACCGTTTCTTCGAACGATGGCTTCCGCCTCACAGTCAACACGCTGCTCAAGCGGCCGACCGTCATCCGGGAGCGCATTCTCCGGCTGGCCGACCAGCAGTTCATCACCGACACGGTGTTACGCAAGGTGCAGGACGTTCCGTCCGGCGTCGTGCTGTACAACGAGTCGACTCCGCTGTACGCCAACGGCGGCCCGTCGGTCGTCGCGGAGGGCGGCGAGATTCCGCTGATCACGGCGAACCTCGGCATCGGCAAGGCGGCCCGTACCATCAAGCGCGCCTTCGGTATCGAGTTCACCGAGGAGATGCGTCGGCGCAACGACATGGACCGTGTCAACACGTCCATCGCGCAGGTCGTCAACTCCATGAAGGCCGCCTGGGAGGACGCGTTCCTCTCCGCCGCCATCGCGGGTCTCGCGTCGACCGCTTCGGGTACCGCGTGGGCGACCGCCACGGACGTCCGGTCCACTCTGGCGAACGCGATGCTGGCGATCCAGCTGGCCGACGCGGAGTCCACGGACCAGACTGGCGTGCAGAAGTTCGGGTTCGAGCCGGACACGCTGATTCTGCATCACGCGCGTGCGATGGACCTGGCGCTCAACTCCGACATGAACAAGTACTTCACCGGTTCCGGCGCCCCGAACTCCGCGTACGCCGACAAGCTGACCCTCCCGGGCCTGCTGTTCGGTCAGTTCAAGGTCGTCAAGTCGTGGCGTGTCCCGACCAACTCGGCGATCCTCCTGGAGGCCGGGACGATCGGTGGCATCGCCGATGAGCGTGCGTTGGACGTGACGCCGCTGGAGCACAACAGCACCAACGAAACGTGGCGCTGCAACGTGGTCCGCCAGTCCGCGATCTTCCTGGATCAGCCTAAGGCGGGACGCGTCATAACGGGTATCTAGCCCACAACGGACAACACACACCTGGCACGGCGAATACACATCGAAGGAGTCATACCAGTCATGGCAGAAGAGAACGTTCTGTTCCGGGTCACCCGGCCGAACACGTCGATCTTCCACCCGGACCGGTCGGTCAGCCTGCTTCCGGTGCAGACCGGCGGCGAGATCGAGCTTCCCCGGAAGACGGCGGACTACCACGTCCGTAACGGCGTCGGCGTGATCGTCGATGCGGCCGAGGACGCCCCGGAGAAGACCCCGGAGCCCGAGCAGGCCCCGGAGGCGCCCAAGGAGCCTGTGAAGGAGCCGGAGGCGCCCACGGCTCCGGTCAAGCGCGCCCCCGGGCGCCCGGCCAAGACCGCGTAACACCAGTCAGAGGGGAGGGCCGTCATGTCGTACGCCACGATTGCCAGCGTCAGGACGGCCCTCGCCGCTGGTGGCGTAGTAGACCCGACCAGCGCGACGTCGCTGTCCGATGCGGATCTTCAGGACAAGATCGATGAGGCGGATGCCCTGATCGACGGGTATTTGACCGCCCGGTACGCGCTGCCGATCACCGGGACTGTCCCGCCCATCGTCCTCATGGTGTCGCGGGACCTTGCCGCGTCGTACGCCACGATTACGTACCTGGGCAGCATTCCTCTCCAGCCGACGCATCCCGTGCAGATCAAAGCGGCCTCGGCCATGGCCACGCTGGAGAAGATCCGCACCGGGGACATCATGCTGTCCCTGCCGGGCGCCGGATCCGAGCAGCGCACCGACAACCCGGCGGTAGAGAACCTCTACGACGGGTCCATGTTCACGCTGGGCCAGTTCGACTTGTCTCAGGACTGGGGCTGTTGATGGGCTCGTTCACCGAGAATGCGGACGAGCTGATCCGGGCGACCGAGCACGACCTTGTGGGGTCGCTGACGGTGGACCAAATCTACGCACACTACCAAGAAGTGGGCGATTCGTTCAATCACCCCCAGGGCGGTATTGCGCGTGCCCTCGCCACGGGGCTCCTCAACAAATACCCCGAGATCGTACGCAAGCTGGCAGACGCTGTTCTCGACGGCCGGGAAGCCATGCAGCAAGCCATGATCGACGGCATGGAAGCCCTGAACCTGGAGTACTACGAGCTGGCCCCGCGCGAGTTCCACGACCTGCGGGCTTCCGGATCCCCCGAGGTCATGGAGGGCGAAGAGCAGGTGTACCACCGGCCTCCGAACGTCCACCGGCTCTCCGAGGAGGAGCTACGGGCGAAGCAGGAGCTGAGGGCATTGGGGATCTTCGGTGCTGACTTCTGACTTCATCGCCTGGCTGGCTGCGCAGGAGATCAACGGCGAACCCATGCCGGTGATCTACCAGGGCCCGAACGGGCCGGGTGCGGAACCCCGGGAACACATCGTGGTCACCCCGGTCCCGGGCGGCGGCATGCAGGTGGACGGGCACATCGAGCAGCGGGTGTTCCAGATCAAAACCGTAGGCACGATGGGGCTGAATTCCCGGAACTGGAACGACGTCTTTTCTAAGACGGAAGACCTGGCCCAGCGTATCGACAAGCTCATCATGAATACGTGGCGGCCGGTGATCGGCGGGGAACAGGTTGTGTACATGTCCCGTTTCGGTACCCGGGTACGGCAGGGCGGCCCGTCCGGGCAGCCTATCGACAACGCCAACCGTCCGGCTTTCCAGACTATGTATGTAGTCGAGGCCGAGTCCAACATCTACGACGACTGAGGAAACGCCATGGCAGACGACAAGACCCCGGAAAAGACGGCCCCGAAGACCGCTGTGGCGCGAGCCCAGGCACCGGCTCCCGAGCCTGCGCCGGAACCCCTGGTGTTTCTCTACCTGGGGCAACCCCACACCAGTTTCGAACTGTCCGGGATGGGTCTGGCCGACCTCGTTCCCGAGGGGACAGCGTATTCCCCGAAGGACGCCGACATGGTTCGGATGATGTGCCTCAAGTACGGGATCCGTTACTCCGAAGGGGAGTAAATAGCCCGTCGTCGACAACCGTGATCCGGGTCCTTATACTTGCCACTGGCAGGCTTTTAAGGTCCGGGCGTAAGGCCGAATTGCCGTAATCACGGGCCAAGAAAACGCCCCTTCCCGAAGGAACGGGAAGGGCTATCGAAGGAAGTGATTACTATTCCCGGCAGCATAAACCCGAAGAACGTTGTCGTCGGCGTAGCGTCGGCCTGGATTCAGCCGTACGACCCGAGCGTTCCGGCTCTCCTGCCTGCGGTCACCATCGCCAAGGGTGCGGACTGGGGCGGCAACTGGCAGAACCTCGGCGCCACCGACCAGGGCTGGAAGCTCCAGATCGGTACGTCCACCAAGTCGATCACGATCGAAGAGCAGTCCACACCCGCTCTCGTCATGGCCGACAACCACAGCTACCAGGTGACCGGTGACCTCGCCGAGGACACCCTCCAGCACGCCTTATGGGCGTACGGCGGCGGCCAGCTGGTCACCACGGCGGCGGCGTCCGGCGTCCCCGGCTACCAGACCCTGAGCCTCCAGGACAACCTGAACTACTGGGCGATCGGCCTGGAGACCATCAACGTGCAGGGCTTCTGGCGCCGGTACCTGATCCCTCAGGGCGTCGTCGGCACCAACGTGGACACCTCGTTCCGCCGGTCCAACGAGAAGCGCATGTACTCCTTCCAGTTCGAAGGCACCTGCGCCCCGTCCCAGCTCGTCATCCAAGAGATGGTGGCCGCTGCACTTTAGTGCTGTACACGTCAAGTTCTACTCACCCGGCACAGCGAGAAAGGTTTCACCATGGCATTCGTTGCTCACGAGGCGATCGAGCCGCTCGACTACGATTTCACGCACTTCATGGACGGTTCCGAGGCGAAGGGGACCGTGCCGGAGCCGAGCCAGCAGGCCATGGCGGGGTACCGCAAGGCCGTTCTGGCGGTCGTCCGCGACTACAAGGACGTTCAGGACGTCGACCCGGACACGTTAAGCAACGACGAGCTTGACCGGATCACCGACCGCGCCGAGGAGCTGGAGAAGCGCATGGACGAGCTGACGGCCCGTCTCTGCAAGAACACTCCGTCCGTGGAGACGCTCAGCAAGCTGCCGTGGCGCCACAAGGTGATGTTCTCGAAGTGGCTCCAGGAGCAGTTCAACCCGGGAAAATTGACGGGCGTTACGAAGGACTGACTGGGGGAGAGGACCAGCGGCGTCTGTATTACACGCTGCTGAAACTCTTCCACGTCACCCGGCAGCAATGGGATGCAATGCCCTGGCATGATCAGCGGATGTACATCGAACAGCTGAACAAGGATCCCGAGTACAACGAGGACGGGGAATCCGGCGGGTCAGATGCGCAGGAACTGACTAGCTGGGACGACCTTCCTCCGGGGGCCTAATAAGACTCGCCGTGCCGGGTGGAGACCGCAGGGCCGAAGCTGTAAAAGGCTTCGGCCCTGCGGGCATTCTAGGCTCTGGCTAATCGCCCCTTTTAGCAGGTAATCTTGGAATCTGCAACGCAATGCGGGTCAAGGGGATGATGAGAGGGAGCGCCAGTGTCCGGAACGTATTCGGCCGGAGACATCGAAGCCTCCCTCAAGTTAGACAGGTCTGAGTTCAACCGGGAACTCACGCAGGCCAAGCGGGATGCTGAGGATTTCCAGAAGCAGACCTACAAGCCGAGGGTTTCCCTGGATGATACCGAGGCCAAGACAAAAATCCAGGCGCTCAAGGACGAACTCCAGAGCCTTCACAACATCACGGTCTCTGCCGCGTTATCGGGTTTCGACTCTGCCAGCACCCACTTAGCGGCCCTCCAGGCGCAAGCCGACCACCTCAATGGCATGGTCATCACGATTTATGCCGACGTGGACACGACGGCGGCAGCAGCCTCTCTCACCGCACTGCGGGCAGCCGCCAGTGACAACATCACCATCCATGCGGACGTGGACACGCGGGTAGCTGCGGCGTCTCTTGCACGTTTGCGTGCGGCTGCTGCCGACCCCATCAACATCCCCACTGGGGGCGGGGATCCTGGCGGTCCTGCACCAAGGCCTCGCCCTGGTGTCCCCGATGGGGATGATGAGAGGAACCGGAAGCTCAAGGACCCGTTCAAGATCCCGGGGGCGCTGTTCAGCCTTCCGGGGCTCATTGCCTCTGTTCTGCCTCAGCTCCCGGCCCTGACGACCCTGCTGGGCGGTGCTACGGCTGCGGTGGTCTCGTTCGGTGTCGCGGCGGGCGGTGCCCTCGGTGTGTACGGCGCCGCGACCATGGGCGCGGTCAAGCAGGCGACGGCACACAAGAAGGCCGTGGAGTCCACGGGCAAGGCGCTTGAGGCGGCCCAGGCACGGCTGGCTGGGACCACGGCCGGTACGGCTGCGTACACGAACGCTCTGAAGGCGGTCACGGAGGCGGAGAAGGCGCACAAGGAGGCGCTCAAGGATCTGACTCCGGCGGAGAAGCAGTTCACTGACTCCCTGAACGGTGTACAGACTGCCTGGCAGTCGTTCATCAAGTCCACCGAGGTGTACACGCTCAAGCCGGTTGCGACCGTCCTGGACGGGGCGAAAGCCGCGCTGCCTCAGCTCATCCCTCTGGTCAAGGATCTCGCCCCCGCTTTCCAGAGCGTGGCCGTGGCCATGAAGAACTGGCTGAGTGGCGACGGTCTGCACCGGTTCGTCTACTTCCTCCGGACTACTGGTGTGCCGATCGTGCTCCACATGATCGCCGGGTTCCGGACGTTCATGGCGGCAGGCGGTGCGCTTATGCGCGCGTTCGGGCCGATTGCAGTAAAAATGTCCGAGTACTTCGAGACACTGGGCAAAAAATCGGAGGCGTGGGCACAGGGCGGGGGAGTGCTCCGGTTCCGCGATCACTTCTTTGAGGCCTGGCACCAGCTCAAGCCGATTTTCAGTGAGCTGATCACCCTCGTCGGGCACATCTGGGAGATCCTTCAGGGGACCGGCAGCCCCAACGCGAACGCTCTCGTAGGTGTGCTGCACGGGCTGAACACGGCCATCGGGAACCTTCAGCCCGCAGCGGTGAAGTCTCTGGGCGAGATCTTCCAGTCCATCAGCGACGTGGCGATCCAGCTGGCTCCGGTCATCGGGATCACGTCCAAGGCGATCGTCGACATCATCAACGTGCTGCCGCCCGGGACGATCCGGGCTATCGCGGACGCCATGATCGCGTGGAAGCTGGCCGTCCTCGGATGGAATGCCGCCATTGCGGCCTGGGCCTTCCTCACCTCGATTATCGCAGGCCTGACGCTGGCCTGGCGCACCCTCAGTTTTGTTTTCGCGGCTTCTCCGATCGGTGTCATTGTCACGGGCCTTATCCTGCTTGTCGGGATCATTGTCCTGATCGCCACGAAGACCACCTGGTTCCAGACACTTTGGAAATACACCTGGGAAGGCATAAAAATTGCCGCCCACGCTGTATGGGTCAACGTGTTGCAACCTACTTTCCATGGGATTTGGGTTGGCCTCCAGGAAATCGGCAAATGGGGTGTATGGCTGTGGAACAACGCCCTTAAACCGGCATGGAACGGGATCGCCAGCGGCGCTTCCTGGCTATGGGGCTACCTCAAGCCGGTGCTTGTGGGCATCGGAAACGCATTCATGCTGGTCGGCAAGGTCATCTGGATTTTCTGGTCCACCTACGCCAAGGTCGTCTTCATTATTTTCGAAGCGGCTATCAAGGCGCTCTGGCTGTACGTCCTCAAACCGGTGTTCGGGTGGATCGCCGCAGGCTGGCACGCCCTGGGTACGGGCGTGATGTGGGTCTGGCATCACCTGCTCAAGCCTGCCTGGGACCTGGTGGTCGCCGGAGCCATTTACGTGTGGAACCACGGCGTCAAGCCCGCCATCGGGTGGATCACCGCAGGCTGGCATGCCGTGGGTGACGGCGTGATGTGGGTGTGGCGGCACCTGCTCAAGCCTGCCTGGGACATGGTGTCGGATGGTGCCACCAAGCTGTGGAAAAACTACATTTCGCCGGTATTCAACGGAATCAAGAACACCATCAGCGACAAGTGGGACTGGATCAAGGCGCACGTATTCAGCCCGATGGGTGATTTCTTCACCAAGAAGATCCCCGGCTGGGCCGACACGATGAAGGGCAAACTGGTCACCGCCTTCGATACCGCTTGGAAGGGTATTCAGAAGGTCTGGGACAACGTCAAAAAGGCGATCGGGTCGCCTATCTACCTGGTCGCGAAGTACGTCTGGAATGACGCGATTTACGGGATCATGGACAAGATCTCCGGATTCGTGCACCAGAAGAACCCGCTCGGGAAAATCCCGCTGGACAACATCCCGCACTTCGCAGCCGGTGGCCCGGTACGGGGAGGTACCCCCGGCAAGGACTCCGTGCTGTCCATGCTGATGCCCGACGAGCACGTCCTCACCCGCGAGGACGTCGCAGCCATGGGTGGTCAGCACGCCGTGGCTCGCTTCCGTTCCGCCCTGCACGGCGGCGCCCCTGTCCAAGGCGCCAACAACACGGGCCACTTCGGCATCGGCGGCTGGATCGGCGACGCAGGCTCCGCCCTGGCCGGGACTGTCAGCAAGGGCCTGGGCGTACTCAAGGACGCCGTCCTGGGGGCTGTCGGGGTCGTGGTTAACCCGCTTCTGAACGCCGCCGAGAAGACCGTCGACAAGCTCATCCCAGCCAACGGCGGCTGGGAAAACCTGGCCAACGGAACGTTGAAGCAGCCGATCGAATGGATCAAGGGCTTCATCAACAAGGAAGACAAGAAGGCCCAATCCGTCGGCGGCGTCATCCCGGCCGGACAGCACCTCGCGATCATCGACGCAGCCCTGAAGGCTGCGGGAGCCCCTCCGCCCGGAACTAAGGAGCAGTGGGAAGCCGGGATGAACACGCTGATTCAGCGTGAGTCCGGGTGGAACGCCTCCGCCATCAACAACTGGGACTCCAACGCGAAGGCCGGGCACCCCTCGCAGGGTCTGACGCAGACGATCCCGTCCACGTTCAACGCCTACGTTCCGCCAGCGCTGCGGAGCCTGGGCATCCTCAACCCGATTGCCAACGTCGCGGCCTCCGTCCGCTACATCAAGTCCGTGTACGGCGGCATCCAGAACGTTCAGCAGGCCAACGCCAACAAGGCCCCCAAGGGCTACTGGACCGGTACCTCTGGGGCCGCTCCGGGTATGGCCTGGGTCGGTGAGCGCGGTCCCGAGCTGATCGACTTCCACGGCGGGGAGACGGTCTACAACAACGGCGACTCGATGCGCATGCTGCGTTCCGGGCTGCTCGGGGGCCTGCACGGCTACGCCTCCGGTACCGCGAAGCAGCGGTCCACCGTGCGCCGGACTTACCACGAACTGGACAGCGACACGGCCCGGCGCAACGCCGCACAGAAGGCCTACAACGCGGCGCACACGAAGTACCTGAACGCGACCACGGCCAAGGAGCAGCAGGCCGCGCGCAAGGAGATGGACAAGTACCAGAAGCGGATCGACAACGCGAACAAGGAGATCGCGGCCGACAACAAGTTGATCAAGCTGCACGACAAGAAGTACAAGGCCGCCTCGGATGCCGTCCGCCGGGAGCGGGCCGATGCTGCGGCTCTGGCGGCTGCTCGCAAGAAGAAGCGGGACGCACAGATCTCTGCGGCCCGGACGGCGGCGCAGAACTTCATCAACAACGCGAAGGCCAAGATCGACGCGAAGCTCCAGGTGGCGACCGATGCCCGCAACGGGTATTACGACGCGGCGAAGCAGAGCGGACAGCTGACCAACCTGACGGGCAACCGGGCGGCCGGGTTCACCCAGCAGCTTCAGGCGAAAATCACTGCAATCAAGAACTTCCAGGCAAACCTGCACAAGCTGGCTACTCTCGGCCTCTCGCAGGGGGTTATCCAGCAGATCGCGGCCATGGGGGCGGACCAGGGCGGGGCGCTGGCTCAGTCGCTTGCCCGGACGACGACGGCGGCCGATGCGAAGGGTCTCAACGCGAAGTACGCGGAGCTGGACAAGGTGGCAGGGCAGTACGCGGATTCGGCTGCGAATGACGGGTACGGTCTGAGTTCCCTAAAGGCCCAGTCAGCAGTTCTTTCCAAGACGAAGATTACGGTAACGGCGCCGAATACGATCATGGTTACTATTGACGGAAAGACCTTCAAGGCCCACACCGAAAAGGTTGTTGAATCGAAGGTGACCGAGATCGTGGACAAGGCTGGAAAGAAGAAGTGATATGCCGGTTGTAGTCCCCACAGGATCCCCGGTCTCCTCTTCGACCACGGACTCGACGTCTTTCGACGGACGTATCCGGGTCATAGACGACCCGGCGTTCGGCGGTGTCCGCATCAAGATCGACTACTCGTTGGACCTCAACTTGTGGTCCAACCCTTTCCAGTGCACGGTGTACCGGAAGCACGAAGACGGCTCCGTGTACACGGTGCGTGGCGGAGACCCCTACCTCAACTACGCAGGCAAGGGCTGGCTGTACGACCAGGAAGCCCCCCTTGGCCAGCCCGTCTCCTACTACGTCGTACCCATCGACGCCGACGGGGGCACGGGGGTCCAGTCGGCTGTCGCCTCCATTCTCACGGGCACTCCGGCGGGCGGTTTCAACAGCCCCGACATGTGGCTGGTCAACCTCGCCGATCCCAGCGCCTCGGTGCGGGCACGCGGCCTCAACACGCTTGCCGGTAACTACAACGGGCGCAGCGACAAACAGACGGTCCTCGGCAGCCCCTTCCCCACGGTGACGCCGGACACCCGGAACGGACTGAGCACCCAGATAACTGTGCTCACGGTCGGGCAGCAGGAATTCGTTGCCATGCAGAAGCTCTTGAAGCAGAGCATCATCATGCGGAAGTCGTCGTTATGGGAAAGGCCTGACGGCTATTTCACCGTGGACGACGCCTCCTATGCAGCCCAGACCGCCGGAACAGGGCGAGGCGCGTACGCCTGGCAGATGGGCCTTACCGAGGTAAACCGCCCCAATACGTACGGCCAGACCGTCGCCAGTCCCTCTTTCACCTTTGCCTCATATCGGGATCAGTTCCCGCTGTTCAGTGATGCCCCCATGCTGCCGTTCGATGCCATCCAGGGCGGCAACGTCATGGACCCCAACACGTCCAGCCTGGAAACCGACGATTCACAGTGGGTGGCAAACACCAACACGACCAAAACGTGGTCGGCGGAACAGGCCAAGCAGGGCACGCACTCCCTGAAAATGGTCGCCACGACCGTCGGCGTTTTCGGAGCGTTCACCGGGCCGCGCTTCCCGGTGAACCCGGACGCCGTCTACACGTTCACGGCGTGGCTGTACAGCCCGAACGGCCTGGTGGCGGACCTTCAGCTCGACTGGAAGGACGGTGCGGGCGGCTACCTCGCCAGTGATTCCCTCGGTGAGTGGGGGCGGACGGTGGCGCTCACCCCCAACATCTGGACCAAGGTCGCTCTGTCCGTCAAGCCGGTTCCCGGGGCAGCTCTGGTCACGCCGCTGGTCCGTCTGACCGCAACAGCGGGCGGCCAGGTCGGTTATGCGGACAGCATGAGTCTGGAGAACATCTGATGCTCTCCCACTCGTTGCGCCTGGAACGGATGCTGGCCGACGGCACCCCCCTGAAGATCGAACCCGTACTGGAGTGGTCCCCGGACTGGGCCAACTGGTACCCGCTGACCGTGATCAGCGGAAGCCACACCCAGGACCGCACCAGCACCGTCCGGTGGACCTTGAGCGGCACCATCGCCAAGACGGTGCCCGTGGGGTTCGACGGCATCCACCCTTACGGCTGCCGCCTCCGGCTCCAGCTGGCGGTGTCCTGCCTGGGGTCCTCCCCCGAGTACATCCCCGCAGGCATGTACTCCGTCACCTCTGTGACGGAGAACTTCAACAACCTGGGCATTTCAGGCTCCAGCTTCGAACAGGACGTCATCGACTCCACGTTCCCCGTGGTCCGCAACCTGCCGGACAACCGGACGATGACCTACCGGAGGCAGGCAGAAAAGCTCATCACCGAGGCAGTTCCGGACGCCCGGTTCCTCTGGGATCCCCGGCTGTCGATGAACACCGCGATGACCTCCATGGCCGTGGACAGCGACCGCTGGTCCATCATCCACGGACAGTCCAACGATGCCTCCGTAGCCACGGCGCTGGGCGCAGACGCCCTCTGTGACGCCTCAGGGGCCTTCTCCTTCGTCCAGCGCCCTTCGCTGACCGACACGCCCGTCTGGACCGTCTCCGAGGACACACAGACCAAGATCTCCGCAACGTTCGCCTACGACCGGCAGGGCGTGTTCAACTTGGTCGCGGTCACTGGAACCCCCGCCGACGGCGGCAGCCCCATCGGGCCGGTATTCGTATGGGACGACGACCCGCACTCCCCGACCTATGCCGGTCCCGACCCGGTGAACCATCCGGAACTTGCCGGGCACTTCGGCGTCAAACCCTACCGGTACGACTCCCCGCTGATCACCGGCGACCGGCAGGCCTGGCAGGTCGGCCGGGCCATCCTGTCCGACATCGTGGGGGAGTCCAAGACGGTCTCTTTCTCCAGCCGCTTCCACCCCTGCCAGGAAGCCGGGGACGTCGTCCTGATCACCCGGACGAACGGGCGGCTGGAAAGCCACCTGGTGGACTCCATCGGCTACACGTGGGCCTCCGGCGCCGCGTCCTACACCACTCGCAGCACCAAGCAGGAGGTCACGGTCCGTGTCTGATGCCGCAAGCCTGTTGTCCAAACTGACCACCAGCGAACGCGCCGTAAAAACCCTCCGCGCCGTCGTGTCCGCCTACCGGGAAGACGGCCTGGTCAATCTCCGGTACGGGACATCGAGCCTGTACGGGATCCCTTGCCTGGCTTCCTACACCGACCGCAGCATCGGGGACGTGGTGCAGGTGCTGGACCTCGGTCACAGCGTCTGGGTGGTCCTGGGACGCATCGGCGGCGGTGACTCGGAATTCGTCTTTCCGACCACACAGAACAACGGCTACCAGCAGTACTATTTGGACACTCTGACCAGCCGTGGCATGACGGACATCGGGTACGAGGGGTACATCGGGTCCTCCGGGACCAACAATGAGCGGCCCCTCATGCTGGCCTGGTCGTACTACAACGGCAGCAGCAACAGCCTGAACAGCATCAGTGCAGGCCGGACCTTCGCGACCGTCTGTGTAGCCCGGAGCAATCTTCTCCACGGAAAGCGGGAGGCCGTAGAAATGCGGCTCTGCCCGCACAACTACAACGCACTGCCGAGCACCATCACGCTGGACACTGCATCGTTCAGCCCGGTCACGTTCCGTCTGGAAGTCGGGGAAATACGCAATGTCGCCCTCCCCGCCGACTGGTTCGCCGCCATGACGGCAACAACCCCGACCATCAAGGGATTCGCCGTTCAACCTGTTACGGCAACCCCATCACAAGCCGGTTACGCAATTTTCAGCCAGATCTCCGGCGGCTTCAGATCGTTTTAATCGGTATAGTTGTTCGACAGTAAAGGAGGAAATCCGTGGGAGCCACGTTCAGCGCGTTTTCTGCACTTCCGGTGCCGGATACCGCAGCCAGCAATGACGTCCCCTACTGGTTATCCCAGCTGGTGGCCGTCCTGGACACCAAACTCGTTCTCGCCGCTACCTCCACGGCGGACCGGGACAGCCGCTACTTCAGCGCCCCGTCCGGTGTGATCTGCGTCGTCCGTGACGGCACCGGGACCGTTCTCGGCGTGTACGTGAAGACGTCCAACGCCGGAACGTCCGTCTGGTCGACCATCTGGACGGCACCTGTCCCGCAGACTCCGGTCAACATCCCCCTTTCGGACGGGGTGCAGGTAGCGAACGGCAAGCCGCCTATCGCTGTCTACAACCCCGCCGCGAACACCTGGACTTTCTGGGGAAACGTCGGTTTCACCAACGGCACGAACATACCGACCAACACCATTCTCGGAACTGTTCCGGCGGCGGTTTCTCTCAGCACGGTTCAGCCCTACTACGAAGGTATTGCCCCCACGTCGGTCGGAGGAACCGGCAGCCCGTCCGGAGGGGCAAAAATTTCTTTCTCGGTCGGTGGCAACATCGTGATATTCCTCCCGTCCGGCGTCTCTCCGGCCTGGGTCGGTTTTGACGGCATTGTGCTTCCGGGCGCGTAGGGGGAATTGACGTGGCGCGTTTCATTTACGGTGGTGGTGGTGACGGGGACATCATCAAACCCACAGGTGTTCCGTACATCAACGCCAGTGCAAACGTGTTCGACGCACGCACCGGCGGAACTCAGATAGCGGATCTCCAGAACATTTCCGGATCCGCTATCACCTCGGTGGCCACGGACGCGTTCGGGCAGGCCATCTTCTACGGCCCCGACAACTACATTGGCGTCCTCTGGCTCGACTTCGGCAGCGGCGTCCGATGGGCGGTATCCCCCAAGGCGGTAGACCTCGCCGCGTTACGGGCGATCGGCGTGCAGCGGGCAGCTGACGCCGCCGCAACGACCCCGACCGCGAAGGCAGGGCTCCCGTACAACGCGGCGGATCCACTGGAACAAGCGCTTGCGGCAGCCCTTGACCCCCTGGTCATCCCCCGGTTCGCGTCCCAGTCGGCCCGGGACGCGGCCTTTCCGTCTCCCCAGGGCGGTGACAGGTGCTGGCGGACTGACCTGGCCCTTGAGCAGGTCTTCAACGGCAAGCTGGGTCTGTGGCGGAACAACAGTTTCGCCTACAACTTCGGGTCCGTGGGCGGGTCGGTGACGGTCGCCAACACGGTTACCGAAACCCAGCTGTCAGTGACAACGGTCCCTGCGAATACTCCGGCTGGGGCGACGTTCAAGGTGACGGGTTACGGCTCAATCGTTCAAGCCGCCAACGCGACCCCCACCCTGACGCTGCGGCTCAAGGTCGGGGGCGTATCGGGTGTGAGCCTAGCGGCGAACTCCTGGACGGCGGCCACCAACGCAACACCGAGTGCGCGTGCTTGGCAGGTCCAAGGATTTGTCACCCTGAATTCAACCGGTGCCAGCGGGACCTGGTTCGGGAACCTGACGGGTTCTTCTACTATCACCAGCACTACGCCCCTCTTCAGCTCCGGGGCGTCCTTGCGCAGTGACGGTACTTCGCTTACCACAAGGGACTCTACGGTCTCTCAAAACCTCTCTCTGACCGCTCAATGGGACGCCGCGTCCGCATCGAACAGCGTTATTCAGTACGGCTGGGCCTGGGAAAGGGTCTGCTGATGGCCAGATTCCTCTACGGCGGAGGTGGGGACGGAGACGTCATCAAGCCCACGGGTACGCCGTTCCTCAACACCACAGCGCTGGTCTACAACTCCCGGTCGGGAGGCACGCTGATTACCGATCTCCAGAACATTTCCGGTACCTCTATCGGTCAGGTGACCACCGACTCCAACGGGCAGGCCATCTTTTTCGGGCCGGACAACTACATCGGTACGCTGTGGCTCGACTTCGGCAGCGGCAGCGGCGTGCGGTGGGCTCTGTCGCCCAAGGCCGTGGACCTGGCCGCTACCCGGGCTATCGCGGTACAGCGGACGGCAGACGCGGCAACTCCGAGCTTCACCACGAAGGCTCACCTGCCCTACAACGCGGCGGACCCGCTGGAACAGGCCCTCGCGACAGCTCTGGACCCTCTGGTCATTCCCCGGTTCGCCACAGCAGCAGCCAGGGACACCGCGTTCCCGGCTCCGGCGAACGGTGACCGGTGCTACCGGACCGACCTTGCTGCCGACCAGGTGTACACCGGAACGGCCTGGGTGACTCTGGTACAGGCAGGGCCGTGGACACAGGCGAACCTTTCCATATCTCCGACGTCGGGCAGTTTCTCTGTAGGTACTGGATCGCTCACTATCCGGTACCAAATCCAGGGGAAGGGTGTGGAGTTCTACATCGGCTTGACTGTGGCGGGGGACACCACGGTGGGGAACGGTGTGTGGACCGTCACCGGATTACCTTTCAGCATCTCGGCATCCAGCATTTTGGTGACGACTTTCCCGGGTCAGGTGTTCACCGGCTCCGCGCGTTTTATGGCGATTGCGCAGGCGGAAACAGCCACTACGCTTTCCCTGTGGTCCTATGCATCAACGGGTTCTACCGCAGTTACCCGGATCGGCGGCAGTGGTTCCACCCCCGGCGGCGGAACCTGGCAGGCCGGTAACTTCCTCCGCGTGGGCGGTATCGCAGAACTCGCCTGACATCCGGGCGGACTAGGAAAGGGAACAGCATGACGGAATACACACGACGCTACCCAAGCGGTTCGTCGGACTTCTATCCGAACGGCACCACTCTTCAGGTCAGCTACGTCGTTGCGGGTACCGACGGTTCTTCTATCGAAGGCACACTCGACACGCACGGGCTTCTCACAGAGGACCAGATAGACGAACTCGCCTTCGCCATTCAGACCGCGTGTTCCGGTCTTCCCTGGCTGTCGACATCCTTCGTTACGGTCCTGGAGGACGGCCGCCGGGCATTTTCTGTCTCTCCGGTAACACCTCCACAATAGGGACGTTCTAACGAAATAGCCTCCCTTGGTACGATCCAAAGAGGCTAATTCTGGTTCCCGAGGGGCAATTCAATGAGCGTTCCGTTAGACACCCTCATAACCACGGGTGCAGTGGTCTTCGGGAGCTTATCGACCTACGCAGGGACGCGGTACATGGGTCGGAATACGAACGCCACCGAAAACCGCAAGGTAAAGCTCAGTGAGTTCGAGACGTTCAAAGAGGCGTACTACGAGCAGATCGCTGAGTTCAAGGAACGCTACGCGACTCAAGAAGCGAAGATGAACAAGGTGGAACGTCTGCTTCGCCTGGCTCTCAAGCACATCCGGGACCTGCGCACCGACATGCGGCAGCACGACGTCATTCCGTCCCACGGGACGCCGTCCGAGCTGGAGAGCCTGCTGTGGACTCTCACGGATGAGGACGATGCGGAGGTCACCGCGTCGCACCCCGGATCGGGGGAGTGATGCGCGTTCCCCGGGCCCAGCTCCGTCAGGCCCTGATAGCAGCGGGCGCACAGAGCGGGACATGGGCACAGCCCGGAACGGCCGAGACTCTGGCAGCTGTGGCCCTCGCCGCGTCGGGGGTTCAAGGGGAAGCGGACTGCGATACGACGGACGGCCTGCGAGTCACCGTCTTCCAGATCGAGACGCGTCCCGCAGACACCGGACGGCGTACCCCGCGAGATCGGGAGTGGCTCACCGACGGCCTCTCCAACGCGTGCTTGGCGGCCGTAGCGCTCACGCACATGAACGGGCTGAAGATGTGGCCCGAGTACACGTCCGGCGCCTACCGGCGCTACCTCCCGGAGGCGCATCCCCCGTCCATACAGCGGCCTGAGGACGACGTTCCGTACCAGGAGGCCCCCGTGTTCCCCGGCGTCCCGCTACGGCTCCTGATGCGCGCCTGCGGATGGATCGCCCCGTCCAACGTAGACGCCGACCGGATCGCCGGGATCAACGGCTTTCCCTCCGCCGCAGACGTTCCCGCAGGGCACGTTGTGCGGATCCCCGTACAGCGGGGCTGGTAATCGGCCCCGTGCTGAAAACCGAGTGAGAGGACTCTCGTGAACAAGTTCCTGAATCGTGCCTTCCTGAAGGACGTTGCGGACCGCACCGTCTCCACCTACGTACAGGCGTTCGTGGGTCTGGAACTGTCCGACATGACCAACCTGACGTCCATCGGCGCCACCAAGGCCGTTGCGATCGCCGCGCTGCCTGCGGCGTTAGCCGTGCTCAAGGCCGCGCTCAAGGGCGCCGCCAAGCAGGACACCGCTGGCGTCTGACCTGCTGAGAAGGGGGCGGCGGTTCTCTGGAGCTGCCGCCCTCCCCGCTATATGATCAGCCTTGGATGCAGGACTTCCAGCGGAGGTACATAAGCGTGACCGCTATGCAACACACGGCGCAGGACCGGTGCGACCGGTGCCGGGCGCAGGGCTACACCACGTGGGACATCGCGGGTAAGTCGCTTACGTTCTGCGGGCACCACACCAACGCTTACGGGGACGTCCTGACCCAACGGGGCTACACCCTCCGCGTGGACGACACCATCGCCCTTAACAGCAGGTAATAGGGCCACATCCGTCTAAACTGCTAAGGTAGATACCGATCACCCCATGGTCTTCCGCCGGAAACTCTGGCGGACGCACGAAAGGTCAGGTGATTGCCCCTCATGACGGACAGCATCAAGAACCAGCAGCCCGATATGACGGAAACGTCCTGACCTAGGAGTGTGATCCGACATCTCCCTGGCGGCCGGTCTGAAATACCCGGCCGTCTCGGAGAGGGATCAACCCGACGAGCCCCGGCAAACCCTGCCGGGGCTCCCGTATACCCCGAGAAGGAGAGAACTGTGACCGCGCTACTTGAGGCGCCCGTCAAGCCGCCTCTGCGGCCGTATCAGGCGGCAGGCGTCCAGTTCCTCCGGGACCACCCCCGCGCGTATTTGGCGGACGATCCTGGGCTCGGAAAAAGTCGACAATTGCTGGAAGCGTCCGTGGGCAAGACCCTGATTCTCGCCCCCGCCATGATCCTGGACTCCGGTACCTGGCGGAACGAGGTCAACCGGTGGGCCGACGACCCCAGCCGGTTCACGTACGTCCCCTACACGTCTCTGTGCCACCGGGAGACCACCCCCGGAGCCTTCCTGTACGAGCGGATCGCCAAGCACGACACAGCCGTGATCACCGAAGATCAGGTACTAGACGAGAACGGCAAGCTGCTACAGGGCTTCAAGCCCATTCTGACTGCCAAGGGGGAGCACAAGCGGCAGCCCTCCCGGTCCAAGGTCGTCCCGATACCGCGTCCCGAGTACAACCAGCACTGGGACACGATCATCTGCGACGAAGCCCAGCTGCTCAAAGGCCGCAAAACCACCTGGGTCGACGCCCTCAAGATCCTGTCCCGGAACGCGGACCGGCTGTGGATGGCCTCCGGTACACCGATCTCCAACTTCGCCCCCGAGCTGTTCGCCCCGCTGCAACTGCTGTACCCGGAACTGAGCGGCAAGGGGCAGAAGCTCGGATCGTTCTGGCGGTGGGCCGGGACGTGGTTCCACATCACAGAGTCCCAGTTCCGAGAGCACGAGAAGATCATCGGAGATCTTCTGCACTGCTACCCGGAGTGCCTCGACCAGCCCGCCTGGGACCCGTGCGAGCACTACGAGCGGTTCTTCAAGCAGAACCTCGGAGACCGGTACATACAGAGGCTGCGGGACGACGTACTGCCGGACCTTCCCCCGCTGGAGATGCAGACCGTACTCACCCCGATGACCAAGAGGCAGGGTGTGGAGTACCGGAAGATGAAGAAGGACTCGCTGGCCTACGCTCTGGACGGCAACATGATGGTCGCCTGGTCCAAGGGCGCCGCGCACGTGAAGCTGGACAAGATGGCAACCGGTCTGGGTCTCTTCACCGGGGGTATCGAGGAGTCCGGCAAGCTGGACCAGCTGCGGTACGACCTCAGCGAGCGGGTGTATCCCACACTGGTGGTCGCGCACTATCAGGACACCGTCACCGCGTGCGCGGAGGTAGCCAGGTCGCTCGGTAAGAAGGCGGAGCAGATCGACGGCCGGACCAGCAAGGGGGACCGGCTGCGGTTCGTGGAAGCCTTCCAGGCTGGCAAGCTGGACGTGCTGGTCGGGTCTCTGGAGACGATCTCGGAGGGTCTGACGCTCACGGCCGCTGACTTGATCATTTTCGTTGAGCACTCCTGGAAGCCGTCCCGGAATCAGCAGGCGCTCCGCCGGGTGCACCGGCTGGGGCAGACGCGCCCGGTCACGGCCTACGACTACGTCACGCCGAAGAGCGTGGATGAGGGCAAGCGGGAGCTGTTGGCTACGAAGCAGGATCGGGCGATGAGGGCTTTGACCTGGGGGGTTGTTCGAGACCTCCTTTAGGTGCTAGGGTAGATACATACCCGAGAGACACCACCAAGGAGACTTTCATGGAGCCCCAGACTGAGATCGTGTACGTAGTCGCATCCGCCCCCCACAAGGCCATCGCCTTCATCAACGGCACAGACGCCCAGCCGAACAGCGTCTTCACCGTCAGGTCGGCAGCCGAAACTGTGGCGCGGTGGAAGTCCCAGGACTATGGCTACGACATGCACGTCTATGGGGCCCGGGTCACCGTCGAACTGCTGGAGGACTGAGCCGTGCCGAGTATCACCCCCCAGGCCGCCCCGACTGCCCAGGTGCGGCCCACCCCCGTCGTCTATCCGAGAGTCAACGAAGACGACGCCGTGATCATGGGTCTCGACCCTGGCGGCAAGGAAGGCGACGACAAGGGCGGGCACGTCGGGGTCGCCCTGGCCTGCCGGTCCTATGTCGCGGACCCTGCGGCCCCGGGAGGCTGGTCCCTTCAGTCGCCCGGTTGGAGGGTCTACGACACCTTCGAAATGTCCCCGGACGAGTTCATCCGGTGGTTCGTTACCAATACGTCCGCGATCGACCTGATTTTCGGTGAGATGTTCCGGCTGGACAAGGAACGCGCCTACACGCTGATCGGGTCCAGCATGCCGACGTCACAGCTCATCGGCTGGGTCCGCATGCACTGCATGCTGTACGCCCCGACCATTCAGGTGAACTGGCAGTCGAACATGGTCCTGAAAGGCCCGACTGCGGCGATCCTGCGGGAAAAGGGGATCAAGCCGGTGTCCCCGCCCGGGAAGAACGCCGCCCGGTTCAGCACGGGGGACCACCAGCGAAGCTCTGAACTCCACCTCTGGCACGGCCTGATGCGCGCTGGGCTTGTCGAGGGAATTAGCTCTGACATAGGGTAGATAAGACCACTGTGCCGCCGCGCCTACACACTCCAGGAGACACCGTATGACGACAGCCCCCAGCGAAGAGAGCGTTTGGCAGGAAAAGCGAACCCGCCAGCACGCTCTGTACCCCCGGCAGCGTGAAGCCCTCCAGTTGTACGCCCGGGGACTGAGGTACAGCGAGATCGCAGATGAGATGGACCTCGCCATCGGCACCGCCCGTTCCTACGTCGGAGCCGCCCGCGTGGCCCTCGGAGCCGCCGACCCGACAGAAGCAGTACGGATCGCCGCCGAGCGCGGTGAGATCGAACTCGCAAGCAACATCTAGGCGAACCCCCGCAAGGGAGGCACCGGTTGATCCGGTGCCTCCCTTTTGTGTTTTCTGATGCAGCACGCTTCGCAGGACTTGTTGCAGGGCTATTTCAGCGTATGATCGGGGACAGCCCCGGAGAATTGCCGCCCAGTGGTGGGCCGGAGCGCTAGTAGCAACTCCCAACGTTGCTAGGATAGAACCATCATCCCCGCTGCTTCGGAGCCCCTCCATGACCACACCCCTGCCACCCCTCAAGGTCAGCTATTCCCAGCTCACGACGCTTCGCGACTGTCCCTTGAAGTTCCGCTGGCACTACTACGACGGCTACCGGGTCATCGCGAAGGATCCGAAGCTGGACCTCGGCTCCGCCTGGCACGAGTGCGTTCTTGAGAACCACTACAACGTGATCAAGGACTACCAGGACCACACCCTTGACGGCCGCTCTCCGCAGCGGGGAAGCGCCGATGAGGAGAGTCTTCTCTCCGTCGCCCGTAACACCGTGGAAGCCGCCCTCACCGCCGCCCTGAAGGGTGAGCAGTACAGCGCGCTGTACCCCGAGGACTACGACGTTCTGCGGTGGATGTACGCCGGTTACACCGCTCACTACGGCTGCGACCCGCACTGGCGCATCCTCGACGTGGAACACAAGGGCTTGGCCCCGCTCGGGCAGATCATCACCCCCGCCGGTCGCCGGGATGTCGTTCTGGACTACCGGATCGACCTCGTGGTGGAAGACCTGGAGCTGGGCGGCGTCTTCGCCGTCGAGTCAAAGTCCGCGAAGACCCTTTCCACCCGGTTTGCTATGGAACTGGACGACCAGACCGGTTTGTACGAATGGGCGTTCCGTACCAGCAACCACCCGCAGGCCAAGACGATCAACGGATGCGTCCGCTCCGAAGCCAAGAAGGCTATGAACGTCGGCGACAAGCCGGGGGCTACCAAGGGCAAGGCGCAGACCCTGGAAGCGCGTCACCAGCGCCTCATGGTGCCCCGCACACCCACAGAGCTGACTGCTATCTCCCGGGACGCCCTGGCCGCCTCGCAGGCAGCTTACGGCGGCAACCTGCCGATCTACAGCGGCCCCAACCCGGGCGAATGCCAGTGGAAGTGCCAGTTCAAGGATGTCCACATCGAGTTCCGCAAGGGTCGTCCGATCGCCCAGCTGATGCAGGAACACGGCTTCCGCCAGGTCCCCACCGAGTTCAACGGCCTTTCGGCCTGACGAGAGGAGCTTCCATGCCCGCACACAAAGGGTCGGCCCATCACCTGGCCGTACTCAACGAAACATCCGTCCGGGAAGCCCGCCGGGAGTACCGCCTCGGAGGGATCTCCGTCCGGGAACTCGCAGACCGCTACGGCGTGACCACCGGGGCCATGCGACGGGCCATCCACGGAATCACCTGGGCCCACGTCACGGCTACCCCCCTGGAGGACAGCGATGCCGCGTGATCTGATCCCCGTCCGCTGCCAGAGCTGCGCATTCCCCGGCATGGTCACACGGACTCTCTGGCAGCGCGTCCTGGGCCAGCTGGCCTGCGGGAACTGCCGCAAAACCACCGCCTGGAAGGAACGCTGAGCATGATCGGCAAGACCACCACCCTCCTGTTCACCGGGGCCCGCTGGCACCCCAACCCGGAGATCGCCACCACGGCGCTCGCCCGGTACGTCCTGAACGAGGCCCCGGGCTGGGTCGTCGTCCGGCACGGGGCCTGCCCCGGAGATCAGTCCATCGACCAGGCGATATCCGAGTGGATACGCGACTGCGGCGAGGCCCTCGGTGTCATCGAAGATCCGATGCCCGCCGACTGGGACAACTGCGGACCCGGCTGCCCGCCTTACGGAATCATCGGCCACCGCATCTTCAAGCGGCCCGGCGACGTAGAGCACCCCGGCAAGCTGGACACCTACTGCCCGCAGGCCGGTCCCCGCCGCAACGCCGAAATGGTCAACAAGCGCCCCCGGGCGGACCGGGCGATCGCGGTTCCGTACGGCCGGTCGTTCGGCACCCGCAACTGCATCGGCCTGGCCCACGCCGCCGACATCCCCACCACGGTCCTCACCGACCGAAACGTTCCTGCTGTCCTGATGGAGGCCCTGTTCTGATGGCCGAGATACTCACCTTCAGTTCCAAGATCACCGCAACGCTGGTCCAGTTCACCGGAGACGACACCGGTATCTGCAACGCGGCCCGCGTCTCCACCCTCGGAGACCTGGCCGAAGGCGCCGGATGTCCCACCAAGAACGCTGGTCTGATCAACTTCCTGATGCGGGACCGGCACGGCAGCCCCTTCGAGCACGGCTCCATGACGTTCTTCGTCAAGGCCCCGATCTTCGTGTTCCGCGAGTTCATGCGGCACCGCGTCGGATTCAGTTACAACGAAGAATCCGGCCGCTACAAGCAGCTCGCCCCCGAGTTCTACTACCCCGCCCCCGGCCGCAACCTCGTGCAGACCGGCAAGCCCGGCGCCTACACCTTCGAGCCCGGCGACGCCGAGCAGTACGGGGCCGTCTCGTCCAACCTCAAGCGGATCGCCATCGACGCTTACGAGGCCTACGAGTACATGCTCAAGTGCGGCATAGCCCGCGAAGTGGCCCGCATGTGCCTGCCGGTGAACATCTACAGCTCCGCCTACGTCACCTGCAACCCGCGCTCCCTCATGCACTTCCTGGGCCTGCGCACCCACCGCGAGGACGCCACCTTCGTGAGCCATCCCCAGCGGGAAATCGAGCTGGCTGCCGAGCAGATGGAAGAGGTCTTCAAGGGCCTCTTCCCCGCCACCTGGACGGCATTCGAGAAGAACAAGCGCGTAGCACCTTGATCAAAGTTCCGGTAACAGACAGGCACGGCACGATAGTGGCCTGGACGCTGATGGATGAAGAGGCTGCGGGTCGTCTGCCCGCGCCCCTTCGTTCGAACGGTAGCGGTTACGTCACCATGAACGTTCCGCACCCCGTAGTCGAGGGCCGGTATTACACGCTCGGACTGCACCGCTGGGTGCTAGGGGTTCCCTACGGCAAGCCGGTCCAGGTTGATCACATCAACCATGATCCGCTGGATAACCGCCGTTCGAACCTGCGGGAAACGAGTGCTAGCGGTAACCAACAAAACCGTAAGCCCGGGGCCGACAGTCGCAATGTCTCAGGGCTACCTGGTGTCGGGTACCGGCGCGAGAACGCTGATAGGGGATGGGCTCCCTGGTATGGGCGCAAAAAGTACCAGGGCAAATCGTATCGAACCGGTTACTTCCACACGCCGACCGAAGCTTACGAAGCACTGCAAATTCGGATGAAAGGTGTCGCGCCATGACCGAGCGGATGATCAAGAACACTCGGCACGCTGTCCAGCACCCGTGGCCGGAGGACGTGTATCTCCAGGGCGGGGGCCACGGCCTGGTGTTCTCCAGTGACGGCAACGACTACACCACTGCGTTCGTGGAGGCCTTCCCCGGCAGCACGTTCCTCCGGGGTGAAGGGCCGACCGTAGCGGAGGCCGAAGACGCCGCGTGGAAGCAGTTCCTGGTGTGGCGGGACTGCGACGGCTCCGGACAGCCTCACGGACCCTACGAGCGCCGTCAGTACCGCAACGGGGCCGGGTTCTGTACCCGCTGCGGAATCTGGATGAACAAGGTGTTCGAGCCGCTCCCCGAGGACCCTGACCGGAAGCCCTCCAGGCTGGAGCAGTTCCTCACCGCCATCGTCAGCAAGGACGACTCTCCGAAGGGGGAGGAGCAGTGACCGACAACGCGCCCCGGGCAGTCACTCCGGAGGAGCTTTCCGCGATCCTCCGCAGCGACGACGACGGCCCTGACGCCCTGTACCCGTGCCGCATCGGCATCTTCTGCGACGGGTGCGAAACCGTTGAAGAGCGAGACTTTCTCGTCAACGACCGCACCACCAAGCCCGAACGCCTGGAGCTGATCCGGGCGTTCGTCCGGACCCTCGGTTGGCTCGCGGACGCGGTTGAGGATCTGTGCCCGCCGTGCCGCCGGAAGGGTCAGGCATGAACTGGGTGTGGGACCTGCTGGAGCGCCGACGGGAACGGCGGGCCGCCCGGGAGTACGCCCGGATCATCAACACCCCGATGTCCCTCGCAACGGCCCTGGCTATTCGGAACGCCGAAGTCGCGGGCGACGCCCCCCGGCGCACGGTCAAGCGGACGGAGCAGCCGTGAACGCGTACTGGAGCTATCTCCTGACCGCTGTGGGCATCTACGGCCTTCTCCTGCTCAGAGCCAAGAAGTCGATCGGGTGGGTCGTCGGGCTGGCTGCACAGACTCTGTGGCTCGCCTATGCGATCGCCACCAGGCAGTGGGGGTTCATCCTGTCCGCCGCCTGCTACGGAACTGTCAACACCCTCGGTCTGATCGCCTGGCGCAAGGCCGAACGAGAGCAGGAGACCACGACGTGAGCGAGAACGTAGGCGTAGGTGTCTGGGTCACCAAGGACAGCGGGGAGCGGGAGGCCTACGAGACCGGGATGGTCCGGGATGTACAAGGCCCCGATAAGCCTCGGTTTGACCTCCTGTGGGCCGAAAATGTCCCGTATGAGGAGCAGTTCCTCACCCGGGTGGCGGCGTTGGCTCAGCGCGGTGCGGCCAAGTACGGGGACAGAAACCACGAGAAGAGCAGGACGCCGGAGGAGATGGCTCGGTTTAAGGCCTCTGCGCTACGGCACCTGATGCAGTGGCTTGCAGGGGAGACCGACGAAGATCACATGGCGGCGGTGACCATGAACCTGTTCATGGCCGAGTCGTGCCGGTGGCGGATGGACAACCCGCCGAAGTAGGCCCTCCAGGGGGTTGCTGTCAGCGGCCCCCTGTAGTCTGATTACTTCCGCTGCAACGAAGCCTGTTCGGCGGCTCGGGTACTGAGCTTGACACTGAAAAACGATGTGTCTACCTTAGTACTCAGCGACCCGGCGCCAATCCGGAAGAGACTCGTCAAACCCGTAGAAAAGAGCATCGCGTGCCCCGTGTATCAGGCGCACCCGTCCCCCGGACGGAAACCAAGATCCCTGAGCAGCACCAGCCCAACCCGGCTGCCCCGTTCGACCCGATGGAGTTCCTGGGACTGACCTCCCTGGAAGAGACCACCGAGTTCATCCGGGCCATGCTGTACGGCCAGCCCGGCACCGGCAAGACCACGGCTGCCGCCTTCGTCGCCAACCTTCCCGGAGACGGTCTCACCGTCTTCGTCGATGTGGAAGGCGGCATCAAGAAGGAGGCGCTCAAGCGTCTCGGCGTCGACACCAGCAAGGTAGTGATCTGGCCCGACCGCGAGAAGGGCGAAGAGGTCACCTACGACAGCATCGAGAAGCTGCTGTTCCGGCTGCGGTCCACTCTCCAGCGTCAGCCCGGATCCATCAAGGCAACCGTGTTCGACTCCTCCACCGAGCTGGGCGCCACGCTGCTGCTGGAGATCACCACCTACGCCTACGAGAAGGACCAGAACCTTCCCGAAGCGGCCAAGATCAAGAAGCTGGCCGAGGGCAAGCAGCTGCGCGACTCCAAGCACAGCACCCAGATCCAGGACTACGGCACCCTGACCAACCAGGGACGTACCGTCTTCCGGGGCTTCCGTGACCTCGGCTGCCACCTGGTCATCACTGCACTGGAGAAGGACGACGCGGAGAACGAGCAGGGCGGCAAGTCCGTCGGCCCGGAACTCCCGAACAAGCTGTCTGCCTCCGTCCGAGGGTATGTGGACCTGGTGCTCCGTCTGACGGCGGAAACCCTCAAGACTGGCCCGGCCGAGCAGGTCACCCTGATCTCTGCCGAGACGAAGCAGTCGCTCACCAAGCAGTGCAAGGACCGCGACGGCGTCCTGCCGATGACGCTTCTGACCCCGACGCTCGACCGCATTCACAAGTACGTCAAGGGCGAGCTGACCGAGGCCACGGACCCCGAGGCCAAGCGTCACCAGGAAGTCCGGGCCAAGGCCGAGGCGTTCCGCGCCTCTCGCAAGCAGCGCCCCGCAACCGCCTGATACACCAGAACCCCCAGAACTCACACGCGAGGATAACGAAACATGCCGAAGCTCAACCCGAACCAGGTCGCCGCTGCCCAGGCCCAGGGCTACGAGGCGAAGGCCGAGGACAAGCCGCTCCAGCCGCTGCCGGTTGCCGACGGCAAGCCCTACGTCTACAAGCTGGTCGGCTGCACCTCCGGGCCCGCGAAGTCCAACCCGCAGCGCATCCAGTGGACGTGGGAGATGACGCTCGACGGGCGTTACCACCCGGAGTTCGTCGGCAAGGGCTACCTGGAGCGCATCTGGCACTACACCCCCGTGGACGGCGGGCAGGAATGGGCCATCGCCAAGATGCTCCACGCGTTCGGCTACAGCCCGGACACCGACACGGACGAACTGATCAACGATGAGGCGACCGTCCTGGCGTTCCTGATCGTGGACTCGTACGGCACCCCGCCGAAGATCTCCATGAAGGCCCGCCGGTTCGCCTACCACGACGAGGCGGAGCACCCGCAGGCGCAGGGTTCCGAGCCGCCGTTCGGCGGGGACAACGACCCGTACGCCCCGGCTGCCGTGGGCGCCGTGGCTGCCCCCAAGGATGACCCGTGGGCCGTCTCGCAGCCTTCCGACGCGGTGAGCGTTCCGCCGCAGGCTGAGGGTGCTCCGGACGACACGTTCTAGTCCTGGGGTGAGGTACTGATTCGACCCCCTGTGCAGCTTGCAGGGGGTCGAACTCATACCCGAGTGAGAGCCCTAGTATGTGCTAGACTGTCACTATTGTGCACAGTACACATATCGACAAGGAGACTCTCATGGACCAGCCCACTCCACGGCGGGGAGCGTCCCCCTCCAAGGCAGTCCGTACCCCCGAAGAGGCCATGGAAATGGCCCGCAAGCGACCGGGCGTCAAGATCCTGGTATCTGCGGAACACGAGAAGTACGGCGCCCGCGTCAAGGCCAACGACATCAGGTCCGGCAAGCGCGGCCCCTGGAAGCAGTACCTCGGAGAAGTCCGCACGTCGGCGATGAAGCAGAACGACGGCTCATACAACGTGTACATCTACGTCGAGCCGACGCCCGCCACTCTCGACTAGCAGGCACCGGAGTACGCATGGCCTCCACCCACCCATACAGAACCCGTAACCGCCGGTAGGGACCTCCACGACGGAGGTCCCTACTGGTCTATACAGGGCCGCTACAGGCCCAGGGAGAACCATGCAGACCGTAGAGACCCTCCCGGCCACCTTCCGCGTTCCCCGCGTCCACATCCTCCCCTCACAGCTTCCTGACGGCCTGTACACCCCCGTCGCCTGGGACCTGGAAACCAGTGCCCTGTATTTCGACGAAGGCGGCATCGCCACAGTCTCTGTCGCATGGTTCGAAGACAACATTGAGGACGCTGACCACATCCGCACCGCCGCCTTCCCGTTCGCGCAAGGAGAAGAGGGCAAGCCGGACTGGAGCGGTCAAGAGGTTCTGTTCGGCAGCGCCGAGGAAATCAACCTCCCGCTGGAGGAGTGGAAGGCGCTCACCGCGTGGCTCAGCAAACAGCGGCTCATCGCCCACAACGCCCAGTTCGACACGAGCATGATGACGGGCGGCGTCATGACCTACCGGTGGGGCAACGGATACGGCGTCGACCTGTCCGAACAGCAGTACTGGGACACCATGTTGGCGAACTACATGCTGTGGCCCCGACACCCCCTCGGCCTCAAAGAGACTGCGGAGCGGCTGTGGCCCGGGGAAGGCCAGAAGGACTCTCAGGAGCGGCTCAAGCAGCACCTGAAGAACCAGAAAAAGAAGCGCGGCAACAAGGGCGGTGTCCGCTACGACCTGGCGAACTGGGAGGTCATGGAGGATTACGCCGACGACGACGCCTATAAGTGCCTGCGGATCTACCTCGTACAGAAGAAAGCGTTCAAGGCCCCCGACCACCCGCAGTACCAGCCCTTCAAGGCCGTCCAGTTGCCCGTCCTGCGGCTCCTCGTAGAGCAAGAGAAGCGGGGCATGCCCTACGCCGTGGAAGCCTCCCGTGCAGCCGCTCAACGCATCGAACCGGCCAAGCAGAAGCTAGCCAGCCAGTTGCCGTTCCTCCCCACCGGAGACCACGCCAAAAACTACTTCTACGGCGACCCGGACCAGACCAACATCCGGGGCCACAAGCCCCTGGGACTGTCCCCCGCCTACCGCAGCCCGAAGACGGGGGAGCCCTCCCTCAACTCCGAGGCGCTCCGGGAACTGGCAGAGCAGGAAGTCCCGTGGGCGAAAGAGTGGCAGACGTACACCCTGCTGGACCGCGCCCAGTCCATGTACTACAACGGGTGGGCCGACAAGTGCGGGCCGGACAACCGGATCCGCGCCCGGATCCGGCAGGTCGGCACCGTATCCACCCGGTTCAGCATCGAACGCGCCAACCTCCAGGCCATCCCCCACGGACGCAAGCTGGAAGGCCTCGCATTCGTCGGCTTGAGCGACCTGCCCACCCCGCGCGCACTGATCCGGCAGCAGGTAGAAGACACGATGCCCGGCTGGGTCCTCATGGAGTACGACCTGTCGCAGGCCGAACTTCGCCTCGGGGCCCTGCTGTCCAACTGCAAGAAGATGCTCACCGCGTACTTCGATGACGTCGACCTGCACACGTTCACCGCTGAGCAGCTCGGGACGCCCCGACAGGTCGGCAAGGTGGCGAACCTGTCCCTGGAGTACGGTGCCGGACCGACGACGCTCGGGAACATGATGGTCAAGATGACCGGTGGCAAGGTCAAGATGCAGCCCTGGGAGCTGAAGGAAGTCCACGCGGGCTTCCACCGGGCGTACCCGGAGCTGAACCAGGCCATCGAGCGGTGGGACCACTTCGCCCGCCGCAACAAGTTCGTTCCGCTGATCGGCGGCCAGAACCGGTATATCCGTTTTGGTGAAGATACCCGCTTGGCCTGGAATCAGCATGTGCAGGGCAGTTTGGGTCAGTACATGCTGCACTGGCTGCTGGAAATCGAAGGCATCGGCCACCAGCTGGGCGTGCACAAGCGGGCCCAACAGGACGGCATTGGCGGGGCCGGACTGCTGATGGAGGTCCACGACTCGGCGATCAACCTGATCCCGGTGGACCTGGAAGAAGAGTTCTCCCACCTGGTCAAGAAGGCAGGCGTGGACCTGTGGCGGGACTACTTCGGATACATCAACGGAGGCGTCCCCATGAAGGTGGACGGCAAACCGTTCGCAGAGGGAGAATGATCGTATGAGCCCACGGTTAGGTAGCAGCGACGAACCGCAGCGGGGACGTCCCAGCCGGGAACAGGTGGTAGCCCGCACCCAGGCGATGCAGCTACGGCGCCGCATCCTGGACGAAGGCTCCTTTGGTGGTGGCTTCGATGTCCCCGGCGATATCACGCCGACAGAGGCCGCCATTGAGGCGTTCAGGCGGTCTCTGGCCATGGTCCGCTGGATCGAGTCCCAGATGGCACAGTGGGCCCCGAACCTGCTGCCGTTGACGGACGCCAACTACGACGATAAGGGCGCCTTGCAGGTCATGCCCTCCCATGAGGCGGCGTGGCTGGACCTGTGGATGCAGGAACGCAAAGAGCTGCGGGAAGCCATCAAGTTGTGTCACACGATCGGCGTTGAGGAACGGCAACTCGCCTTGCAGGAACAGCAGGCTGACGCCATGTTCAGCATCCTGGAACGGATGATCGACGCTCTCGGACTGTCCGAGGACCAGCGACGCCGGGTCCCGGAGTTGATGCCGGAGATCATCCGCACGGTCGCAATGCCTTCGTTCGGCGGAACGGTCCACACGCCCCAGCTGTAACCGCTAGGGTAGATGCAGCGCATGACCAGCGCGGTCCCGCCAAGCTGCTTAGGCGGCGTCCACGGTCGGATCAAAGGTGCAAACGCCCGCTCCCTTCCCAAGACCTGGGGGAGCGGGCGTTCTGCTGTCTCCGGACGCACAAGAGCCCCCGCTCTCACTAGGAGAGCGGGGGCTCAAGGCTGTGTGTTCCCGGGAGCCTCTGCCCCGCTTCGCTGATAGGCCCCTGAGCAGGCCGTCGAATGCGGGAGGGACTGCGGTTACCCGCGCCCGGCTTGATCCCGGCGAACACTGCGGTACAGCCTAGCCGAAGCCAGGTCACCCCTGTACCGCATACCTTCCCGGTCAGACAGCTCGTGTGGCTGGGAAGGAGCTGAAACCCGCTCGGCTATTACGCCGACTGTTCTCGGGGGCCAAGGTTTCCCAGGGCAGACGAGCGGGTTACCCCAGCAAGGTGCACTCGGAGGCCAGGGCCGCCGCATGCTGGGCTTGTTGCAGGCCTCCCCGGCAACCAATGTCCGGTCCTGGCCTGCGGGTGCCAACTCTAGCATCAAACGAGGAGGAGTCCTAGCACTTCCCTGCTAGGGTAGATCTATGACGAAGCGACCGATCATCCGCTGGGAACGCAAGACCCGTCCCGGCAGCATCTACGGCCCGTTCACGGTATTCCGGGCCAGCAAGACCGGCGGCCCTCTGCTCAAGGAGGACGCCCACGGCATCAAGGACGTCAACGGGTTCATGATCCAAACAAAGGCCCATCGGGTCACTGTGGAGTTCCGGCGCCGGGGCAACTAGCACATTGGGGAGGGTTGACTCTCCTCCCCAATGTGCTAGGGTAGATACATCAAGTCCCGGACACCGCCCCGAGGAGACCGCCGTGAAGCACCGTAAGCCGAGCACCAGCCTGTTCGAAACGGAAGACCGCATCTTCCAGCGAGTCAGCAACACGGCATGGGCTTATGGGACCGCCGACCAGCTGTTCGAGGGCGAAGACGTCTTCACCTCGGGGCAGTATCACGAGTACCTGGACGGTCAAGCCGAGATTGAGGCCGAAGACTACGTTCGGCGCAACTTCGGGGACTGCGGCAGATCCATCGTCGGCACCGGCGACTATGAGCAGATGATGGCCGAGGAAGCCCGAGCACACTTCTACGGCGCCGCCAACCCCTACACGATCTGAGAGGCCGCCATGACCGAGAACCCCACCGCCCCCGTGTTCATCCCCGACGAGCGCGAGGCCAAGCTCCCCGCGTGGGCCCGCCAGGAGATTCAGACCCTCCGGAACATCGTGAGCAACCTGCACAAGCAGGTGCAGGCGGTCAAGGGAGAACACGCGGGCAGCAACGTCCAGTTGATCGACACGACCGGACGCACCCCGCTGCCGAAGGGCTCAATGGTCAAGTTCGACTCCCACTGGGGCGGCGTCACGGTCCACCACGACTCGAAGGGACTGGTGCGTATCCAGGGCGACAACACCCTGTTGGTACGTCTGGAAGCGGGCAACGCCCTCACCGTCGAACTGGAAAAGTGATCATGTTCTCGTACGTTGTGTACTGGCCCGTACCGGCATCCCTCGCAGGCCCCTACGTAAAGATCATCAGCGGGGACACCCTGGAAGACACCTTCAAGCAGGCCATGCGATGGCAAGCCGAAAACCTCACCCTTGAACAGCACCTCTCCGGAGGGATCAAGTACCTCGGGATCGCCCCCGACACCCCCTAACCCACCCGCTCCGACAGTCCCGCCTGGCACCCCAGGCGGGACTTTTTGTGATATGGCCAAAGTGTTAGGATCAAGTGATAGGTCATAGGGGAGGGTCCATGTGCCGCCACCTGCGGTTTCTAGAGCTTGCAGCACGTAATGCAGCGCTCTCAGACTGCCAGTTCAAACACGGGGCCCTGATCGTGCGCGGCGGAGCCGTCCTCTCCAGCTCCCCCAACCGGCACCGCAACCCCCCGGCCATCAACTACCTCGGGTCCTCCGTACACGCGGAAGTCGCCGCACTACGCCGCGCCAACGCCTCCGGAGCAACCCTCTACGTCGTCCGGCTCTCCCCGTCCGGGCTTGCCCTCAGCCGCCCCTGCCCCCGTTGCTGGACGGCTATCGAGCGGTCGGGCGTGAAAACGGTCGTGTATTCCACGGGTGCCGGATATGAGGTCGAGCGGCTTACCGCTTACGCGGCCCAGCCCCACCTGATTGCGTGCTAGGAGCTGCTGTGAGCCCTGTTGAGCCTTCCCCGGTCCCGGAGATACCCGAGACTCTTGCGGGCCTGTCACAAGCCGTCCAGCAGCATTACGCGGACCATCCCGCTCACAGCTCCGGATGCACCTGCCTGGATCCGGTGATCCGCGCGATCGCCCGGAAGCTGCTGCCGCACGGCGGGGAGAACTGCGGCTGCCAGGTGGCCGGGGTCAGTGACCGCACTCGGGAGGCTCTGGCGCACGTCCTCACTGAGATCGCCAGGAGGCTCTAGTGGGGGCCTGGTTGCACCCTGCGATGTCGTCGGGACGTCTGGAGGGGATCCGGTCGTGGGCGCTGCGGTCGGCGGAGCAGTCCCGGGAGTTCGGGGAGCCGGAGGCGGTGTGGTCCGGCTACCTGGATGCGGCGGACCGGGCGGCGGATTTGCTGGACCAACGGGCATATTGCGGGCATACATACCGGTATGTAGGTTGTGCGTCGTTGCGAATGCGAGCGTCTGAAGAGGATCGCAAATCGAGGGACAACTGTTTTTTCCCTTTGTGCTTAATTTCGGCCAGGAAATTTCGGCCGGGTCATATCCGGTTTCATTTCGACAAATAGGAGTCTGCAATGCCGATTTACCCGTACAAGTGTTCGAATACCAACTGCCAGGAGACCGAGGATCTCAGGGCGCCTATGGCCGAGCGGGATGCCTTGCAGGGGAAGATGTGTCCTACCTGCGGTGATGGCACACTGCGTAGGCAGTTCACTCCCTATCACATTCTGAACGCAGGACTCGGTGACCTCCTCTGACGCAGGAAGTCGTACAACTCTCAACGGGCAGGATTCAGTTGCGAGTTATCCCGCAGGTGTCGTATGTTTTCGGTTACGCACCAGTAGCGCAGGGTGTCCGTAAACGATAGTTGTCATGCAGCACCAATAGATCCAAGTGATACAGTTCGCTAAGGAATAGTGTAGACACATGGGTCACTCGATTGATCAGAGGCAACCCGAGTGGCTCGAACATGGCAAAACGTTGTAAAAGTAGTACTTATCGGACACGTGTCCCGTAGCCTAGCTAAAGGACACAGACCGATCGTTTTGGCATGCGTGCGTCATGCACGACCCACCCACACCCAGGAGACGCAAGATCATGCAGACAGAACGGGATAGCCATATCTCGCCCGAGACATTGGCCGCGCTAGCTACAGGGGAGACCACCCTTCGGTCGGTGGACCGGACGCGCAAGCGGGATGAGGTGCAGACCTACTTCGACAACCTTGTCACCGAGGCCTACCAGAAGTGGGTCGAGGCGGGGAAGCCCACCGCACGCCGCGAGCGCCCAGCCATGCGCGTGGATGCGGGCTCGGAAGACGTAGCCCGTGAGGCGTACAACCGTCTTAGGGCCTCCGCCGTTCACCTGAATGTCGGGATCTCCCTGGACCCCATCCACCGGCTGGCGGAGGACAAGTGGAGGGTTGCCTTCTCGGCCCAAGACCGGCGCCCCCGTGCCAGCAAAGCCCGATAGGCAAGTTGCTAGGGGTACAGGGGCGAAGCGGAGTAATGTGTTCTTCACAAAGTCTCCACTCGGGGGGACGGTGACGGCGGATCGCCGTATTTGCGCCAGGAGTCGTCTATGCCCGCTTTTACTGCCCTCATGTCCTCCGCCTTCGGGCAGCAGGACCCTTTCAGCGCACTTGTCCGAAATGACAAGGCTGAGGGCGACGAAGATGTCCGGGTTCTCCCGGTTTGGGTAGCGGAATCGCTGGAGCACGATCTCCAGTTCCGCAAGATAACGCGGTGAAGACGAGAGCAGGACCCCGGAGGAGCCGACATCTCCGGGGTCCTGCTTTTGGGGTAGATATAACGTGAGTTACGCAGGGTAACCCCATCGTTTACACGTCCTGCGGCAAAAGCTGCCTGAGACGATTCCCACAGAAAAACCCGCATGGCCCGTACAACCATCTGAGATGTTACCGAACGGTTACACAGGATCTTCTCACCTAGGTGTGATCTAGGTTTTACCCCCGCCAATACCCGGTGGGGGTACTTTTTGTTTAAGGATCCTGCAAGAAAGGCTACAAATGCCCCCGTTACCGTTAGGCCGCCTTCATGCTCAGCCCGGACGTCCGCAGCTACGTCTAGCGGACTACCTCACCGGGACACTCCCTGCCCCTCCCGCTTCAGTGGACTGGTATAGCAAGGTCACCTCGTGGCCTATGTACCTCAATGACTCGATTGGTGACTGCACGTGTGCGGCCGTGGGGCACCTTCTCCAAGGCTGGACGGCCTACAGCACCGGTAAGGCGCTCACCGTCGCCGACAGCGATGTCCTCGGCCTCTACGAGAACGTCACCGGGTACAACCCGCAGGATCCTTCAACGGATCAGGGCGCGTACGTCCAGGACGTGTTGGGGTACTGGCGCAAGAACGGTGTGGCCGGGCACAAGATCACCGCGTACGCCAGCGTCAAGGTTTCCAACATGACGCTGATCAAGCAGGCGATCAGTCTGTTCGGCGCCGTGGACATCGGCTTCAACTTCCCTGCGTCCGCGATGACGCAGTTCAACCAGGGCAAGCCGTGGTCCGTCGTCTCCGGGTCCAAGGTCGAGGGCGGGCACTGCGTCACGGTTGTCGGCTACAAGGCCAACGGCAACCTGGTCTGCGTCACCTGGGGCGCCCTGCAAGAGATGACCCCGTCGTTCTTCGCGAAGTACGTGGACGAAGCGTGGGCGATCATCACACCGGACTGGCTCGACGCCAACGGTCACACCCCGCAGGGGATCGACCTGTACACGCTGGGGCAGGATTTCGCCGTTCTGACCGGGTCCCCGAACCCGATCCCGCAGCCTTCCCCGCAGCCGACGCCGACTCCTGTGCCGACTCCGGTGCCGGTACCCGTCCCTGCGGTCGACGCGGAGGTGCTGGCCGCTTACCGGTCGCTGCGCGCGTGGGCCGTAGCCAACAACGCCGCCTGAGCGGGTACGCATGTACGAGTACCGTGCCCAGCTGATCCGCGTCGTCGATGGCGACACGTGGATCTTGGACGTGAGCCTAGGATTCAACCTCTGGGTACGTAACGAACGCATCCGGGCCTCGGGGATCAACTGCCCCGAGCTGAGCACTGACGCGGGCAAGGAAGCCTTGGCGTGGGTGCGGCAGTGGTTCGCCACGCACTGCCCTGACGGAGTGCTGACGGTGACGACGCAGAAGGACCGGGCGGACAACTACGGACGTATCCTCGGGACGGTCACCGCACTGGACGGCGCCTGTCTGAACACCGATCTTCTGGCCAACGGTTACGCCGCTGTGTGGCCTGCTGAAAAGCCTGGGACGCCCGGCTCCCTGCACTGACACAATCAGCGGTATGGCTCGCATACGAGGGTGGGAACTCTCCGAAGATGACTGGGAAGAGATCGAAACCGGTGAACGAACCCGCCAGGTGATCCGTACTTATCGGAGGATGCTCGGCCGTGAACTCGGTGATGAGCAGCTGCGGGAGTACGGCATCGATCCCCCCGAGGACTGGACAGCTGTCTCCCGCTGAACAGAGAGCCCGCCCGGATGACTCCCCGGGCGGGTTTCTCTATGCCTCCTGATGTGCTAGGGTAGACAAACCTTATCTCCCGAGGGGATCACCCGATGACCTGGGAAAACCAGCTGCACGCCGCCTTTCAAGAGCTGAATAACACCCTCCGCCGCACCGTCATCTGCGAGCCCGCACACGTAGATGAGATCCGGCGCCTCGTAGAAGAGCGCGGCCTGTCCGGGCTTTGGAAGGTGCGGTCCAGCCTCGCCTGCCCGACCGGAAAGATCATCCTGATCGACGAAAACGCTCTGCGGAACGTGATCTGGGAAGGCGCCCAGGACGTACCCGACATCTCCACCTACACGCCGCCGACCAAGGAGTAACCGTGTCTGAACTGTCCAGCGCCTCCCTGCACGCCGTCGTCCGGTGGACCTCCCGTGACTACCCCGGAGGAGAGACCTACAGCGGCTCCTACGACGTCATCACGAAGGACGTAGGGGCAACCATCGGTGTCGGCGTGTACAGCGGCAAGAGGCTCATCCACAGCTTCTACGCCCACACCCGGCACGAGGACTACGCGGCCGAGATCGCCCGGGATCTGATCCGGGACGCCGTGGACCGCATCCAGGACGACATGGGCGCCCGGTCGGTAGCCATCCAGTTCCCGCGCGTCTTCCCCACACTCGTTCTCCAGGCCGGACACAACGAGCTGGACCCGAGCCACCTGACGGACGCCTGTATCTGCCCCATCGACCCGGCTGAATACGGTTTCTGCCCCCGTTGGCGGGGCGAAGACCCAGTCTGCCGCAACTAACCCAAGGAGACACCATGCACAGCTTCACCGGCCCGTCCGGCAACCAATACCACCACAACGGCGACTACAGCGGGGAAGTGAGCGTGGACGCCTCCGCCGTAGCCGATGAGCACTCCAGCTCTCTGGTGTCCATCCCCTTCGAGGACATCCGCGCCCTCTACCTGGAATACACCCGCAGCAGGCTGATCTCCGAGCTGGAGAGTGCCTCTTACGACGACCTGGAAACGGACTGGGTCGGACTCGCCCAGGCCCCCGCACCGTCCCTGCCCGCACAGGTGACGGACGAAAAGAAGCAGACCGCGCACTGGACCCGGGAGTTCCTGCGGGACTCCGAGTCCTACAAGTGGGTCCGGGTCGGCTCCATCTACATCCACACCGAAAACCCGTGGGTCCTCGCCCGCGTAACCGGACTCCCCGTGGACGGCAGCGTGCCGTTCTCGGTATGGAACCCGCTCCAGGGCTACGACTGGCAAGACGGCGCCGGACTGCCGTCGCAGGAGGCATTCAAGGACCTTTACCCGCTCCTCTACAGGGGAGACAGCCCGGAGTTTCTTCCCCGTCCCTGAAACGGTCGGATCTTCCTGGTATAAGCAGCGCATGAGACAATCGAGCTAATCGATTGATCATGCGCTGCTTTTGCGTTCGGGAGAAAACCACATGCCGTTACCCTCAGGCTTAGCAACGGTCACCATCACCGGATCCGCCACCGCGCCCGGCACCGGAGACCCGCTGATCGGGCGCATCACCTTCACACCGGACGCACAGCAGATCATCGACCTTGCCGCCGGATCCCTCATCACGGGATCGGTAATTGCCGAACCGGACAGCCTCGGTAACTTCTCGGCCACGGTACTCGCCCCTGACTCCGACGGTATTTCCCCCGCGCTGTGGACTTACAAAGTGGAGATGGATTTCATCGGGGTAGACCCCTACATCTTCCACATCTCCATTTCCAAGAACACCCCCACCGTCGACTTGTCCACGCTCATTCCGATCGGCCCGACCACCGGCAACGTCGTAGGCCCGTCCACTGTTCAGGGTGACCTCCACGTCACCGGCAATTTCACCGTGGGCAGTGTGGCCCCAGGCGTCATCGACCCCATCCCGCACGCCACCCGGCACGCCATCGGAGGCGTGGACCCCCTCACCCCGGCGGCCATCGGGGCACTGACCCAGACCACCGCAGACGGGCGCTACGCGGCCAAGTCGTCCGTCGTCCTGGACTGGATCAACCCGGACAACTACGGGGCAGTGGGCGACGGCACCACCGACGACACAGCCGCCCTTCAGGCCGCCCTCAATGCATGTCCGGCGGGCGGCGTCGTCTACCTGCCGGTGGGTATCTACCGCACCAGTGCACCGCTCAAAATCCCGCCCTACGTCACCCTCCAGGGCAGTCACGGAGGCGGGGAGGCACAGAGCACCTCTTCCCCGACCCCGTCCTGCATCAAGCCTCTGCCCAGCTTCACCGGCAACGCGGTCATCCAGATCCTCGACCAGCAGCTCGGCGGCTACACCTCCCTGTGCTCCGAGGTCGCGATCCGCAACCTGACCATCGTGGGATCGGGATCCCCGGCTGGTGTGGACGGCATTCTCGCCACCGGTCAGATCCAGATGCTCTCCCTGCGGGACGTCCACGTCCGCAGCGTCACCGGCAAGGGCATCAACACCGCCTACAACCTGAGCGCTCCGCCAGGACCGCAGGCCCCGTTTTGCTTGCACTTCGAACGTGTTTCCGTCCTGTGGTCGGGAAGCCACGGCGTCGTCCTCAACAACAGCACGGACTCGACCTTCAACGATGTCTACGTCCTCGGGTGCTCCGGCTTCGGCTGGTTCATCTCCGGGGCCAGCGGTTCTCAGTGGATTGCATGCCGCGCGGAATGGTCCGGGCTGGACGGATTCAACCTGGCGGGCAACACCGGCACGGAGACGTTCATCGGCTGCTCCACCGACCGGAATGGCCAGAACGGGTTCTCGGTCTCTTCCTCCGCCGACACGGGCACGATCATGCTGTCCGGCTGCCGGATGACCCGCGACGGGAAAAGCAGCACTGGCGCCGGGTATGCCGGGCTCAAGGTCAGCAGCAACGCGCGCAAAGTCATCGCCGACAACCTGGTGATCACCACAGGGAAAGACGACAACGGAACCGGCAACCTGACCCCGCAGTACGGTGTGTCAGCCAGCAACTCCGCCTACGTTGTTGTGGCCTCGGGGGACCTCAACGGGGTGTCCGCCGGATGGAACGACGGTGGCGGCAACACCACGTTCCAGCGGGGCACCACCGTTACCGGTACCGGGATCACCTCGTCGATGCCTCGCTTGGACCAGCTCACCGCACCGACCGCATCGGTGGCTCTGAACGCCCAGAAGATCACGGGCTTGGCCAACGGGTCGGCCGCAGCGGATGCCGCTGCGTTCGGTCAGATCCCCACCGCTGCCACATCGGTGGTGAACCCGACGACGTACGGGGCGGCCTCGGCTACGGGATCGTCAACGGCGTACGCGCGGCAAGACCATTCGCATGGCACCCCGGCCATGCCCCGGCTGGACCAGGTCAGTGCGCCTACCGCAGCGGTGGCTTTGAACGCCCAGAAGATCACCGGTCTGGCCAACGGGTCCGCAGCCTCCGACGCAGCCGCCTTCGGGCAGATCCCCGTCGCAGGCACCGCAGCGGGCACCTACACCGCAGGCAACGACTCCCGGGTCACCGGGGCGCTCCAGGCCGCCAACAACCTCTCGGACGTGGCGAACAAGGTGACGGCTCTCCAGAACCTTGGCGCCCCCGGCAAAACCTGCACCACGAACGAGACCAACTCCACCGTCACTCAGCAGGCGTCCACTCAGCTGGTGGTGCCTGTGGTGGCTAACGCCGTCTACGCGGTCGCGGGCAAGCTGGCAATTCAGACTCCGTCGGCCGTGAACTTCGTCCACGGATTTACCGGCCCCACCGGGGCCACCATGATCTGGGGCGACTCCAGCACGTTCATCGCCACCATTGGCGGCACTGACAGCTGGTCAGGCACAGGGGCCACCAAGTGGGCGAACATATTCGGGACGCTCACCACTGGCGCCAACGCCGGAAACCTCACAGTGACGTTCGCCTCGGGCACCGCCGCAAACACGGCGACACTGGCAGCCGGGAGCCAAATCCTTCTTACGAGGGTCGGATGACGCACCGTCCGGGACAGCTGCCTGCTGTCCCCCGCATTTCGATTACGGATGTACAGGAGAACTGAAATGCCGTTACCGCTGGGTTTATCAACGGTCACCGTATCGGGCCGGGTCACGCGTCCTGGTCAAGGCACGAACCCTGACCCGTTGGTCGGCCGCATCACGTTCATCCCCGATGTCCCGCAGATCGTAGCCACCGCATCCGGTTCTCTCATCTTCGGCACCGTCACCGCTGAACCGGACGGTGCCGGGGATTACTCGGCTGTTCTTCTGGCCCCCGACAGCGCCGGTATTTCCCCCTCGGGCTGGACCTACCGGGTAGAAATTCATTTCCTCGGAGTGCAGGACCCCGATGTCTTCCGCATCGCCCTGTCCAAGAACAATCCCACGGTCAAACTGACCACACTCATTCCCGTGGGCCCGACTTCCGGGAACTCTGTAGGCAGCAGCACCATCGAAGGTGATCTGCACGTTCTCGGGGACCTGACGGTCGGCGGCAGCGCCTTCATCAACGCCCTGCCGCACGCGTCCACGCACGCTGTGGGCGGTACCGACCCGGTCACTCCCGCTTCCATCGGCGCCGACCCCGCAGGCGCCGGTACAGCCGCACGCGCGTACGCGGACAGCCTGATACCCAACGACTGGATCAACGTCCGCAAGGCCCCGTACAACGCGGCCGGGGACAGCATCACGGACGACCGGGCCGCCATTCAGGCTGCGTTGGATGCCGCCCACGCTCGTGGCGGAGGCACCGTCTACCTCCCTGTGGGCACGTACGGGCTCGGCGCGACGCTGAACATGCCCGCAGGCGACGGAATCCAGATCGTCGGCTCCGGCTGGAAATCCGTCCTCAAGGTCATGTACGGGGCGAACTGCTACGCCATCACGTTCCCCGCAGCGGACACCCGCGTCGCCATCCGGGATTTGATGATCGACGGAAACTGCGGCTCCCAGACCACCGCTTCGGGCGGCATCTACGCTGCGGGCGCGGTCGCGAGCGACTTCGAGCACATCCACTTCACCGCCTGCCGGGACGACGCGCTGTATCTCGGCCCGCAGACCGGAGGCGTGTTCGGCCACAACAACAGGGTCGTCCGCTGCCTGTTCGACCAGTCCATGAACTCGACTGGTCCGGGCCGGGGCATCCACATGGACAGCTCCGACGAGAACCAGATCATCGCCTGTGACTTCGAGTACCTGGGCGGATCAGGCGGTACCGGATCCGGTACCGCTTCCATGATCTACGACCAGTGCGGCACCCAGTTCATCTCGGACTGCAACTTCGTCAACGGCGCCAACAACGTCATCGGCGTGCGGGTGCAGGACGCCAAGTCCACCAAGATCACCGGCTGCAACTTCGACGGCCTCGCCGGGACCGCGATTTTCCTCGCCGCACAGCGGTGCATCGTCACCAGCAACACGATCTTCTCCCCGGGGCACTCCGGTACAGCGGGCCAGGCCTCCGGCATCCACCTGGAGTACGCCACCGCCGACAACGTCATCACCGACAACGTCATCACCTCCGACGCGGCCAACGGCATCTCCCGGGGCGCCATCCGGGAAGCCTCCGACGGCGCCTCCGGCGGCAACAACATCAGCAACAACACGATCGTCACCCTCGGCACCTGGTCCTACGCGGCGCTCGACTTGAGCGGCAAGGGCTCGCAGGTACTGGGCAACATCGGCGGCGGCCTCACGGGCAACCAGGGACTGTTCGTCAACCCCAAGACCCCTGCCTACAAGGCGGTCGGCGACGGCACCACGGACGACACAGCCGCGATCCAAGCCGCCCTCACCGACTGCCCGCAGGGCGGCACCGTCTACCTTCCCAGAGGCGTCTACCGCACCTCCGCTCCGCTGGTCATCCCGCCCGGGGTCACACTCCAGATGCCCCGCGCAAGCCTGATGGTCGTGGCAGGTCTGACCAACCCGCCGTGCGCGATCAAACCGCTGGCCTCGTTCACCGGTGCCGCCGTGATCCTGCTCAAGGACGCCGCTACCGGCGGGTACGGCGCCATTTCAGCGGAACAGCGCCTCATCGACGTCCAGATCGACGGCTCCGCCTACACCGCTACCGCACTGGACGGCATCCAGGCCAAGGGCAACGTCCAGAACGTCGTCATGCGGGGCGTCACCATCCGCTACATGTCCGGCAACGGCATCTACACGAACGTCAACGCGGGCTACTACCCGTACTCGTGGCGCCTGTACCGGGTGATGGCCGACAACAACGCGGGCCACGGCTTCTCCTTCACCCTGATGACCGACATCACCATGTTCGACTGCCAGGCCATCGGCAACGTCGGTAACGGATTCAACCTGATAAACCTCGCCAACAGCCAGCTGACCGGATGCCGCTCCGAATGGAACGGGAACTACGGCTACCTGTTCACCGGCAGCTGGGGGTCCGGCACCAGCTCCGGCGGCGTTCAGGTCACCGGATGCTCGACAGACCGCAACGGGTTCGACGGCATCCACATCGACTCCACCGGTACGCCCCCGCTCATTTTCAGCGGGCTGATGCTGCGGCGTGACGGCCGCAACGGCGGTACCGGAGGCGGCGGGTATGCGGCCCTCGCCACCTACGGCACCACCACTCCTATCGTCGTCACGGGACTGACCGTGTTCCCCGGGGTGGACGACACCGGAGCGGGCACGAACAGCCCCCAGTACGGCATCAACGTGCAGAACGCCACCACGGTGTTCACGCTCAACAACGCGTTCGTTCAGGCGGCGACCACCGCTGTCCGGGACGACGGCACGAACGGCAAGGTGCTCATCGGTCCGGCGGTCGTCACGGCCACCGGTACGACCGCCGCTCCGGTCATTGCGCCGACCTCCCCGTGGAACTGGCTCGGTACCGCGACCGCACGGCACACGACGGCGGCATCGAACATCCTCGAAGGCCGTGTGGTGGGGGAGAACTTCTCTCGGGCTGTGATGCGCGCGGACGGTCTGATCGTCCTCGGGGACGGCACTGGTGTTCCGGACACCACCGGCTTCTACCGGGAGTCTGCGGGCAACCTCAAGACCGACGCCTATCTGGTGGCGAACGGGAGCGGGCAGTCCAACGGCACGTGGACCGCGTGGGGAGCGGACAAGAAGGCTCTGCGGGCGGGCGGTGTCGGCGGCGGGGTGTCGGTTGCGGAGGGCACCAATGGGCGTATGGGCAACGCCACGCTGGCAGCGGGTACGGTGACGGTCGCGAACACGAGTGTCACCGCTACTACGCGGATCTTCCTCTCCCGGGCTACAGCGGGCGGCACGCTGGGCCAGCTGTCGTACACGAAGAACCCGGGTGTGGGGTTCACGATCAACTCGTCCACCGCTGAGACTTCCACGGTGGACTGGCTGCTTGTCGAGGTGTCGTAGCTGAGCGTCCCTCAGTTTTCGATCGTCTGTGACGTATCTCCGCTCCCCGCTCGCAGCAGCGGCAGCAGCAGGCCCCGCTGAAAAGCAGCCGTCAGCAGGGAGCGGTGCAGTTCGAGTGTCAGTTCGGTCATGAAGCGGTGCCGTTCGTGGTCCCGCTGCCTGCATGTCGCTGAGCAGTAGCGGGCCTTCCTGCCGAGCCGTCCCAGCAGGAAGGTTTCGCCGCAGCGCAGACAGTCGCGGGATGGTCCCATTTCAACCATGGATGGCTGGCCTCCTCGGAGTAGGTGTGTTAGTGTAGATACATCGAACAGGGAGGGTTATCATGGACCTGGTCAAGCTGTTTCTCGGACTCCTCGCGTGCTACCTCCTCATGTGGTTCGGATGCTCCCGTCTGTACCGAGCCTGTATCGCCTGGGGCGAGCGCGATGCACAAAGACCCCAGCGTAGACAGCATGGAACCCACCGCCGCCCCTAAAGGGCAGATACATCGTCCCTACCTACCCACACGCCTGAAAGGCCCCAAAATGAAGACCCGTCACTTCCTCGCCGCCACGCTGCTGGCGCTCCTCCCGCTCACCGCCGCGTGCAACACCACCACGCACGACGAGAAGCACCCGGCCAAGTCGTCGGCCCCGGCCACCCCGGCGGCAGACCCCACCACGGAAGAGCCCGCGCCGGACTACACCCCGACCGCCGACGACTTCCTGGCGAGCGTCAAGACCACCCAGCGCCAGTGCTTCGGCTCCGCCGGGTGCAACGTCACCGTTGAGCCGGACCTCACGTACATGGGCACCGACACCATCGACCCGGACAAGACCTACTCGATCACCTACGAGATCCACGGGGACGAGAGCGGCCCCGTGATCGATACCCTGACGCTGTCGGACGGCACGTCCCTGCACTACCACTCGTCCATGCTGTCGACCAGCAGCTCCGGCACCGAGATCAGCATCGAGATCACCGACGTGGAGGAAACCCTCTGATGGGGTTCAGCACGAACGACAGCCACGTCCGGGGCGATCTGTTCAACGAGTCGGGCAAGTGGAAGTACACCGTGGCCCTGGACTACGGTTTCCCGGGATTCAACTACACCAGCTGGGACTTGTGGAAGCAGGCGCGGCTTGCCCTCGCCCACGCCACCGCAAAGGGTGTCTCCGGGGTCTCCATGCTCCAGGTCCCGAAGGGGTGGTCCCTGATCGTCCTGGAGCCCTGTGGGGAGTACAGCCACCCCATCACCGTGCACCACACCGACTGAAGGGCCCCTGATGGAACCGGAAGCGATCCGCCTCCACGCCCTCAACGCCGCCGTACGAAGCAGCATTCAGGGCCGTGACCCGGTCAACGTCGTCACGCGCGCCCACTACTACGCCCACTACATCCGAGACGGCTCGGACACCATCAACTGCCCCTCCTACTGCGACCTGCGGGAGCCCGCTGTCCCGGCACCGCAGCCTGAGGACACGCCCCCCGGCAAGCAGTACGGGGCGGGGAACCCCCTCCTGAAGGGCTGAACAAGAAGAGCCCCTCTAGCGTCCGATACTCGCTAGAGGGGCTCTTCCGTGCGTGGGGAACCTGCCGCTACAACGGCGAGAAGGTCAGCGGTTGCGCGGGTAGTCCTCCATCGGAACCGCCCAACGAGCCACCAGGTTGGAACCCTCAGGGCCGATCACCGCGTTCGCCGGAACCCCGTTCGAATAGCACTCGGCAACAAAGTCGGTGACCGCGTCCAGCGTTGCGGCACCGGCAAGCGGGCGCACGAACGTCTTGGAGCGGAGCGGGTGAATGTGCTGGTACTGGGCAGCCGCTTTCGGGTCCAGGCGGGGCATCGGGTCCTCCAGGGCAGACAGGATGGGCGACAGGTTCTCCGCCATAATGTACCGCCATTCGTTGCGAAAATCCCACCCAGTACCAGCCAAAGAGATATGCTCCACACAGGTTGAGTCGCCCGCTTCAACCGTCCCAACCGCAGCCCCCGACGATCATCCCGTTGGGGGCTGCGGTGTGCAGGCACCAGAGGGAAGAACCGATGACCCCCCGGGAAATCCGCCGACCGCGCGGAGAACAGCACCACAAGGCGAAACTCACGTGGGAAGACGTCCGCACCATCCGCAAAAGGTATGCGGAAGGAGGCGTCACCATGCAGCGCCTCGCAGACGACTACCTGATCTCCCGCAGCACCGTCCGTCCGCTCCTGGCTGGCACCACGTGGGCGGATCCGGGATACGTGCCCTCCCCGCTTCCGGGCCCCAACAAGGGCGAGCGGGCCTACACCGCTGTTCTCACGTGGGAGCTGGTCAAGGAGATACGGCAGCAGTACGCGGGTGGTGAGAGGTCCATGCAGTGCCTCGCCACCGAATACGGAGTCGGCTCCACCACGATCTACCGGGTCGTCAGGAACCTCCGCTGGTACGACCCGGAGTACACGCCGCCAGCATCCCGCTGATACAGATAGACCACGACCCCCGACGCTGGCTCCGTCGGGGGTCGTCGCGCGTTCAGGGGCTACAGCGTGCGGCACGCGCCTCGCGGATGTCGTCCGGTACGCCGTCCGGCGGGTACAGACTCAACATGTTGTCATTGGCAGTACGGATAGCCTCCGCGATCTCCGTCTGATCGGGCTCGTCCCCCGGACGACGCATCCCCAGAACCTGGGAGACGTACCCGCGTTCCTCATCCGTGTACCCGAGTGTTCCCTCAGCCTCGTCGACCAGATAGACCCCAACGGCCTCAGCCGATCGGTTGCTTAGCGGGGGCACCCAGATACCCAGCAGCGGGTATCTGGAATACCTTGCTGTCTTACCCGCGTAGTGGGTCACATCGTGGTACGTCCAGCCCGGGGTCGACTGGTAAGTGTAGCCAGCCCCTTGGGCGCCTTGCTCGCTTGTCATGTTAGTTCTGCTCCTCACGCTGCAAGCCTCAAAAGGCCCGCTGACCTGCGGTTCTGATGGCTTGTAATGCAGTCACTTACGTGAGAAGATCCTAACACTTTCAAGAGAAGGGATCAGCATGGCCAACGAACTGGACTACCCGCTCAACGCCCGCGTCCCCCAGTGGATGGCAGAGGGCTTGAAGCAAGTCGCTAAGAAGCACCGGGTACGCGGCATGTCCGACCCCATCCGCTGGGCCCTCGAAGACCTGCTGAAGCGGGAAGGCATTACCGCTCCAGACGTCGAACAGACCGCAGCCTGATCCGCACCCAGCCGCCACCCCTGTACACGTCAGCTGGAAGCGGAAAGAGTCCACTATGCCCCGGCTTAACAGCCCTTCAACCGGTACGCCAGCAAGTACCGTTTCCTTCGGAACCATCGAGACCGGCTACTTGTCGCGCGTCAACGGGGTCCTGCACATCCAGACCATGCAGACCGTCACCGACGCCGAGGGCAAGGAGAGCCGCCAGTCCGTACCCGTAGAGTTCGCGGACTTTGACATCCGGGCCAAGCACGTCGTCCGCGAGGCCGACGGGTTCACCTGGATCGTGGACATCGTCCCGCGCGGCTACATCGGTACCCCGCCGGAGGACCAGCTGACGTCCGCTGTGCTGGCCAACGTGCCGAAGCTCGACGCCTGGCTGGCATCCCACGGAGTCTCCTATGGTGAGCCGACCACGGGATCTGTGATGCACCGGTTCAAGCCCGGTACCCGCCTCATGCGGTACATCAAGGCGCAACGGCCCCCGCTGGCAGAGATCCGGCCGCAGACCGGCTACCACGCCGATCTAGACATGTTCCTGACAACCCGAGGCGCGATCCTCCCCGGGGAAATCGAATTCGACAACACCGTTCCGTTCCGTCCCGCAGCCATGCTCCGCCACAACACCGCCTCCCCGTTCACCTACGGGTTCGCACACCAGGGGCTGGAAGAGGTGCGGGAGGTACTGCGGGAAGTCCTCGGATTCCACGACGAGACCGCTACCGCTCTGTTCGCGTCGTGGGCGGTCATGTCGCTGATCCAGTCCGCTCTTCAGCCTGGCTACGTGGACCACTTCCCGGTGTTCGCCGTAGAGGCCCCCTCCGGTACCGGTAAGACCACCGGTGCGCTCGGGATGCTAGGAGAGATGCTCACCGGCTACTCGATGGGCGAGTCCCAGAGCACCCATGCGGCCCTGCGGGACATGCTCGCCTCCACGTGGTCCGGCTTCGTCCACATCGACGACCTGGACGACCCGAAAAACCTGTTCGAGATGCTACGGATGGTCACCGCGAACGGCACCCAGAACAAGAAGACCGGCCAGGGGTGGGACAAAAACGCCCAGATCCAGATGACCGGTGCCCTGTACATCACCGGGGAACACCTGGGCATGGACACCGAGAAGGCCCTCATGGACCGGGTGATCCAGATCGGTCTGCCGTCCCCGATCCACCGCAAATCCAGGCGCCCGGGACGGGAACACCTGTCACAGGCCCAGGACATGAAGGAAATCCAGCGGCGGTACCAGATGCTGGGCGGACTGTCCTCCATCTCCGCCACCGTGATCTCTGAAGTCATGATGCACGTGGAGCAGATCAGGCACCTGGTGGACACCCTGCGGGTCGCCCCGGGACGGCAGGGTGACAAGTACGCCGTCGTCCTTGCCGGTGCCCGCATGATCGACGGACTGCTGGGCGAAGAGGGTGCATGGGAGGGCGAAGGACCCACCAGCTACTACGTCAACCACTGGGTGGAACAGCAGCTGGACCAGCGGTCGTTCGAGGGGGACAACTCCCTCACCACCGAGGTGATCCCCACAGTGGGCGGACTGGGCTTGCAGACTGTGGACTCGATGGGTAAGTGCGTGGATATGTTCCGGGGCATCCCGGTGCCCTTCCCTCCCTGCGGTATCGCGGAAATCGCCGCGTTCGAAGGGGAGCGGCTGTTCATCCAGCTGACGATCCTGGCGAACGTCTGGGAGGCCTTGAAGGGTGCCCACAACGTCAAGCAGCGGACGGAGACCCGCAAGGCTCTGGAGCAGCAGGCGAAGGCGGCTGGATTCGTGAAGACGGCCAACCCGGTACGTCTGCCGGGACGCCGGGATCTGGCGGTGCAGCGGCTGTGGGTGGCTCCCGAGAGCGTGACGGAAGCGATGCGGGAGCGGCTGGGACGGTAGCGGTTACAGCCTCTGTAACCGATGGCGTAACCGGGGCTGTAACCGGTGGTGTAACCAGGGTCGAAATGATCTTGATGGTGAGAGGGCTAGTACTTACTTTTAGTGAGTGCTAGCCCTCTCACTGTTGGGGGCTGGTTACACCTCTGGATACACCTCTGGTTACACACTTTGTAACCAGAAAAAATCTCTCTGACCTGCATAAACTTCTAGTGGTTACAGTGGTTACACTTTTTTAGATGGATATACGTATGTGGGGGCTCGGCTCTGACTCCCGTTGTATGAGGGGCTCCTCCCAATCCGTCATCCCATAAGAGGGGCTTGATTCCCGGGGAGCTGTAACCAGAGCGGTGAGCCCCCAAACGATCAAGATCAGAGTGGGAGGGCTTGCCCACTCCATGCATGTGCATCTACCCTCCAGAACTAGGCCCCGATCACAGGGGCCATATCTCGTGGAGGACCCAGACACCCGCTGGGTAACGCGAAAAACTATTTCCGCATCGTGGAACCGGTCGAATGCCTTCCAGGGGTCGTGCCGACTGCTACGGTCGGTGTTGCGGTCTTCCTCGTGTGTGGGGTGGTCCGTTGCATCGGGGTGGTTGCATGATCGTTTCCGGTGTTGGCCGGTCCCTCTTGTTTCTCCCTGGGGGACCGGCTTTTTCGTTGTCTCGGAGTGTGGTAGGGTAGATATATCAGTTCACGGAGACACCGATTCGAGGAGATTCCTATGAGCGCCCCCCGCCCTAACGTGGTCAGCCGGTTTCTGACGGACCGGGGGTTCGCCCGGAGCACCCGTTACACCAGTCGTATCCCGGGTTTGCCGATCATCACCGCAGGGTTCGAGGTGGGCGCACAGGACGGCGTTACGACGGTGACGTACACCCTGGGTACCGGTGCTCCTTCTATGACTCTGGAGCGGCGTCGGGAGCTGGTTTCTGCGGTGGTGTACGGGATGGAGAGGGCTCTTTCCGAGCGGTACACGGTGATCATGTTTGAGCCGACTGTGGGTGTGGCGTATCGGTTGACGGTCGAGGGCTGATACGCCGGGCGTAGCGGGGTCGTGATCCTTCGGGGTTGCGGCCCCTTCTTCGTATGTGCTAGGGTAGATACATCATCCAGGAGACACCACACCGAGGAGACTCGTCATGATCCCCACCGAGCAGGTTGAGCAGACTCTGATGGACGCCGGATTCGTCCCCTTCACCCAGCGGGGGCAGATCGGTTACGGCGGCTTCCAGGTGGTCCTGGAGGACGGCAAGACGGTGGTGACGCACGCACCGGGATTCATCGGCGCGATGCCGCCGGAGCTGAGCCGGGATCTCATCGCCAGCCGGGAGACCGTCGCCCGGCAGATCGACCGGATGGAGCGCGCACTCTCCCGAGCCGGATACACCGTGATCATGTTCGTGCCGGATGAGGGCCTCGACTACCGGCTGACGATCGCTCCGACGGGGAGGTGGTGATGCAGACGGTGAAGGCGGCGCGTACCCGGCTCCGTTGGATCGCGTATCAGGTGGGCGGTCACGGTGTTGTGGAGATGCGGTACAGCCGGACGACCGGGTATGGGAGTCCTCGGCAGGAGCGGTACACCGAGCACACCGGATCCTGCGGGGTCGTGTGGGTGCCGTGGAAGCATCCGTTCTACTTCGATGCGGACGGTACGGAGATTCCGGATCTGTGATCGGGAGCAGCGGGGGTGTGGCCTACGGGTTGCATCCCCGCTTTTCCATGTGCTAGTGTAGATATATCAGAACACGGAGACACCGACCCGAGGAGATCCCGATGAACCCCAAGGTCAAGAACGCCGCTGTTGCCGTAGCCGTTTCACCGCTCATGCTGGTGGGCCTGGTGGTTGTCGCGATCATCAAGGCACTTGAGGCGCTGCGGGTGATCAAGATCGACAAGCCCTGATACGCCGGTTACGCATAGCCCTCGGAGAGATCCGGGGGCTATCTGCTGCGCCCAGGAACAGCGGAGCAGCGGGTGTTGCACACCGTCTAATCGATGTGCTAGGGTAGATATATCAGCAAGGGACACCACCGAGGAGACCCCAGATGAACGCCGCCAAGACCGTCGCCACCGCCCTCATCGCCGCCACCGCCATCACCGGACTCACCGCCTGCAACCCCGGCACCGAGCCCACCGGAACCGTCACCCACCGCACCGGAGGCGCTCCCATGGCCGGAAAGGGCGCCACCCTCACGGTCACCGGAAAGGACGGCAAGACGGCGGTCGTCTCCATCCCGGCCGGTGTGTACGAGAGCTGCCACGTCGGCATGCAGTACCCCAAGTGCAAGTAGCCTTCCAGCGGTACACCAGGGCCCTCCGGGATACACCGGGGGGCCCTTTGCTGCGCCCGGACACACCCGCTGTCAGCGGGGGAGCAGCGGGGTGAAAGTCTTCTCCGGAGGGGGTTGTATCTACCCTAGTACTCGTGTAGAGTAGGAGTATCAGCAAGGGACACCGCAACCAGGGAGACCCGAAATGCTCAAGTTCCTCAAGGCCGCATTCGCCACCGACGCCCAGATCACCGCCCAGATCACCGCCAAGCTGGACGCCGAGGACGCCGCCAAGAAGGCCACCGACACCCGGGGTCTCTGGGACGAGGAGCTGGGCTGCTGGATGGGTACGGCGGGCAGCACGGAGCGCTTCCTGTGGATCCTCGCCGACCAGGACCGCGACGACCGGGAGGACGCCCTGCTTGCGGAGATCCTCCGGAACCGCCAGAGCTGATCGCACCACCGAGCGCACCGAGCCCTCCGGGATACACCGGGGGGGTTTTTGTGTTGCGCGGGCGCAGCAGGGTGTGCTAGTGTAGATATATCAGCAAGGGACACCACACCGAGGAGATCCTGATGAACCGCACCGCCACCGCCCGCCACATGGCCAACGCCCACCGCGCCCTCACGGACGCCACCGAGGCCCGGGAAGCCGGACTGACCCCCCGAGTCGAAATGAACCTCCGGAGCGCCGTGGAGCAGCTGGAACTGGCCGGACACACCGGCCCCCTCTACAAGGCCACCGTGGGCGACCTGGCAGCGGTGATGTTCTCCCGCACCACGGTGTAACCCGCCCGACACACCGAGCCCTCGGAGAGATCCGGGGGCTTTCTGCTGCGCCCTGTTGCACACCGCGTAATCCATGTGCTAGGGTAGATACATCAAGACGGCACACCACACCGAGGAGAGCCCCATGCGCTGCGGAAACGGCGATCTGACCTACGACGGCAACGGACACCTGGAGCACGTCCACTACTGCACCCAGGAAGCCGTCACCAACCGTTTCAGCAAGCGCGGCAAGACTCTCCCGTTCTGCCAGGACCACGCCTCCCGATACGACGTGTTCACGGGCAAGCTGCTACGCCGGGTCCTCGCCACATGGGAGCGCCTCGGAGATGAGTTCATGACCGACTCCGGGCACACCCGGCCGGAGCTGCGCCCCGAACACGACGGACAGCTGATGATCCCGGGGATTTTCGTCTGATCAAGGCGTAGCGAGGGGGTCACGGCCTACGGGTTGTGGCCCTTTCCCGTATGTGCTAGGGTAGATATATCAACCGGGAACACCACACCGAGGAGAACCCCGATGCTCACCTCCGCGCAGATCGACCAGGCCATCAGCACCCGAGCCCGCGTCCGCATCTCCGACACCCACGGATGGGCCCCCGGCGTAGAGGGCATCGCGATGGGATTCCGCCCCAACTACGGCACCATCAAGATCGGATTCACCGACACCGACGGCAAGTACACCGGAGAGTTCACCGTCGTCTCGTACAAGAGCGTCGAACTGGTCGAACCGATGATCCTCGAAGAGTTCGAAACCGTCGAGATCGACGAGATCAAGCCGGGCGACGAGATCAGCTTCAAGGACCTCTACGAGCAGCGGTACATCCGGGGCACCGTCACCGAGATCACGGCCTCCCGTGACGGCTACAAGGACCCGTTCATCCCCTCCGTGCGTAGGGCCAACGGATTCAGCACCCACCCCGAGATCTCCCCCGGCACACCCGTACGCCGCTACATCTGACCCGGACACACCAGGGGCGTAGCTCTCACCGGAGCTACGCCCCCTTCGATCAATCCAGGAGACACCATGCCCAAACCCCTCACACCCCTCATGCGCGCCGCACTCAAACAGATCCGGGGAGGCGGCGAGAACTACCGCTACGCCCCGCTCACCCCCTCCCTCAACAAGCCCAAACCGGTGAAGCCCGCCGACCTCACACCCCTTGTCAGCGGCGGCCTCCTAGGGCGTACCGTGCTCGCCCTCGAACGACGCGGCCTCGTACGCCTGGCCCCCTACACACCGACCACAGGACGCGTCGTAGCCGTCCCCCAGGACACACCGGAAGACACCGATGACTGAGCCCGTGTTCACCCCCGCCACCGACATCCGGATAGGCGACAAGATCGCATACGAGGGCCGACCCCATGCCCGGGTACTCCGCAACGCCGAGCCCTACACCGACCAGTTCGGCCGCACCCTGCAAGCCTTCTGGTGCGGATCAGACGACGAATCCGGACGGGAAGGCTGGGTACCGTTCGGGCCCGGTGGCGGCTTCCCCGTGATCAAAGCGGCTGCTGCCGGTACACCGGAAGACACCGGCTGCAAGTGCACCGGATGGGACGGCTGCCCCAACCCCTCCGCCTGCGGGACACCCCAAGGCTGCCACTGCGGCGCCTGAACACACCACTGGACGGCTCAAGAGCGGATACACCGGGGCGTGGCGGATGGATCGCTACGCCCCGTTTCCTGTGGGGGGTTGTGCCGACACACCCGGACGTGCTAGTGTAGATACATCAGCCAGTGAGACACCGAACCGAGGGGACTCCCATGAACCAGCACCAGATCCGCCAGGACGCCATTCAGCAGTACGGCGACGCCCCCGCCAACGCGCTCCAGGCCCTGGCCCACGTCGTTGCAGTCTTCGCGGATGCTCCCGATGACCAGGTCATGATCCAGGCCACCAGCAACATCTACGGGCAGGGCGTCCGTACGGGTCTCACGATGGGGGACCTCCGGGTGCTGGCGGCCAAGCTCGCCTGATCTGATCCCACCGCCGCGCCCCCTGGAACACACCAGGGGGCGCACCCCCATACCCCCAAGGAGCCGTCCAGATGAACGCCCTGATCTACCTTCCTATCCAGACCCCCGTCATGACCGGAGAAGACCTGGAACGCCTGCACACCCTGTACCTGCACGCCAAGGCCTGCGACTACACCGTGACCGAGGTGTGGCCGGTGGTCGACCTGGAGGATAAGGGCAACACGCACAACAGCTGGTACAACGCCCAGCAGGATCTGACGGAAGGCCGGTTCGATGTGATCCTGCTGTGGGATCACAGCATCGACGACATCGATTCGCTGCACCGGGAGGTCTTGCTGCCTGCCCCCGAGAAGACGCCCGCCGAGGGTTTCCAGCCTGGGGCCCGGGTCAAGTACGACGACTCTCCCGGTGAGGTGCTGGAGCGCCGCTACAACGGTGGACGGGACAGCTGGGACTGCCAGGTGAAGTTCGATGACGGGGACAGCGGCTGGTGCTGGGAGTCGGATCTCACCCCGGAGTGATCATGGTGTGAGTGGAGGGCCCTCGCCGGGTGGTGGGGGCCTTTCTGTTGTGCGCCCCAGGTGCCGTGCGCTAGGGTAGATACATCAAGAGACACCGCGACAGAGGAGACTCCTGTGCTTACCGTCGTAATCTGCCCCTTCTTCTGGACCGGCCCCAACGGGATCACCCGGGAAGCACGCGCTGTCTACCTCCGAGACGGTGTCATCGTGGGCCGGGACACCTACCCCTACCAGCCCGGCGAACTCCCCCTCACACCCGTCAAAGCCCTCAAGAAGTTCGGCTTCAAGACCGTAGGCAGGTTGAAGCAGAGCAAGCCAGGAC